ACGCTAGAGGTCACGGGTTCAAGTCCCGTCGGGATCGCCAATAAGAGAATATTGAAACGGTTCAGGTCTTATCGGCCGTCTAGGCAGGCGAGGTAGAGTGAGGTAAGTTGCGGTGGAAATCCCTTGAATTAGCGTAAAAAAACCTACGCCTGAAATTCTGGAAGTGGAATTTTGCGAAGTCGGAGTAGCGTAAGCGTGTGGCTGAAACATGACCATCCGCCTAGACTTTAGTATTCTCTTTATTTGAAAAATAATAAATATTATGATATAATATTTATAGAAAGTAAGAAAGACACAGTACAGCAAGTTTTTTTTAATGGGATAATTCTTTTCTCGCCACGAAAATGATAACTGGTTCGAGTCCAGTGCAAAAACCTGTGTCTTGCTGAATATTGCCCCGTGGTGTAATGGTTAGCACGGCGGTCTCTAAAACCGTATCCCTCTGAAGGAGTAAGTCTGGGTTCGAACCCCAGCGGGGCTGCCAGCAACACCTTCTGACATTTTTTCGAGCGTTGTCGTTAACTAGAACTCGACCTCAGTGGTTTAATGTACGAGGTACTGATAAGTGATGGTACTACCACTCTTCACTTTTCTCTATATATCTTATGGGGCCTTAGCTCAGCTGGGAGAGCGCCTGCCTTGCAAGCAGGAGGTAGCGGGTTCAAGTCCCGCAGGTTCCACCAAAGAGAAGTTTTCAATTAGTTCTTCTCGGTTATTTATATTATTATTAAAGTTAAAAACTAATTTAGGTTTGGTTTGATTACCCTTTTCTTTCCCCCTTATATAACGAAACGAAAACGGTAATGGTGCGTGACGCCGCGTTCCCTGAATAGCTTCGCAAGAAGAAGTGCGAGTTATGGTCCCATCTACTAACTGGTCTAGGTAATCAGCCTCTCAAGCTGAAAATGTGAGTTCGAGTCTCGCTGGGATCACCATCTAATTTAATTAGTCTAAGACAATAACCGGAGGAGTTATACTTCTTCTTTAACAAAAAGTAATAAATGCTCCCATGGACAAGTGGTTAAGTCCCCGCCCTTTCACGGCGGTGTCGTCAGTTCGATCCTGACTGGGAGTACCATTAACAATAGGAAATATACATAGATGAAAAGGAGAAGATATTATGAAGCAGGTTCACGGTACTTTCGATTCTTTTAAGACTCTGGGCGCGGCAATGGGCTTTAAGGCTCCTAAGGTCAAGGAGAAGGAGCATAAATGCCCCAATTGTGGTGGCGTGATGGAGCGAGCTGGTAACTCCAATGTGTTTGTCTGTCCTTTCAATAAGCTGGAAGAGCGTGACCTGAAGGGTAAGCCGGTGCAGGTGTTTAGCAAGTGTGGTAAGTTTGTTATCGCTGATTAACATATTGACCTGAGTAAGTCGGTAAACTGCTCTTTATATCGCGGTAGCTCAGTAGGTAGAGCGGCAGGTTGAAGCCCTGCGCGTCGCTGGTTCAAGCCCAGCCCGCGGTGCCATTGCGGTGGTGGAGCAACGGTAGCTCACTAGCCTCATAAGCTAGAGACGGCGTTCGAATCGCCCGACCGCAACCATAGGCGTAATGCCATTATGGGTAAGACGCATACAGCAAATTTTTTCTTTTGAAAAATATTTTAGCTCATTGGTAGAGCATCAAACTGTTAATTTGACTGTAGCCGGTTCAAATCCGGCAAATAATTTTCTTTGCGTCTTGTAAAATTAAATAAGGAGGTTATCTTCTATGTTTCAAGACATTGATGACATGATCTTTGCTGATGTAGAACCCACGGTTAGTGAGAAGTAAACATCATGTCCTTTATATGTCGGGTTGGCTGAGTGGCTTAAAGCAGCAGTTTGCTAAACTGTCGACCGTGGAAACGCGGTCCGAAGGTTCGAATCCTTCACCCGACGCCAGGGAAGTGAAGAATAAACTCCATAGAACAAAGAGTAAGTCTTTAGGATATGCTGTGCCTGCACAGAAATCTATTAGTGGTACTGATGCCTAAGTACACGGTGTGGAGGCCACCAAAAGGAAATAGCTGATGTGAAAAGCATCTTGTCTTGCTGACATGACAATAAACTTTGAACGGGTCGCTTAATGCGGGATTCGTGCCTGCGGGTGTAAAGTCAGAAAAGTAGGGGTATGCAGTTTGAAATCTGCCGGAGTAGCTATCGGTGAATCCCCACCTCCACCGTCCCTTAAAATTCAAATAATATGCTGGCATAGCTCAGTTGGTAGAGCTACTGATTTGTAATCAGTGGATCGGGAGTTCGAGTCTCTCTGTCAGCTCCATAGGCTTAGGAAGTAGCCTACAACTTCCGCAAGGCGGGAAATCGCTCTAGCGACGAAACGGATATTACCAATTGGTAGTAGCACGGTATCTAATGATGCCCTATATCGGTGCTGTGCATCGATATAGATATGTCCCTTTAGCTTAGTTGGACAAAGCGTGCGGCTACGAACCGCAAGACCGGGAGTTCGAGTCTCTCAAGGGATGCCATGTGGCTGTAGCTCAGTTGGTTAGAGCACTTGATTGTGGCTCAAGTTGTCGTGGATTCGAATTCCACCAGTCACCCCACGAGACCCAAACAGCAATTTTCAATCATATGTTTTTGGTACATACAAGATGAAAGGGGTCTAGAAATGAATAAGAAGATTTACAAGCAAGCTATGAAGAAAACTGGCGATGAACTACAAGAATGGCTTCAGTTCAAGCATCGAGGATCTTCTGTGCAAGCTAAGAAGGGAAAAGGTTCCTATTCCCGCAAACAAAAGCATAAAGATAGGGAGTGTTGAGTATGTCTCGTTCTTATCGAAAACAGCCTGTTTGGAAAGACCATAATCGGGGTATGAAAGCAATGGCAAATCGAAAAGTGCGGCGGGCGCTTAATCGAGATGCTAATTTTGAGTTACCCAATTCTCTCTATAAAAGATACTTTTGTCAATATGACATTTGTGATTATTGTTCTCTTATTCCTTGTAGCTTTGAGCAGTTTTATCAAAGTCGTATTAGAAACTGGAAAGAGCGTAGGCCTCATTGGTTCTGGAAAGATCAGCCATGTCCTACGAGAAAAGAAGTTTACAAGGATTGGCTTAGTTATCGAAATAAATAAGCGGCTATCGCCTAATGGATATGGCAACAGCCTTCTAAGCTGTCACAATCTGAGTTCGAATCTCAGTAGCCGTACCAATATGGGGGTATAAAGGTTTCGACGGGGCATTGAGAAGTTAGAACACACGGGTAGGCGACCTCCTTACGGCGCAACAAACAATTAACTGACAACAATTATTTCGATTCTCACATGGCAGCTTGAGCTTTGCTCGCTGACCATTAACTGTATACTTCTGGTTTCTTTGTTTTCCTTCTAAAAACAAAGTGGTGGATGCGTTGTACTATAATCGGTACGGCCCTATAGTTTAGTTAGTTTGTTCTTGACTTGTGGCTCTATTCAAAAGCTATAAATAAGGACTATCGTGTAAGAATGTTCTGATTAAGTAGATGTTTCGGACACGGGTTCGACTCCCGTTACCTCCACCAAACTTGTCCGCTTAGCTCAGCTGGCTAGAGCAACCGACTCTTAATCGGTGGGTCCAGAGTTCGAATCTCTGAGTGGGCACCAGTATGCGGGGATGGCCGAGTGGTTGATGGCACCAGTCTAGAAAACTGGAGGCCCAGCAATGGGTCCGGGAGTTCAAATCTCTCTCCCCGCGCCAATATAGTTTGGTAGCTCAGTTGGTTAGAGCACTCGATTGATAATCGAGAGGTCGTGAGTTCAAGCCTCACCCAGACTACCATTTGGAGATATTTCTTTAATTTAATTATCTTTTTCTTTATAAGTATTGAGGAAGGTGATAAAATGAAGATTTATAATCCAATTAACTATTCCTATATCACTGTTGTAGAAATTCCAAAGATAGAGATTTCAAAGTTTGACATGGCACTATGTCAACAGCCTCGTTAGACTTTGAAAGCCTACTATGATAGTTGCGCAGTTAAGCCTTCTATTATTTCTAATGGTGGTTTCTTCAGCATGAGTGATGGCTCAACAGCCTTTAACTACACCGATGAAGGTATAATCATTAGTTCTAATTCTCTTTACAAAGAAGGATTTGGAACTGTCAATGGAGAGTTAAAATACGGTGTAATTGGTCAAGAGAAGTTTGAGGACTTCGTAAGTGGCTATCCAGTCTTAATTAAAGCGGGCGCCGCGGTTCCTATTACTATTGCTTCCGAGATTAACTACAAGGCTAGAAGAACTGTTCTAGCTTATAATAAAGAAAATATCTTTATTGTAGCTATTGAATCTCCTGGCATGAACTTTTCGCAGATGCAATCTTTCTTGCGGATTCTCAAGGTTGATTATGCTATTAACCTTGATGGAGGCGGAAGTACCAAGATATTGCACGATGGTAAATGTATCACAAAGGCATTTACTAATCGTCCTGTTGATAATGTAATGGCTGTTTATCTAAAGCCGAAAGTTATTTACAGAGTACAACTTGGTGCATTTAGTAAGAAAGCTAATGCTAATGCGTTTTTGGCTAAGATTAAAGGTCTTCCAGATGCAATCAATGTAGGATATAGAAACGCTTATGTCCGCAAAGTTGGCAGTTATTGGAAGGTTCAAGTTGGTGCGTTCTCTGTAAAAGCTAACGCAACACGAGTTGTAAATGACCTAAAAAATAAGGGCTATAATGCCTTCATTACGACGACTTGATTTTCTAAAAATATTTTGTTATAATATTTATAGAAAATAAGAGAAGACGCTTGCCGCAACCACTACTTATAGTAATAGTCAAAAGGTTAAGACATTTCTCTACAAAAGAAACAATTTGGGTTCGATTCCCAATTACACAAAAGGCGTCTTGTTATGGTCAGCCCGTAAGACCTTAAATGGCGGGACACCTATCCGGGTGTAGCGCAGTTGGTAGCGCGCCTGATTTGGGTTCAGGAGGCCCAGAGTTCGAATCTCTGCACTCGGACCAATCCCCATTTGGTGGGGATTATGTATCACTCCTTTCCTATGTTATATAAAGACCTATACAGCAAATCTTTCTTTACTAACAGAAGAAGATATAATGATTAGCAAGTCATTGCTGCCAGGCGTCGAGATAGCTCTTTAGAACGAAGACAGGCGAGAGCTATGGAGCCATAAGTCTAAGTTTTCGTGGGTCTTGAAATGTTATAATATTTTTGTTATAATATTTATAGAAAGTTAAGAAAGGAAGTAAATGGTATGAAGAAAATTGATATGGGTTGCTACTACTTTTCCGACAAGGGTTTGGTTCGTACAGTTGCCAGAGCAACAGATATGGAAACGAAGAAGTCGATGATTATGTTCGTTAATATTGAATCTGGCGGGTGTGCAAGTCAGCCTCTTTTAATTTCTGAGGAGAAGTTTGCGGCGACTTACATCAGGTAAGTCGTATGCGGGATTAGCTCAGCAGGTTAGAGCATTTGCCTTACAAGCAAGGGGTCACTGGTTCGAGTCCAGTATTCCGCACCAGTGTTGGAAGCGCTACAGTGGTCACACACACAAAAACCGCCTTAGAACAAATAAACAAAAGCTAGGGTGAGGAATTTAACCGCCTAAATGAAGGGTTATGATTTAGAATAAGACGCTAGTCAGCAATTTTATTTTCTATAAAGAAAGTTTATACAGAGGATTGTGAAGAATCATCCTATGATGCCCGTCGGCTAGTTCTTTTGGGGTAAGAGAGAGTTAATCGACAAAAGAACGAAATAAATTGATTAAAACTCTTTAGCGTCTTGATTATTTAGCGGTGTTGCGAAGTGGTTAACGCGCATGGCTTTGACCCATGTATTCGAAGGTTCGAACCCTTCCACCGCTGCCAAAATCTACTAACCGGCATAAATCAATTTAACTGGTTGATAAGCCCCGTTTGTGGGGAGAAACGCAAGCAGCTCTTAAATGAGCGACACTCTGAGTCGGCAGAGCAAGAGTAGAGAACTGGAAGGTTGCAGCTCGAATACTGAATCCTCTAAAGAGTGGGACTTAGCGCGCGGAAGAACCCTTTGGCATGGAACGCACACCAGTAAGGTTTGTAGTCAACCTTTATCAAAACTACATTTCAGGAGCTAGCTCAATTGGTAGAGCGCGTGTAATAATCCAGGTCTAGTAAATAGACCACGACAGCAACCACTATGATTTTCTAGGGACACGAGGTTGTAGGTTCAAATCCTGCGCTCCTGGCCATCTTTTCTAAAGGAGTGAATTTATGTCGCAATACTTATATTTCTTTGCACGGCACGATAAAGAATTTGTTCTTATCGCTGACTATTCTCGGAGCACTCAGATATATAGCGAAGTAAATGCTCCTTATGAGAAGATTAGGAAGATTGATGAAACAGAGTTGAGAAGTGTAGCAGAGAGACTGCGGGCTGGCAAAAATTTTGCCAAATCTCAGATTGAAGCCCTTAACCGCAAGTTAGAGCTTATTTCTAGCGCGAATAATTCTCTGGAAGAGAAGTTAGACGTGATCAACTCTGAATTAGAAATCATTGAAGAGTATGAAGATGACATTCAAACTCTTGACAGATATGCCATAGAACTCGATTTTATCGCTAATATGGCTTGTGACAACGATATTTTCGTAGGTTTCGAAATCAGTTGCCCAACTGAAAAAGATATTGTTAACTATTAACACCTGCGGGCGTGGTGGAATCGGTAGACACCTGGGACTTTGATGTATTCTATCCACGTAAAACATGGATACTACTATGTAATAATAGCAGAGAGTGCCTAAGAGGAAACTCTTAGAGTAGAGGCTGGCTAAAACGGCGAAGGCGAATACAGAACGCCGTGCTAAGTTTCTTTGGGCAGACTCATTTAAGTGGAATACACTATTTTCCATATATAATGAAAGGTGGTAGACTTAAATGAGAAAATATGATAAAGAATGGCTTCAAGAATTATGTTCTTCAAGTTATTCTTATGCGGAAGTTTTAATTAAAGCTGGTCGTAAGATTGGCGGAGGCGCGCAACAAACCTTAAAAAAGAAGATTGCTGAGTATGGAATTGATGTTTCACACTTCACAGGGTAGAGATGGTATGATGCTCCGGGGAAAGAATGTAATTTGAAGGGGCAAGATAGAGAAAAATATTCTCTGAACGAAGTTTTTGTGAAAGATAGTCCAGTTACTCAAAAGGTTCTTAGAGGTTATGTTGAAAGGCACAATATCTTAGAATATAAGTGTCAACAATGCGGATGTGACGGTCATTGGCAAGATGGAATAATTGCCTTAGAAATTGACCATATAGATGGAGATAACACCAATAATGAAAAAACTAATCTCCGCTATTTATGTCCAAATTGTCATGCTTTAACAGAAACTTACCGAGGAAGAAATAAAGCCCTAAAGAATAAATGTGTAGAGAGTATACACCAGCTACCTAAGTCTGAATAAGATATGGTAAAGACGTACTCCAGACTACAACACAGAAATGTGGCTATGGTGACATAGAGTAGTAAGAAAATCCCATGAGGCAACCCCTCGTACGAGTTCGAGTCTCGTCGCCCGCACCAGCTAAAGACGCATACAGCAATTACACATATTGTGTATTATCGGTTCGAGTCCGATTCTGTTCGCCAATAATAGGATAGATAGCTTAACAGGTTAAGCAACAAAAAAATGCGTCTTGTTTTATACCGGCTTCGTATAATCCGATCTGTCGGGCAAAAGGAGTCAAACGATTTGCTATCTTTTTCATATATAACGAAGGAGATGGACAAAATGACAATGACTAAAATTTGTTCTAAATGCAAGGAAGAAAAACCATTAAGCGAATATCATAAGAATGGTTTTGATAGACAGGGAAATCAAAAATATCGAGGCTATTGTAAAGAGTGTGCTAGAAAAATAGAAGCCGCTCGATATTAGGCTAAAAAAAATTTTGTGAATAGTTAGAAAAAGTGTTGTGCGAAATGTGGAGATACAAGGGAGTATGTTCTTGATTATCATCACAAAGACCCTTTAGAAAAAGAGTTCACAATAGGACGTGCGAGTACACGTTCTCAAGAATCTCTCCAAGAAGAAATAGATAAATGTGTTATCTTATGTGCTAACTGTCACAGAGAATTTCATCATCTTAATAAACTAAAGAACCTATCTTTAGAAGAATATTTGCTGATTTAATCAGCAATATGCCGGATTGGTGTAGCGGTCTGCACGTCAGGTTCTGACCCTGAAGGTCTTCGATCAACACGAAGATCCGGTGCCAAGGCAATTCCAGAAGCCCTTTCGAGAAACCTTACTCGATAAAACAAGGAGATGGAGGAGTTTACGGTTGCTTCTACCTAACCGTATAAATGGGTCAGTGAGCGGAATTGGTAACGCAGCGGGCTGTAAACCCGTGGCTTTCGAGCATTGTTGGTTCAAGTCCAACCTGGCCCACCATAGGGAGACCACTAAGTGGCTCGTGCGGTAACGGGGAGAAGCGTACCATCTAGATTAGATGCTTCAATAAATATACTTCTTTCCACCATATGGATCTTTAGCTCAGTTGGTTAGAGCACGCGGCTCATAACCGCACGGTCCTGGGTTCGATTCTCCGAAGATCCACCATATGCGGGGCTAGGCTAAAGGTAGACCATCAGCGTTAAAAGGCTGAAAAAGCGGTTCGAATCCGCAGCCCCGCGCCAATATACATTGAAAGGACGTAAAGGAATGAACATAGTAAACGCAGGTTCTCGTTATCAAGTCTATGGCGAAGATGTAAAGACTTATAAGGAGCTTCCTATTGCTACTTACTCAGTTGGATTTAATCCAATGATGGGTTTTTGGCTCATTAAGCATGATGACCTCGCTATTAACGAGGATACAATCTATGGTAATCATGCTCGTCGCGCAGAAAAGATTCTAAAATCTTTTGCTGTAAGTGAGAGAAACTTCGGTGTCATTCTCTCTGGTAAAAAGGGCATTGGTAAATCTCTACTTGCTCGCATGATTGCGGAAGAGTCTATTAAGGTCGATATGCCAGTTATTATTGTTGACACCGCTATTCCCGGCATCAGCAATTTTCTTGCCTCTATTCAGCAAGAGGTAACGATTATCTTTGACGAGTTTGAAAAGACTTTCGCCAAAACTGAGAAAGACGATCCGCAGGTTGAGATGCTTAGTCTGTTCGATGGTATGGATAACGGTAAGAAGCTGTTCGTCATTACCTGTAACGATCCTCGTCAGTTGAACGAATTTCTTATTAACCGGCCTGGTCGCTTCCATTATCATTTTGAGATTACCTGTCCCTCTCCTGACGAAGTTCGTGCTTATATGGCTGATAAGCTCGGTACTGGTTGGGAAGAGGATATTGAAAAGGTCGTTAAGTTGTCTCAAGTAGCTGACATTACTTTTGATTGTTTGCGCGCAATCGCTTTCGACCTAAAGCAGGGCTATCCTCTGGAAGAGACCCTCATGGATTTGAATATCAATTACGAGCGCAATAGCTCTTATGATGTTACCGTTAGATTGTCTAATGGTTGGGTCACTACAGCTTATTACAAGAAGATTGATCTCTACTCTAAGGATGAGTATAACATTTCTTTCGAGAAAGATAAAGTCCGTTATTGGATTACTTTCTCTCCCTCTGATGTCACGGTTGCTGATGGTGCTTTAACCATCAACCCGCAGAAGATTAAGCTGACTGTGGCTTATGATGCTTTTGAGGAGTCAATGTCTGACGAGGACGCAGAAATTGCTCGTAGACAGTGGATGAAAAACACGATTGTTGAGTCTTGCACTCTAACAAAAGTAAACGTCTCCATGGTAAATAAGTTCGACACTTTTTAAATATAGCCCTCGCAAGAGGGTTATATGCCAGCTAGGTCAAATGGTTAAGATGCCGCCTTCATACGGCGAGAGGACTGAGTTCGACTCTCAGAGCTGGCACCAATTCATTGTTGCAGCAATGTTTATCATATATATGAGAAAACCGAGAGAGCTTAACACCTGCAAGTGTTCTGCCTAGCCCCTGTCATTCGTGACAGGGGCTTCTTTTTGTATATGAGCAAGACTGGACCGCGCTCGGTGCAAACGCAAAGTGGCTTTAGAATTTTTCAGGCCAAATGTGGCAAAATGATTTGCATTAGTTTTTATATCTATGTGAGAGGAGGGATTTGTAAGAATGGCTGAATTAGTAGTTCTTAAAGGTTCTTTTGCCAATCTCAATAATATTCCAATTAAAGAAGGTTAGTTGATCTTTACAACAGACGAGGATAATCGTTTGATTTTTTTAGATACTGATGACAGTACCAGAGTATAGATAACTTCTCCAGCAATTGAGAATACTGATACAATCATTTTAGATGCTGGCGGCGCTCCTGCAACAATAGGAGGTTAAAATATATGGCTATTAAAACATTTGAAGTTGTTTTTAAGTTACGCCGCGACAATGATTACAATTACGAGAAGGTAAAAGATAGTTTTATTCCCAAAAAAGGAGAAATCTGTTTAGTAGATACTGCTAAACAAGGTCTTTGCGTAATTGTTGGTGATGGTGTATCAACTTATGGAAGTCTTGAGTATGAGAATACTATCTTCCAACGCGTTTATTTCATTGGCGGAAAGATTTTCAAGGATGCTGATGGTATTTAGGAAATCACTCCTAATGAAAATAAAATTTATATTGATGCCAATAACACCAACGACTTGTATTATTACAATGGCGTTGAGTTTGTTTTAATTGGGCCGGGTTCGCTTCCGACCGCGTCAGCGGAAACCGCAGGTATTATGAAACTTTACTCTACTACTGGAGAGAATGTGGATGGTACAATGACGCAAAAAGCGATTACAGATGAACTGAACACTAAGGTTAGTGCTTCAGTTAATTTAGAAGATGAAACCGTCGTCTTCAAATAATCTATTTAGGAGGAAATTTAATTATGCCTATTTTTGATCCTAAAAATATCCCTGTGATTTCTAAGCTTACAATCGGTGATAAGACTTATTACTTAAAGGATGCTGAGGCCCGTGAGCTTCTTGCTACTCTTGGTACCGCTGCTAAGAAAGATGTTGCCGCGGGTGTTGGCGCTGATGAGCAGGGCCTTGTTACTGGTGCTCAGGTTCAGGCTGCTATTGCTGGTATTTCTGGCTCTATGCATTTCCGTGGCGTAGTCACCTCCTTTGATGATATTACTGATCCCGCCGCAGGCGATGTAATTATCATCGGAGTTAAGGAGTATGTATACGGCGGTGAGCCTGCTACATGGCATGAGCTCGGCGATGAGAGCATCTATGCTCTAAAGACTGTCACTATTGGTACTCAGAATCTTTCTGCTAATATCAATCTTGATACTCTTGCTACCGATATGGGTCTTGGCAAGCTTGCTAAGAAGGACTCTGCTACTGGTACTGTTGCAGGCCAGACCATTTCTGGCTTAAAAGCTAAGGGTAATGCCGCTGGTTCTATTGCTGTTGAACTTACTCAGACTTCTACTGCTGCTATTTTAACCAAGAGCGATTATACACCTTCAGGTGATGTAAATGGTTCTGTTACTGCTGCTGGTACTGTTTCTATTGCTAAGGATGCCGAGAATGGTACTCAGATTTCTGGTTCTGTTTCTGCTCCTACTGTAACTGTTACTCCTGCTACCGACACTATTAAAAAGGTCACTTCTGTTGGTACTCTGCCTACTAAGGCTGAGGATACCTTTACTCCTAATGGTGACGATACCTTTACTGCTGGTTCTCAGGCCGCATGGAGTGCTAATGTTGATGATGCAAGTGAGACTTTGAGCTTCTCCTTCACCGCCAATACTTTGCCTACCTTCAAGCAGGGTGCTAAAGCTTCTTATACCGAGGGCACTTTTGATGCGGGTACGCTTCCTGAGCTAGCTGCTACTGGTACTACTGTTGTTACTGGTATTACCAAAGCCGAAGCTTCTGCTCCTACCTTTACTGGTGATAAGTTTGCTGCTTCCTTCACTGGTGTTTCTGCGGATATTACCGCAACTTTTACCGGTGATAAGACTTCTGTAGTCAGCGGTGTTAATTATGATAAGGCCGGTGTCGATGCTGAAAAGACTAAGTTTACCGCTGGAGCAATTGAACTTAATGTGGACGATGTGGTTGTTACCGCTAAGGAAGTTACTGTTCAGTAACCTAGCACTAGCGAGCTAAATGCTCGTTTATGAAAATAAAGGATGGTGAGTAAATGGCGAATAAGTACATTTCCAATGTAGAACTCGGCAGTACCATTTACTCCCTTAAAGATAAAGAAGCAAGAGCCGCGGTCAATGCATTACAAACCGCGGTTTCTTCTTCTTTAGTCTTTAAAGGTGTCGTCTCTAGTGCTGCCGATCTTACTAGTCTAAAGAATTACAAAGTCGGTTGGACATATAAAGCTAATGCATCTTTCGAGATTGCTTCTCTGGGCAAGCTTGAAGTAGGTGATATGATTATATGTATCAGCAATTATAGTTCTAGCTATAAAGCAAGTGACTGGACAGTAGTTCAAAACAATGTAGATACTATGACTGGGGCTTCCTCTACGGCCGCGGGCACGAGAGGTTTAGTACCAGCACCTCAAGCTAATGATAACGAAAAATATCTTCGAGGCGATGGAACATGGGGTTCTCCCGCCGCTGATGTTGCTTGGGGAAGTTTCAATGATTTAATAGGATAAGCCATTTGGCTTATCCTATTTTTTTTTGCATTTTTTCAAAATATATTGTATTATATGTATATAAGATAAAAGAGGAAAGACCTTTCCCCAAACAAAAGCACAGTTTGAAAATAATTAAAAATTATATTATAATATATATAGTAAATGAGAAAAGGAGTTATAAGTTATGTATCCGATTGAGAAGTATAAGTTTTATACCAATGGTTCTCGCGTAATTGCAGTTTCTACCTATGCGGGCAAGACTGTGCGAGGTGTTGCCGTTTGCCACGCTGGTGATGCATTCTCTCTGGAGAAGGGCAAGAAGCTCGCTGCTCTGCGGTGTGCGGAGAAGATTGCCAAGAAGCGTGTTGCTCGTGCCAATCGAAAGGTGGATGAGGCCTATTGGGCGTATGTCGATGCGGAGGCTTATCTCGATAAGATGGTCGATTATAAGGACGATGCCCTCTATGAGTTGAACGAGGTCGTCGCTGCCAAGAACGATATGCTTGATAGCCTGTAAGGAAATATCCTGAGCAAGATATAAAACTGCTCTATTCGGAGGATTAACCCTAATTGGCAAGGGAGCGGTCCTGAAAACCGCCAGTAACCGTGAACAACGGCGTAAGAGTTCGAGTCTCTTATCCTCCGCCAACGAATTAGACGAGAAATAGGAGGTAAAAGATGGACGCTTTAGAATTTTTGAAAGAACGGAAAAGAATGTGCAACTTATACAGTCATTGCAAGGGCTGCCCGCTTGACGGAAGCAAATGCGTTATTGACAATGCTGTCTCCGATGAAGATTGCAAAAGATTCGCCGCTTCCGTTGAGCAATGGTCGAAGGAACACCCGCGCAAGACGCGGCAGAGCGTGTTTCTGGAGCAGTATCCGGAGGCACGCATCGGAGATGACGGTGTGTTGCAAATATACCCCTGCTCAATTTCCCCGTCGCACAGGAACGCACGAGGTAACTGCGCAACTATGGGACGCGAATGCTCCGACTGCCGCCGCGAGTTCTGGTCGCAAGAGGTGGAGTGATGAAAGCAAATGAGAAATTTGCAAAAATATAAATATTATGATATAATATTTATATAAGGTAAGGGAAGAACTTCTTCCCTTGTATGCCCAAGTAGAAGAACTGGTATATTCAGCAGGCTCAAACCCTGCCGTCGAAAGACATCTGTGGGTTCGAATCCCACCTTGGGTACCAATGGCGCCGGCTATCGCGTAATACCGGATAATCAAAGAGGTATCGGTTGAAGATGGTTCGAAACATCCAAATCTTATGGCCTCCGCCATGCCAAATGCGAACGTAGTCAAGTGGTTTAAGACCCCGGCCTGCAAAGCCGTGTGACCCGTAAGGGCGTGAGTTCGAATCTCACCGTTCGCTCCATAAGACCTTAACAGCAATAAAAAATGGACTGTAAATCCGTCGCTTATGCTACGCAGGTTCGAATCCTGCCCTCCCCACCACTATATGGCGGAGGTAGGGAAGTGGTTAAACCCAACGGAACCAAAAAGAAAAGGTCTAGAATCTAATCTCCCTTGTCCAAGGGAGTAACTAAAAATCAAAAGGAGATTGATACGATGAATACTTTTATGAACGCTATGAAGCAAGATACCAACTTTACCTTGACTGAGAATGGTGCTATTACCCATAAGTCCACTCTGAATGGTCTTATGGATTTGTTTGCGCTTGGCGGAGCATATCGCACTCGCTCTGACGCAGATTGCATCACTTTGTTTAAGGCGGCTTTTGACGAGGATGAAGCTCATGCTTTGAAGTGCCTATTCTACCTGCGCGATGTGCGCGGCGGCCAGGGCGAGCGTCGTTTCTTCCGCGTTGTAACTAATTGGCTTGCTTCTCACGAAACTGAGGCTATGCGTCGTAATCTCCAGTTTGTGCCCGAGTACGGTCGCTGGGATGACCTGTATATCTTCGTTGGCACTCCTCTGGAGAAGGACGCCTTCAATCTGATGCGCCATCAGCTGGCTTTGGATGTTTCTTGCAAGACTCCTTCTCTGCTTGCTAAGTGGCTGAAGTCTGAGAATACCAGCTCTAAGGAATCTCGCCATCTGGCGGTGATTACTCGCAATCATTTCGGCATGACCGCGAAGCAGTATCGTAAGACCCTTTCCACTTTGCGTGAGCGTATCCGCATTGTCGAGCGCCTCATGTCTGAGAATCGTTGGGACGAGATTGAGTTCGATAAGATTCCTTCTCGCGCCGGTGTAATTTATCGCAATGCGTTTGCTCGCCGCGATATGATTAAGGCTAAGTACGAGGCTTTCGCTAAGGACACTGAGACTAAGGTTAATGCCAGTGCTCTCTATCCTCACGATATTGCACATCGTGCCTTTGAAGCCAATCGTAAGGGATTGGGCGATCCTGATCGTCTGATGCTTCAGAAGTATTGGGAGAACCTTCCTAACTACTACGGCGATAATATCGAGAATGGCATTGCTGTTGTCGATGTTTCTGGCTCTATGACCGGTGTTCCTATGGAGGCTGCGGTTTCTATGGGTGCGTACATCGCAGATAAGGCGCACGGTCCTTTTGCCAACCACTTCATTACCTTCTCTGGTAATCCTGAGTTGGTGAAGTTCGAGGGGGCAGACATTACCGATAAGTTGTGCCGTTGCATTGGTGCGGATTGGGGTATGAACACTAATATCGAAGCTGTCTTCGATATGCTGCTCAGCACCGCAATGAAGCAAAGTGTAAAGCCTGAGGATATGCCTACTCGCGTTTATATCTTCTCTGATATGGAGTTTGACAAGTGCGTTATCAGTAACTCTACTGGTCGGGGTGGCTGGGGATATGGTATGCACAGCGATGCCATCCAGACTCTCTTTGAGGCTATGAAGGCTAAGTGGGCACGCTACGGTTACAAGATGCCTAGCTGCATTTTCTGGAACCTGAACGCCCGCAATAACAACATTCCCGCAATCGGTGACGGCTTTAGCTATGTAAGTGGCTTTAGCCCTGTCATGATTCAGCAGATTCTCAGCGGCAAGGACGGACTCGATCTGGTTCTTGAGAAGCTGGATAGCGAGCGTTACGCTCAGATCCACTAAACCCTTTCAAACGGGGAAATGGCAAGAAAATTGCCATTTCCCCGTCTTTTCTATTTATTGAAAAATAATTTAATTTATGATATAATAAATATATAAGGTAAGGAAAGGAAGTTACATAGATGAATCCATTTGAAATGCCATTCCCAAGTTTGTTTACATCTTCATTTGAACCACCAGCGCGATCTGCTTCTGATTATTCTCTATATCGAGAAGACTTTGGTAGTATTTACAGTTTACTGAATACTATCAATAACCGTGAAAACAATAGCTTCATGCGTAACGAAGATTCGTCTCAGGAACGTGGAAATGAAGAGTGGAGTGGCACTTCTTCTTATGAAGAAGCTCAATCTCTCTTGATTCATGGCTATGAAGATCCGGTTAAAAGTATCAAGAGCAGTTTAGCTAAAAATAAGAAACTGACAAGTAAAATCTACAATTCAATTCCTAAGCCCATAGTCCAAAATAGAGTGGTAGGATTTGTTCCAAATGTACCCAATGCTCTTAAAGGACTGCCGGAATCTATGATTACACTGGAAAAACTCCATAAGAAGAGAAAGACCATCTCTATTATCTATGCTACGGGCGGTAGCTGTGGCGTAGAAAGTGATGTTCTGGCATCCGCGGGCTCGGCGCTTGTATCCGCCATCAACCTCATTGAGTTGTCCGGTGTGCAAACTGAATTGTCGGTTGGTTTTATGCCTACGAAAGAAACTAAGCAGATTATTTTCCCGACTGTGAAGATTAAAGGCTATGGCGAACGCTTTAATTTGCAGAAAATCTGCTTCCCGATGATTCACCCTGCAATGTTTAGACGAATTGGCTTTAAGTACCTTGAAACTTGTCCTGGTATGGTAGAAAATTTTTCTCATGGTTATGGCCGTCCGCCTGAGCTTGAAGTTTTGAAGACTCTTATCAAGGATAAAAATACCTATGTGATTAACCGTGCGTGGATTACTGAACATGAAAATGATATTGAAGAAATTCTTAAATATATGGAGGTCTGCTGATATGAATAGAGATAAGATGCTCGAAGCAATGATGAAGGCGGTGACTGATGCGGTCGTCGACGTGAATGTGGAAGAAATTCTGGCAAAAGTGTATCCTCAGATTGATGAGAAAATTCACGAGACTTATGGTTTCCTGCCGGAGGTTCATGAAGTGCGGACGCCGACTACGACTCATAAGATCTGCGGCACTACGCATGAGAAGTTTGACGAAGTTCTCAATATCGTCAATCTGGATATCCCCGTTTATCTGACCGGCAAAGCGGGCACCGGCAAGAATGTCATTTGTCAGCAGGTCGCGGAATCTCTGGGTCTGGATTTTTACTTCACAAACGCTGTTACGCAGGAGTACAAGCTGACTGGCTTCATTGATGCCAACGGCAATTATCAGGAAACCCAGTTTTATAAAGCTTTTACGAAGGGTGGTCTGTTCTTCTTGGACGAGATGGACGCGTCTATCCCTGAGACCCTGATTATTTTGAACGCGGCCATCGCGAATAGATACTTCGACTTCCCCAACGGCAAAGTTAGTGCGAACCCTAACTTTAGAGTCATCGCTGCTGGTAATACGGTTGGTACTGGTGCAGATAATAACTACACTGGTCGCTATTGCTTGGATAGAGCAAGTCTTGACCGTTTTGCTATGGTGAACATCGACTACTCTGAAAAGATTGAGATGGCTATGGCAGATAACAACAAGAGTCTAGTATCTTTCTGCCATCGTTTCAGAGAGATTACCGATAAGGCTGGCATTGAGTGCTTGTTTTCTTATCGTACTATTGATAGAATTGCAAAACTCGAAACGGTAATCAACAATCTATCCGAGGTTCTGTCTATCTCACTACTTAAGGGCATGGACGAAGATACTTTGTCTATTCTTAAGAACGAGCTGTCTGAAGCTAAGGATATGACAAATAACAAGTATGCGAAAGCTATTATCAATGGTAATAGCTGGGATTTTTAAGGAGGTAAACCAATAATGATGGAAGGTTGGCTTTGCCCTCGGTGTCATAAAGTAAATGCGCCTTGGGTGTCACAATGCTCCTGTGAAGATTTTTGGCGTGACAAGATTACTTGCAATCCATGTACTACAGGAGCGTATCCGAGAGATAACTGGTCTGTTACTACAGCCACTAACACTGATGTGAACAGCGATTCTACGAAAACTGGGCCCTCGGTATAAGAATAAGGGGAGCTATCTATATAGCTCCCCTTTATTTTTTTGAAAAATTATAATATAATATATATAGAAAGTTAAGAAAGAGGGTTTGCGATAAATGTTTGTTATTCTGTGGATTAAAGAAAATAAATATTATGCTTATGCCAAGGAAAATCATTGGACTGATAATATTTACGCGGCTGGTAGGTTCAATACCTTAGAGGCAGCTCAGAAGTATGCAAAGAATAGTCTAAAAGATAAACTGCAAGAATTGCAGTATCTTACTCTTGATGGTAAGGGAGCAAGCGAAGACCCCATTCCTACTTTAACAAAAGAAGAAGCAGAGGCTGCTTATGAGGAATTGCGGCAGGCTGTAGAAATCTTCGGCAAAGCTGCTGAAAAGATTCCTGCTATCACGAAATATTATGCAACTGTACAGTCTGAGCAAGATAAATTGCAAGAAGATTTGCTCCACAAGTTTGAGTTTACCTCTCCTGGAAACATCATTTTCGTCAAACTGGGCCGTATGCTTAAAACTTGTCGAATTAAGAGAAGAGAAGCTAAAGATCATCTCGGTTATATGATTGCTATTGGCAATGCCAAGGGAAAGGATATTCTTAACGCACATAACAATCATAATCACCTGATTGAAACTCGTAACTATAGCCCACGAGTTGCTCCAGAATTATTTAATTAAGAAAGAAGGTATATAATGAAATTGTGGATTGATGATTTGCGGCCAGCACCGAAAGGATATATCTGGGTTAAAAGCGTAAAAGCCGCTAAGACCGCGATCTGGCAGTATGAACATAACATGACAGATGACAATATCTTGATTGACCTTGATCATGATGCTGGTGACTATGTATCTAAAGGTGGGGACTATATCAAGGTACTCGATTGGCTAGAAGCTAAAGGTATTGTAGATACTGGATATAGCTTTCATATACATAGTATGAATCCTGTCGGCGTCCAGAATATGAGAGTAATCATTGAGAAGAATGGATGGAGGGAAATTAGATAATGGTTAAGACTTGGGCACAACTATATGACAGACTGGGGCGACAACCATTGTCTAAAACAAAAGAGTCACGTATCGTTCTCAAAAATGAGGATGGAACTTTCACGCCTTTAATGCTCGTATTTGATGCTAACGGAGCAAATTGGTGGCTTGAGAAAAGAAAGGATGGAAAAGATTAAATGGGTAAGTTTTCAGAGCTTAATCTAAAGTGGTATGAAGAGGAAGATTTAGAAGACCTTGAGGGAGAATATCCGGGTCTTTTCGATAAGTCAAGAGAGGAACTAGATAAATTCGCTACTGCGTTATACTGGAAAGCACAGAACCTAATTGAGGAAGCAAATAGCCTTGAGAGTAAGGCTGATGTTATTCGAACCTATCTGGATGCGACAGAAAGAGAGGAAGTGTTGTAATAATGGGAAAAATTACTCGTCATAGCAAAGAGCGCATTGTTCAGAGAACTGAGGGATGTGAGAGTTTCGCAGAAGCTAAGAAGTTGGCTAAACAAGCTAAGCGATCTGGCGCGACTATCAATCAGTTCCAGAAGTTCCCTAAGTTCTTCTCGTATCTTCAGAACAAAAGAGATCAGACCAATACCTGCTCTATTAGAGTGTACCGAGGTAACATTTATATCTGGCGTGGCAAAGATACACTAATTACCGCACACCCTATCCCCGAAAGATATATTAAAGAAATGGAGGCTATTGGTGATGACTGATGTTATGAGTAGAGTTTATGGCCATCTCGATGAAAGTTTACAGAGATTCGACGAATCCAGAATCGTCGGTATCTTCCTGCAAGGTTCTCAGAACTATGGTCTTGAAACTCCTAAGAGTGATGTTGATACAAAGCTGATTGTTACTCCTACTTTTGATGAAGTAGTTCTCAACAAGAAACCTATCAGCACCACTCATGTAAGAGCAAATAACGAGCATACTGACTTAAAGGATATTCGTTTAATGCTCGCCACCTTTCGCAAGCAAAACCTTAACTTCATCGAAATTCTGTTTACCCCTTATGCTTGGGTAAACCCTCTCTTTGAAAGTGAATGGAGCCGCCTGACTACGGCGCGCGAAAAGATTGCCCATTATTCTCCATATAGCGCAGTTAAAACTATGAAGGGTATCGCTATGGAGAAGTATCATGCCATGGAACACGAGTATCCTAGCAAGTTGGAAGTATTGGCTGAATATGGATACGACCCAAAACAGCTTCATCATCTCCTGCGAGTCCAGGAATACATCCATAGATACATCAGCGGTGAATCTTATGAAGCGTGCTTGCATCCTAAGCATCCAGAGTTTCTCGTGGCTGTTAAGCAGGGATACTTTAACCTTGAACAGGCTCGCACTTCCGCAGATGCAGCGATTGCTGATGTAATTAAAACTGCGGATGCTTTCTGCGAAAAGGTTGGTAAAACTTTTGATACCGCAGTTGATGAACTGCTGGATGACGTACAGTACAATATCGTAAAAAGTGCATTGAAAGGAGAGATTCTAAATGATTAAGAACTGGCTTGTTACAGGAGACACTCATGGTCAAGTCCTTGAAAGACTTAGTCATATTGGATATTCTCCTGATGAAACTGCATTGATTATTCTTGGCGATATGGGGCTTAATTTCTATCTGAATAAGACCGATCGCAAGAATAAAAAGAATGTTAATAATACAGGCTTCCGCATTTACGCGGTTCGCGGAAACCATGAAGAGCGTCCAGAAAACCTTTCCATGGAGCAAATGTATGACGAAGACGTCGATGGCGGCGTCTATTATGAGCCAGAATTTCCGAATATCAGATACCTTTTTGATGGAGAGAGCTACAACATTCATGACTACTCTGTCCTTGTTATCGGCGGGGCATATTCCGTAGATAAGTGGTATCGACTTGGAGGCCGTCCAGAAGATACAAATAGCTGGACCGGTTGGTTCAAGGACGAACAGCTAACCAAAAAGGAAATGGATGAAATTGGCGCATGGGTTGAAGGTAAGCGTTATGATTTTGTCCTAACCCATACTTGTCCCATTTCTTGGGAGCCAAGAGATTTGTTTCTCTCTGGTCTTGACCAATCAAAAGTAGATAAGAGTATGGAACTTTGGCTTGAGGATATCAAAAGCAAAGTTGATTGGGAAGTATGGCTCTGCGGCCACTACCATGACGATCGGTTAATCCGACCTGGCGCAGAAATGTATTTCCATGACATTGAATCTCTTGATACAATTTGGGAGCGCTGGCAAGACCCTGAGAACATCGACTGGTGGTTGAAGAAGGATCCAAACTACTATATGGGTAGATAAAAAAATAAAGGGTCGAAGTATTAAATACTTCGACCCTTTTTAATTAAAAATCATGCCATTCAATTTTCTGCGGACTTCCAGTTCCACCGATCTTTTGATAGCCATTTGCTGCGGTATATTGCAAGATGGCATCTTCTACAAAGTAGATTTTGCCTTCTTCGCCTACCGCAGGAAGCTCAGAACGCTGTGTTACTTCAATGCTTCCACCATTTTTAATCTGTTCCTTAACCCATTCTTTGAGTTTTGTATCATAATGAGACAAAAGGTTAAGGTCAATAAGATTTTCTAATGCAACTGCCATTAGGAATCACTCCTTAACCAAATAATTTATCAATGTCTGCAATGTCGGCTAAGCTGCCTTCAACGACAACTGTCCCACCGCCTCCGCCGCCACTTGACTTTTGTTTAATCCATTGACCCTGGTTGTTCAATCTATAAATGCTAGAAGTTGCGACAACCTCGCAAGTGCTGCCAGGGGTAAAGTGGGTAGGAAGGGTGGCAATTTCGTCTTCGGTATCAACTAGTAGACGAACTAGATAGGGAGTGATTTTCTCCCCACTCATCATCTGAGAATACATAGACAATCTGCCCCTTTCATTATTTTCTCTATTGTTATCTAAAAAATGATAATGAGTGTATATCAGCTTTTGGCCAAAATAAATACCTATTTGAAAAATATCATAAAATATATTATAATATATATAGAAAGTTAAGGAAGAAAGAAGTGATAACCATTCGTATCTGGCACCAAAAACTTATTCCCTATCTTGATCGTCAGCGTCTCTTGGGTCAGCATCGAGAATGCGCGGCTCTAAGAGGAAAAGGTTGGGGCAAGAAGCACGCAACTGTAGACTACGCTTTTACACATGACCCTGCTCTACTTGTCGCTTATCATTATCTGATTATGGACGAGATGGAGAAGCGTGGTTACCATCCAGATAAGATTTGGAAGAATCCTAACTGGCGAGGAAGTACATTAGGTGAGGGTACATGGATTTCTGATTCTAAGTATGAAGAGATTTATGAATCTGCTAAGCAGGGTAATATGATTTACCCTGAACACGACGATGCTTATTTGCAGGAGTGTATCAATATTCTGCATGAAAAAGGTGTCGACATTACGATGTAACAAGAGAGGAGATAACTATATGATGCCCTATGTTTGTGATGGAACTATCGTAAGAGTGAGAGACGGTCGCACTGGTAAAGTCATCTGCGTTGATAGAAACACCAAGATTGCAGTAGTCTATACTGGTAAGGCATCTATCTCCACAAAGATTGAAAATCTTGAGGTCATTTCCTACAAGGAGGTTAAGTAAATGCCCGGAAGAGTAAGAGTTCATCGCCCTTCTCCCGAAAGAGAGGGAGAATATAAGATGCGTATTCTTAGCATCTTGAATGAGTCCGAGGAAGCCATGACGATTGATGAAATCAAAAGCCAAGATATGATTCTTCAGCCGTTGACTTCTCAGAAAATGGCAAGACTTATCGGCAATCTGATTGAAATGGGACTTGTGCGGAAGGGCAAGTCTAAGAGCCTTGGACGCATGGTTTATAAGGCTGTAGCAGTCATGATTAGTCAAGGCTACGATGTGAATGAAGAGGAGGAATAAGATATGGCATATTTTGGTTTGGTAACTAAGTTGCAGAACTGCCGTAAGGACGAGAACTCTGATCGTCTGTATCTGGCAGATTGCTTCAATGAGGGCGTTATCGTCGGCCCCGATATGAAGACCGGTGATCTGGTTCTGTACCTGCCGACCGATGGTCAGGTAGATCATTGGTTTGGCGATAAGTTTACCTTGTTCCGTAAGAATGAGGATGGTACTGAGCAGGGCGGTTATCTGGAGAATAACGGTCATGTGCGGGCTATCAAGCTTCGTGGCAACGAGAGTTCTGGCATCGTCATCTCTCTTGAGCGTGTCTATGAGACTTTCGGCAATCAGCATTGGAAGAACGGAGATAAGATAAATACTATCAATGGTAAGGAGTTCTGCCGTAAGTATATCCCTAAGCGTAAGACTCCGAGCACCACTCCTAAGACTTCCTACAAGGGTCGTAAGGCAGAGGGTATTACCTATCCTGAGTTTGCAATGCATACTGACACCGAGCAGCTTGCATACAATCTGGATAAGTTCCGTCCCGGCGATGAGCTGAATATGACTCTTAAGATGCATGGCACTTCTCAGCGTTCCATGAACACCTTTGCTGAGCTACCCAATGGCTTCTTCCGTCGTCTATTCCATATGAAGAAGCGTCTGAAGCAGGCTTATGTTCTCGGTACGCGCCGTTGTGTTGTAACTGAGAACTCTCAGGGCTACTACGGCAATGATCTATTCCGTATGTCTCACCATGAGGCATTGAAACCCCATCTTGATCCTGGTATGGAGGTCTTTTACGAGGTAGTAGGGTACTACGGTCCCTCTGAGAATGATACCATCATGCCTATCGGCGATAACTCCAAGCTAAAAGATAAGGCTTTCCAAAAGCTGTTCGGTAAAAAGTCTATCTTCTCCTACGGCTGCAAGCCCGGTGAGTCCCATATGTGGATTTATCGCATCACTTCCGAGAATGGTCAGCGTGAGTGGACTCCTGACGAGATTACTGCTTGGTGCGAGAAGCATGGCTTTAATCGTGTCCCGGTGATTGAGAACTTCAAGTTCACTACTGCCGAGGACCTGCAGGACCGCATTAACAAGTATTTCGAGGACTTGGTCGATCCTATCGGTAAAACTCATGTTAAAGAGGGCGTTGTAGTTCGTATCGTCAACCGCCGCGCCTTTACTGCTTTCAAGTCTAAGACTTACGAGTTCAAGGTGCTTGAGGGTATTATCAAAGAGACTGAGACTGCTCCAGATATGGAGGAGGCACAGGACGAAGTATGAGAATTATCTTCTACGGTCTGTGGCTGACTACTATTGTTGTTGGTTCTATTCTAGGAACAATAGTTCCTCCTTCAGCCGTCTATCTTACCGGTTTTACGACAGGAACTCTCTCTTTAATACTCTTACACTTTGCCTCTCAATTTAAGGATTTAGGAGTATAGATTATGCTTTATTGGGGTATTATCCTTTTTATTTGTATCATCGTTTTTGTTGTTTTATTTAAGGCACTCAATAATAGCTGTTGGTACTGGGGAATGGCAGCATTTGTTATTGCATTGGCAATGCTTTTAAGTACCTGCAAGTATAGAAGCTTTTTAGCTTCTTTTGAAATTCAACGCACAATTATTACGCAAATGTCACAGTCATACCATTTTAACGACAATACACTTATCTATATAGCGGATATGATTGACGCTAATCAAGAGTTAGCGGAAATTCAAGGTAGTAAGAAAGCTTGGGGCGGATGGAGTATGTACCCCGATAGTGTCATGGATGTCATTCCCATCGGATTAGAAAACTAAATGCAAGAGACTCTTACCTAGCCAGTAAGAGTCTCTTTATTTTTATAATAATATATTATATAATATATATAAAGAATGAGGAAAGGAGTTTTCTATATATGCAGAAAATTCTAATTGTAATTGATATGCAGAATGATTTCGTAACAGGGCCTCTCGGCTCTAAAGCCGCGCAAGTAGCTGCGAAGAATATTGCTGCGCATATCAATGAATATGACACGGTAATTTTCACCCGCGATACCCATGGCCCAGATTATCTGGATACATTGGAAGGAAAGTTCCTACCGATTCCGCATTGTATCAAGGATACTGAAGGATGGGAGATTATCCCTGAACTCGTTAATGGAGTTTCCAAGGTGAAGAATCTCTACGTCGTCGATAAGGATACCTTTGGCACTTTCATTTGGGGAAGTATGTCTGTAAATATGTCAGTAGATGAAGATACTACCATTGAAATTTGCGGCGTATGCACCGACATTTGTGTGGTATCCAATGCTCTTATCATGCGGGCTTTTCGTCCTAATCAGAAGATCAAGTGTCACAAAGACTGGTGCGCTGGTACGAGTGTTGCAGCACATGAAGCAGCTCTTAAAGTTATGGAATCTTGCCAGATTGAAGTTATTTAAGGAGGCTTAATATGCTATTTGTTCGCTCTAGAATGGGTTTTGAGGATAAAACCTGGATGCCAGTTAGTCAAGATCGATTTCCAGATGGAACGCTGCACATGACTGCTCCTAAAGATTCCTTATTTAAGAACTCTAATGTCGATATCTACTGGAAGTATAACAATGATGCAGAATTGTTCTCGCTAATTTGCTTGCGGAAACACTATGCCGATTGTAAAAATGTCACACTTTATATGCCCTATTGTCCGCACGCCCGCATGGATAGAGTTAAGGGCACAACCGATGTATTCACTCTCAAGAGTTTTGCAGATGTTATCAACTCTCTTGATTTCACCAAGGTGGTTATCTATGATGCCCATAGTAATGTAACACCTGCGCTAATTGATAGAGTGGAAAATCGTCCGAATACTATGTTCGTTGAACGCACTTTACTCGATATCGGAGACGATAATCTTGTCATGTATTATCCCGACGAAGGGGCTATGAAGAGATATTCTGAGAATTGCCAGCGCCCTTATAGCTTTGGCATGAAGCGCAGAAATTGGGAGACTGGTAAAATTCTCGGTGTAGATATTATCAATAGAGAGATTGTAAAAGACAAGAATATCCTCATTGTTGATGATATTTGTTCTAAGGGCGGTACATTCTACCATTCAGCGCAGGCTCTGAAAGATGCGGGCGCCGCAGATATTTATCTCTTCATCACTCATTGCGAAGATTCTATTTTCAAAGGCAGCTTACTCGAAAGTGGCTTGATTAAGCACATCTACACCACTGATTCGTTGGGCCATGACATTCTCTTTAACAAACAGATTACGGTTTACAACCTGCGAGAAATCATTTAAGGAAAGGAATTGTATACAATGTTTAATCCTCTTTTAATGATTGACTTTTATAAGAGTACCCATCATGAACAGTACCCCGTTGGACTAACTAAGATGGTTAGCTACTACACTCCTCGTATGAGCCGCCTTAAGGATGTAGACAAGGTAACTTTGTTTGGTCTACAGGCATTTATTAAGGAGTATCTCATTGAGGGTTTTAACGATAACTTCTTTAATCGTCCAGAAGAGGAAGTTGTCGCAGAGTACGAGCGAGTTCTCAACGCTACTCTCGGTCCAGGTGCATTTCAGTCTGAGAAAATTAGAGATTTGCATCGACTGGGCTATCTTCCTCTAGAAATCTCTGCTGTCCCTGAAGGCACCAGAACCGCGATCGGCGTCCCGCAGATCGAGATTACCAACACTCACCCCAACTTCGTTTGGTTGGTGAATACTATTGAGACCCTTCTGTCTGCCACCATGTGGCATACGCAGGTATCCGCGGAAGTTGGCTATCGGTATCGCCAGATTGTGCAGAAATACCGTGACATGAGTTGCGACGACAATGTTCCTGTAGCTCGACTGCTTGGTGATTTCTCTATGCGCGGTCAGCAATCCGCGGAATCCGCAATTAAGAGTTCTGCTGGCTGGTGTCTATCTTTCCTGAACACCGCTACTGTACCTGCAATTATGTGGCTTGAGAAGAACTATAATTGCGACTGCACTAAGGAACCTGTTGCTTACGGCGCAATCTCTACCGAGCATAGTGTTATGTGCTCTAACTACGCGATTGATGGTAATGAAATTACCCACATCCGCAGACTTCTGACAGAGATTTATCCTCACCACAATTTTTCTATGGTGTCTGATAGTTACGACTATTGGAATCTCGTAGAGAAAATTCTCCCGCACTTGAAAAATGAAATCATGGCACATGATGGGTGTCTTTCTATTCGTGGCGATAGTGGCGACCCAGTTGAGATTATCGCGGGTAAGGAAATCATCTATCTCAATGAGCAGGAGTGGGAGAACCTAAAAGACGATCCAAGTGAGTTCATTGCTGAGTTCTTTGAACGAGACTTAGAGAAAGACACTCAGCAGATTTTCTCTTACAATGGAGAGTATGCTCTTGCTGACATTACAGTCGAATGGACTAATGAGCGCGGTGCTTGGACTGATTGCAAATATTGGTACATTGAGGGTTATAATGTCAAACTGATTGAAAATTATGAGCTTACTTCTGAGGATAAGGGAACTGTCTGGTGTTTGTGGGATATTTTCGGTGGAACTATCAATAGCAAGGGCTATAAGGTCCTTGATCCTCACATTAAAGCTATCTATGGTGATAGCATTACTCCTCAGCGGTGCACTCGCATTTATCAGCGCCTTGTGAATAATGGATTTGCCATTAACAATGTTTCTCTTGGCGTTGGCTCTTTCTCCTTTATGTGTCTTGAAGAAGATGGCAGCTTCAATCCTTACACTCGTGATACCTTTGGTATCGCTGTTAAGGCAACTTACGCGGAAAATGCAAATGGTAAGCCTATTATGATTTACAAGCAGCCCAAGGCTCTCAGTTGGAAGAAGTCTCAGAAAGGCTGCTGTCGGATAGCTCTTGATGGTCAGAGCTATGAAGATGAACTGACTTGGGCAGATCATCTTGGTGAAGACAATCTACTCCAGCCTGTGTTCCGTGATGGTAGTATGATTAAGGAGGACAGTCTGCACGATATTCGCGCACGGCTATATAAGGAGGGCTTTTAATGAACGATCCATTCCTTGACATCAATAGAGTAGTTGATAGACTCTATAATGAATATAAGCGGTATGGTGATATTATTATCGCCTTCGACTTTGATTACACGGTTCATAATTTCCGTGACGAAGATTATACTTACGAGTGTGTGAGTGAAATGTTGCGGAAATGGCAACCCTATGCTAAGCTCGTGGTATTTAGTGCTTCTCAAGAAGAGCGATATCCCTATATTGCAGATTATCTCAATCAGAATAACATTCCTTTTGATGCAATCAATGAGGATGTTCTGACTGAAAAACGTAAGCCAACGAGAAAACTGTATTATAATATCTTGCTTGATGATAGAGCAGGACTTGGTAGCGCTTACACGGCATTAGATATGCTATATAGTAAACTAGAAGCAGAAGGAGAACTGAAAACATGGAGAATGTAATTACCAATATCACCAATTGGATTAAGGATTACTTCGTAAATAATGGTCCAGATTGCAAAGCTATCATTGGTATTTCTGGTGGCAAAGATAGCACTGTAACTGCGGCTCTGCTTGTTAAAGCACTCGGAAAGAATAGGGTTATTGGTGTAAAAATGCCACAGGGCAATCAGCATGACATTAATGTTGCCAATAAAGTAATTGACTATCTCGGTATACGGAGTTACGAAATCAATATTGGCGATGTCTGTGAATCCTTATATCATGCTATTGATGAGGGGTATGATTTTGATAGTACAGTTAAAAACAATCCCCAAGTTACTTCTAACTCTCCTGCCCGCGTCCGCATGACAGTGCTTTATGCTATTGCTGCGCTTGAACATGGTAGAGTAGCAAACACTTGTAATAGGAGCGAGGATTTTATTGGCTATTCCACTAAATTCGGAGACGCTGCTGGCGATTTCTCCGTGCTGTCTGAATATACAGTTTCAGAAGTGCGGCAGATTGGTAAAGCACTTGGTATCCCTAATGAGTTTATCTTTAAAGCGCCAGAAGACGGTCTTAGTGGCAAGACAGATGAAGATAATCTTGGATTTACCTATGGTGAACTCGATCACTTCCTACTGCGAGGACATTATCCATCTTATGATGTTTATAAAAACATTGAAGAGCGGCACAAGCGCAATCTTCATAAGATAAATCCAATGCCTTCTTGTCCTAGATATTACTAAACTCGCAATTACACTGTTATAAAGAGAGCCTTACGGCTCTCTTTATTTTTTATAAAATATATTATATAATATATGTATAAGAGAGGGGAGAAAGAGTATGAAAGAAATGTTCCATACTATTAAGAATGGTGAATTGCCTGTGCCTGGCAGTAAGGTGTTTATCCGTCTCAATGAAGAGGCTACTCGTGGGTATGCTTATCCTGAAGCCTCCATTGTTTCTGTGCAGACTTGGCGTGATGGACATATCCATTTTATCGAAGACTCTGGCGAGCAGTACATGGAGTTTTTCCCTCAGTATATCAAAGATTGGTGCTATCTTTCTGATCTGATGAAGTTACACTAAAGGACGGATATAATGGATTTATTTTCACTACTTGAGAATCTCAAGCTTGATCTTGAATGGGCAGAAGCTAATGAGTGGGAAGCTCCAATTTGTCTTGCTGACGATTTGCGAGAAGCTATTGAAATCATTGAAAAGGAGATGGAAGAATAATGGCTACATATGCGTGCTCTGATTTGCACGGTAGATTGGATCTACTGAAGCAGATTCAGGATTTCTTACAACCCGATGATACGGTTTATTTTCTCGGCGATGCCGGAGATAGAGGTCCAAATCCTTGGGAGACTATCAAGGCAGTTGCTCAAGATAAGCGTTTTATCTATCTTAAAGGCAACCATGAAGATATGCTGGTAAAAGCCATGGAAGATGAAGTGCGGAGAGAAGGATGCGGAGTACTTGGGAAAAACTTTGCTTTACTTTCTCAAAATGGGGGTGGAGAAACTTTCCTTGACTGGCTTTTAGAACCAATGAAAACTGGCTGGTGGAATTATCTCAAGAAACTACCAATCTATAAGAAATATGTAAATGAACAGGGAATCACTATTCATCTCTGTCATGCTGGCTTTAATCCAATGCAGGATGATGCTATCCCTAATGACGACGATTTACTTTGGGATAGATGCCATTGGCACTCTAAGGAGCCTATTTTTGGTGATAAAGAAATTTGCGTGCACGGCCATACTCCTATTCCATATCTGTTAAAACGAAATAACTGGAGCGATGAAATTCCAGATTGGGATGGTGGAGCTTGGTGGTATGCACAAGACCACAAAGTTGATTTGGATTGTGCAAGTTGGTATACTGGTTATACTGTATTGTTAGACTTAGACAGCTTTGATGAACATATCTTTAATGCTGCCGACGCAATTGACCTTTCTAAGAAGGAGGAATGGTGATGATTCCCGGACTGTATAAAGTCTTTAACGAAAGATGGAATGGACAGACAACTTGGGTATATTCAGATCCTCATTTTGGTGATAAAGAACTCGCCGCTGGAACTCCAGATCGTCCTTCCGATGAAGAGCAGGTTAAACTTATCAATAGCAAAGTTGGTAAGAAAGATGTTCTGATTATCTTGGGAGACTGCGGCGACCCGGCTATGTGCGCTAAACTTCGTGGTTATAAGGTACTTATTATGGGGAACCATGACGCCGGCCGCAGTAATTATGAGCGCAAAAAGATTTCTCGCAAGTTCCCCAAAGAAGTCTTTCAAAAATCTGAGGCTCTTGATGAAATGAAACGCGTCTACCCCGGTTGTCAGTATTCTATTACCGAGGGGTATGACTTCCATTCCCCTTTTGAGTATTGGGAAGTCTTTGCGGACAATAATCTATTTGACGAGATCTATGAGGGACCTCTCATGATTGGGGAAAAACTCATTCTCTCCCATGAGCCTCTTCCTATGATGCCTTGGGTGTTTAATATTCATGGTCATGTCCATGATCGTCGTCACAAAAATGATGACAGACATCTAAATGTTTGCTCTGACGCAATTAACTACAGCCCAGTCAATCTAAATAAGTTGATGAAGAATGGGCTTACCTCAAAAATCTACTCTGTACATCGACAGACTATTGATGTAGCTACGAAAAAGAAGGAAAAGAGGAAACGCAATGGATAATCTTATGGATTTAATATTTGGTATTGTTTACAACAATCACGATTCCGATCTCATTGGGCGCGATCAGGTTGATGATTATACTATTGACACTTGTCTGACCGCAGACCAAGGTTATGAAACCGCGGTTTGGCGAGGAAACCATAATATGGTTATTGTGGCACGTTATGCCACTAGAGAAGAAGCTGTATTGGGGCATTATGAGTGGGTTGATAGATGTAAAAGTCATCCTCGTTCTGCCTATAGCGTTCAGTTTGAGTGCGATGTTTTATTTTAATATAAGGAGTTTATTATTATGATGGATGATTTTCTGGCTATTCTGGGAGCTATTGCTTTGATAATCGCAACAGTACTCGTTCTTCCCTTTATCTCTTTTTGGCTGTGCTATTTCGGAGGATGGGTGGCTTCTATTACCATTGGTAATATTCTCACTGATGGTCTAAATACTTTGTTCCAGACAACTTGGTTTACCAAGGATATGATTCCACTTTGCGCCGGTACGCTCGGTTGGATTGGTAGCTATTTTAGGACCAGTAATCTCGGAAAGAGCAAGGATTAAAAGAAGAATCAAGGGAGTAAAAAGCTCCCTTGATTTTTTTATTATTTTATTATATAATATATGTATAAGAAAGGAGAAGATTGAAAATGCCTATTCATGATGAACTTGGAACTCGGATGAAAGAGTTCTATGAAAGCGTTCCTAAGACTAAGTTAATGCGCCGTACCCCAGTTGCAATTCGCATTGACGGTAAAGCTTTCCACACCTTTACCCGTGGTTTCAGTAAGCCTTTTGACGATGTGCTGATTAGTGCGATGCAGGATACCATGAAATATCTCTGTGAAAACATTCAAGGGTGCGTATTAGGGTATACCCAAAGTGATGAAATCACTCTTATCCTTGTTGATTACAAGCGGCTCAACAGCTCTGCTTGGTTTGATTATGAAGTGCAGAAGATGTGTTCTATTGCCGCTTCTATGGCGACGATGGCTTTCAACAAAGCATTTAATGAAGGAGTTCGGCATAGGAATCTAGATTATTATGCCGCTCATGCGACTATGGATAACCCTTACCCACAAGATGATTTGGGCCAGACTTATGCAGTAAAAGCACAAATGGGCGCCATGTTTGATGCTCGTTGTTTCAATATCCCCAAGGAAGAGGTCACCAACCTTGTCTATTGGCGTCAGCTAGATGCAACCCGCAATTCTATTCAGATGGTAGGTCAGGCTAATTTCTCTCACAAAGAACTCCAAGGTAAATCTTGTGAGAAAATCAAAGAGATGTTAATCACGGAGAAAGGGATTTCTTGGGAAGACTTTCATCCTATGTATAAGCATGGCTCTTGTTGCATCAAGGTTACAACTGAGACCGATGGTGTAACTCGCTCTAGCTGGGAAATTGATAAAAATATTCCGCTATTTGTCGGAGAGGGACGTGAGTATATCGAATCTCTAATCCAATGTCAGGAGGAATAACAATGGCTGAATGGCAAAAAGGAACAGGATGGAAAGAATGGTTTGAAATTACCGGCGCGGATGGAGTAGATTTCCACCCAATTGGTCAAGATCCGCGTAAAAACCCAGCCATTGTGTTGCAGTCTAATACCAAGGAAGATATTCTAGAAAGAAAAGTCGGCTATCCAAAGAGTAATTATTCATTTTGGAAAAAAATCAATGGCAAAAAATATTATATCTCTCTTGACAATCCAATTGAGGTAACTCATAAAGTTACTATAGATGCAGAAGTAGATTGGGTTACTGGTTATTTACGAGGCGGATATTACCATGGAGAACTTGAACTATCTGAGGAAGATTATAAAACTTTTAAGAAAGATCCATTAAATTTTTTAGAAAATCATATTGATTTATGGGTAGATTGGCCATTTGAAATAAACGATTGCGAGATTGAGGACATTGGTGAACTTTCACAAGTCTATTTTACTGATCAAACTAATTAAATAAAAATCAAAAGGTTCTAATTCTTAGAACCTTTTGATTTTTTTATAAATATATATTATAATATATATAGAAAGTTAAGAAAGGAAGTTATGAAGTATGGTCACTAAAAATGACGCTGTTAAAGCGTTGGAAACCCTTGATGGTATTATTGATAGTCTGGATTGGAGCGGCGTATTCATTGATGACGAGCTAAATGACATTGAAAAATCAATGGCTATCATTCAGCAGTTTATTGAACAGGAGGAAAAGTAATGACTCATTCGCATGGTATGTTAGGTTATCACGATAGTCCAAGATGCAAGTCCGACCTTTGGTCTCCTGTCCCATGTTCTTGTGCTCAAGAGAATCGAGCTTTTTCTCCTTTTATAGAGCATCAGCAGGACCTTGAAGATGCTGTTAATTTGCTCATTGAAGCAAGAGTAAAAGGTGAGAACTGCTCTATTCAGTTTGAAACCGAGGTATCTGATGAAGATATTGCTTGGGTGATGGCTGAAGTTGAACGGAGGTTAGCTAATGCCAGAATACCTTGACCGTGCTGTGGCTGTATCGCAAGCCAATTTCATACATGGTCATTGGGACGATGTGTACGTGAGTGCTGCTGCACTGATGGCAATACCAGCTGCAGATGTTATTCCAGTAACTCACAGTAAGTGGGATATTGAAGTTGGCATGAATTATCATACGGAACGAATTTGTCCGGTATGTAAGAAAGTAATCAAGAGTAACTTCTGGGAGTATTGTTCACATTGTGGGGCAAAAATGGATGGAGGCGAAAAAATGACGACTGAACTGAAAGTAATGGTTGGCATCCCCGGTAGTGGTAAATCTACTTGGGTTAAGCAAGAGGTAGCTCGAATCGAGGAAGAACATCGTACCACTTGTGTAGTTTCCAGAGATTTCGCGCGGCAGTCCATTTTGACCGATCGTGATAGCTACTTTGACAAAGAAGTTGAAGTATTCGACGAATTTGTCCGGCAGATTAACGAAGCTATGGAACTTGGTATTGATGTTGTGTTTGCGGATGCGACTCATATTAGCCCCGCTTCTCGTGCAAAGCTCCTTGGTCGGTTGATCGCAGATCCGCATACCAAATTGACCTTTGAAGTCATTGATGTCCCTGTTGAAACCGCTCTTGAGCGTAATGCTCAGCGGACTGGCGTTGCCAGAATCCCCGATTCCGCAATTAAGAAGATGAAGAAGGGATTTTCTATTCCTACTGAAAAAGAGTTTCCTAAAACCAATTGGGGATTTTCTAATATCGAGGTGCGTGTGCATCATTAAGAATAAGTTTTTCAATGACTATCAAAGATGAGGTCAGAAGTAATAAAAGAGTATGTAAGAATTTCCATTTATAAATGGAAGATGATAAAATGTATTTCATTTATAAAATCGAAAATCTGATTAACCATAAAATCTATATTGGTTCCAGTGACTAGTCACGAGGATTTACAACAAGGTGGTATGAACATTAGCAAAATGCTCGTCTCGAATCTCGCGCAGGATATGAATATCCATTATATCGAGCCATAAGAAAATATGGTATAGAGAATTTTGATTTTCAAATCTTAATAAAAGATATTCAAACTCCAGAAGAAAGATATAAATTAGAGCATGATGCAATCATTGAATATAATAGCTTAACCTCTTAGCATGGATATAATCAAACTCTAAACACAGAATATCCGTTTGATGATCCAGAAGTACGAGCTAAATTGGCAACACCCATTTGTGCCATTTCAGAAACAAGTGGAGAAAAGAAATTTTTTCCTACAATAACTGCCGCAGCTCATGAGTTAGGATCTGATAGAGCTAGTATTAGAAAATGCGCATCCGGTAGTACCAGATATAAAACAGTAAAGGGATTTATATTTAGGGAATATAATCCAGAAACACTGGAAATCATTCCAAATAACATCCCCATAGAAGAAGCCAGCAAGTTAATTGAAATCAATGGAGAATTTCACAATTTCAAAGATTGGTGTTCCATTTATAATATTTCAAAAAATTCGGTATACAAGCGTATGAAAAATGGAATGTCGAGAATTGAAGCCATTACAACACCCAAAAGGAAGTGACTTATATTGAAAATTTGGCTATCATCAGATTACCATTATAATCACGATAAGGAGTTCATCTGGAAAGCCCGTGGTTTTGAAAGCGTTGAAGAGATGAATGAAACTATCGTAAAGAAGAATAATGAGTGTGTGGCACCGGAAGATACACTTATTATCTGCGGCGACCTCATGCTTGGTGGGGCTGATAAGCTCGAAGAAGGACTTGCTTTGCTCAATCGCATGAATGGTCTTAAGCTCGTGGTTGGTGGTAACCATGATACCCCTAATCGTAGAGAAGCCTATCTTAAGGCTGGTATTCCTGTATTTGATGCTTATGCTTTTACCTACCGCAAGTATCATTTCTATGCTTCTCATTATCCTACTTTGACCGGCAACCTTGAGAAAGAGTCCCTCAAGCAGGTGACTTGTAATCTTTTTGGTCATACCCATCAGACCTCCAACTTCTACAATGAAATTCCATTTATGTACCATGTAGGAGTTGACTCTCATGAATGTTATCCTGTTCTTCTTGATGATGTTATCAAGGAAATGAATGAGAAGGTTGAGGAGTGTAAGGCGCAGCTGTAGATTGAAGAGTCAAGCCCTATCATAAGATGTAATAAATGTATATATACCTATCCTAATTGTGGCTGTATCCCTGGGTTTTGTAAATCTTATAAGCGAGATCCTCCCGATGGAGGCTACTATGGATAAACAATGCTAACGCATTGATTTATGAATAAACAATTTAATATATTAAGGAGTAACACATGGAAATTTTGATGACTATTCTTCCTTTTGTTCCTGCGGTGATTATTGCTATTGCTCTTATCGCCCTCTTGGCTTCTGGTTATGTAAAGGCTCCACCTGATGTTGCCTATATCATTTCTGGTCTGCACAAGAAACCTCGTATTTTGGTCGGTAAGGCTGGCATCAAGATTCCCTTCTTGGAGCGACTGGATAAGCTGGCACTAGGAGCCATTCAGATTGATGTTAAGACTGGCTCTGCCGTGCCGACTGCTGAATACATCAATGTGCGAGTCGATTCTACCGTTTCTGTACGCGTGGGTCAGAGCGAAGAGATGATTGCTCTTGCTGCTCAGAACTTCCTAAATGTCTCTCGCGATCAGATCGCACAGAAGATTAACGATCTTTTGGAAGGCAATATTCGTGAGATTGTGGGCCAGATGAAGCTAACTGAAATGGTCGGCGACCGCAAGGCCTTCTCCGAAAAGGTACAGGAAAATGCTGTACCTGACCTGGCTCGTTTTGGTCTGGAGTTGGTTTCTTTCAATGTCCAGAACTTCTCTGATGATAATGATGTTATCACCAACCTCGGTATTGATAACGTCGAGCAGATCCGCAAGGACGCCGCAATTGCTAAGTCTAACGCCCAGCGCGAGATCGCGGTGGCCGAGGCTGAAAACGCTAAGGCTTCTAATGATGCCCGCGTGAAGGCTGAGGAAGAGATTGCCAAGCGTAATAACAGTCTGGCTATTCAGAAGGCTCAGTTGAAGCAGGAGGCGGATACCAAGCAGGCTCAGGCTAACGCTGCTATGGAAATCGAATCTGAGAACCAGCGTAAACTGCGCGATGTGGCCGCGGCAGATGCTGACATTGCTCGTCAGGAAAAGGAGATTGACCTGAAGGAACGCGAAGTCGCCATTAAAGAGCGTGCTTTGGAGGCTGAGGTTAAGAAGACTGCGGAAGCCAAGAAGTATGCGGCTCAGCAGGAAGCTGATGCTAAGCTATACGCTACTCAGAAGCAGTCTGAAGCAGACCTGTATGAGCGTCAGAAAACCGCTGAAGCCGAGCGTTTTGAAGCAGAGCAGAGAGCTGAAGCCCAGCGTGCTACAGCTGAGGCTGTTCGTGTTCAGGGCGAAGCAGAAGCTGCGGCTACTAAGGCTCGTGGTGAAGCTGAGGCTGCCGCGATTCAGGCTAAGGCTGAGGCAGAAGCTGAAGGCCTTATGAAGAAGGCAGAAGCCATGAAGCAGTATGGCGAAGCTGCCAAGATGGATATGCAGATGGAAGCCCTCAAGCTGTACTTCCAGCAGTTGCCTGCTATTGCTCAGGCTACCGGTCAGGCGTACACCAATGTTGACAAGATTGTAATGTTTGGTGATGACACCAGCAAACTGTCTGGCAACATTATCAAGAATGTCGCTCAGGTTTCTGAGGGACTGAGTGAATCCCTCGGTATTGATGTGAAAACCTTGCTCACCGGTTTTCTCGGTGGCAAGTTGGCAGACTCCTCTAATAAGGAGTAATTTTAAAGAACCGCGTTCGTAAGAGCGCGGTTCTTTTTTTTGTCGCTAGTATCGTCGATCTCCGAGTTTCCGCACGCATAGGCCCAGCAAATTTTTCGGAGAAATAGGGCAAATTTGATTTATCTATAAAATTTTGCTATCATATAGGTAAAGAATTAAATAAGGAGAATAAAACTATATGAATTTGGTTAAAGCTATATATAAGGCTCCTGTGACTGTGAAAGAATATTGGGAAGAAAAAGGTGCTACTGTTGTAATAATTCGTTACAATGGCAAAAGTTTTTGTGGTACAGCTAATTTAAGCAAGCGGGATGAGGGCTTCTACTCTAAAAAAGTTGGATATAACATTGCTCTATCTAGAGCGAGAATCCAAGCTCTTACACATTTTTATAAACAAGAGAAAGATAAGTTTAATGTCCGTAATCAGTTTTATCAAGAGGTATTAGGTCTTGGGGTTAAAACTCCTGCGGAAGTGGATCCATTGGGCGCTTTTAATCGAAATATGATGCGCTGTAAATATAGAGCCGACGCACTTAAAGAGGCTCTTGATAAAGAGAAAAATATGCTACATAAATATATTCTTGGTCAAGATAAAGCTATTGAGTCTGTCAAACGCTTTAGACAGAAGGCCGAGAATAATTAACAAACTTCTCTTATTTATTATAATAATATAAGAGGTGGTTTTATTGGTAAATATTTTAATTGGAGTTCTCCTTATCACAGTAGGTGCCACCTTACTCAATAGTATTAGCGAAATTATAAGTGCTATTACAGAACTTATTAAAGCTAATATAAATGAAAGGATTGTTCGTCATAATGTTGCGATTAATAAACTTAGTGAAGGAGAAACTCATTTCGGGGCAATCGGATTTGCCACTATATTCGAAGAGGAAGATGACCATGAATAATGATGTACGGTTTCCAACAGATAGATACTTCTACGATACTTGCTCCCTTTTGTTAGCCGGAGAAAGTCTATTTGAGCAAGATAGGGATCCTTTCTTAGTTTCCTCAATTACCCTAAAAGAATTAGAGAGAATTAAGACAGCTTCAAATAAGGATGCTGACATCAAGTATTCGGCGCGTCTATTACTCCATTTATTTGAAGAATATCCAGATAAATATGAAGTAATTCCACATAAAGTATATAACGAGCTTGTAATTAAAGAAGCTGATTTCGATATTACTGATGATACCCGTATTTTGTCTGACGCTATCGCGTGCGATAAAGAAAAAGATATTGTCTTTGTAACTAACGATTTAAGTCTAAAGCATATCGCTAATTGCTTCTTTGGTAATGGAATGATTGAAAGCGTTCCAGAAGAAGTAGACGATTATACTGGCTATCTTGAAGTTACTTATAGCGACGAAGCTCTAGCAGAGTTCTACCAGAACCCAAACGATAATTCCTTTAATCTATTACCAGGGCAGTATCTTATCCTAAAAAATAGTAATGGAGAGATTGTTGATTTGCGGGTTTGGACAGGCGAAGAGTTTAGATATCTTTCTTCTAAGACTATTAACTCTAAATGGTTTGGTAAAATTTCTCCATACTCTGGAGATATTTATCAGAAGATGCTATTCGATAGTTTGCGTAATAACAAGCTAACTCTTGTTAAAGGTCCAGCTGGTAGCGGCAAGACTTTCGTTTCTCTTGCTTACTTAATGGCAAAACTGGAAGCCCATGAACTAGATAAGATTATTATCTTCTGCAACACTGTTGCTACTGCTAATTCTGCTCGTCTCGGATATTATCCTGGAACAAAAGATGAAAAACTACTTGACTCTCAGATTGGCAACTTGCTAAGTAGTAAGTTTGGCGGTCGAGAGGAAGTTGAGAGACTAATCGCAGAAGGTAAACTAGTTTTACTACCATTCTCTGATATTCGTGGTTATGATACATCTGGTATGAACGCAGGTATCTATATTTCTGAAGCTCAAAACCTTGATCGTACACTAATGAAACTCGCTTTACAGCGCGTTGGTGAAGATTGTATTTGCATTATTGATGGTGATGAAAAAACTCAGGTTGATGATATTCACTTCTCTGGTGCAAATAATGGTATGCGGAGGGTATCAAAAGTATTCAGAGGTAAGAATATTTATGGAGAGGTAACTCTTAAGAATATCTATCGTAGTGAGATTGCGTCTATCGCTGATAAAATTTAATAATAAGGTCGAGGGAGAAATCCCTCGACCTATTTTTATACCCTAATTGGAGGTGAGGTCATTGGCGGATAATGCTCAAGTTATTTGGGATTATCTCAAATCAAAAGGATTAAGTAACTGCGGCGCCGCAGGTCTAATGGGGAATCTATTCGCGGAAAGTGGACTTATTCCAACTAACTTATAGAACTCATATGAGAGCAAGTTAGGAATGAACGATGCCTCGTATACTGCGGCTGTTGATAATGGCTCCTATACCAATTTCATGCATGATTCTGCAGGATATGGTTTAGCTCAATGGACATATTGGAGCCGCAAGCAAGGTCTGTTTTAGCTGTGCAAAAGTCGAGGAAAGTCTATTGGTGACTTGAACACTCAACTAGATTTTTTATATCAGGAACTAACTACAAGTTATTCCTAGCTATTAAAAATCTTGAAGACTACCTCATCTGTTGAAGAAGCATCTAATTTAGTGGTCACTCAATTTGAAAGACCGGCAGACCAAAGCTTTGATACACTAAAACAACGTGCTTTGTATAGTCAACGTTACTTCAATACTTATTCAACGCAAAAGGAGGAAATGGCTAAGATGAAATATTCAAACGCCAATCAACCATTGGTTTGCATGATGACTAATAGTACCTGTTATAAGCAAACCCGTAAGATGGATATTAAAGGTGTACTCTGGCATAGTACAGGCGCAAATAATAAAACTATTAAACGCTATGTCCAACCATCTGAGAGTGATAAAAATTATCAATCTCTGATTGCTAAAATTGGTAAAAATACCAGTAGAACCGATTGGAATCATAGCTCGTAGCAAGCTGGTGTAAACGCTTGGATTGGTACTCTTGCTGATGGAAGCGTAGCCGCGGTACAAACGTTGCCTTGGAATTATAGACCTTGGGGCTGCGGCTCAGGTCCTAAAGGTAGTTGTAATACCGGATGGATTCAATTTGAAATTTGCGAAGACAATCTAAGTGATCCTAACTACTTCGCTAAAGTCTACAAAGAAGCTTGTGAATTGACAGCTTATTTATGTAAAACATATAATATCAATCCAAATGGTTTTGTAAATGTAAATGGCGTAACCGTCCCAACTATTCTCTGCCATCAAGATAGTTATCAGCTGGGCCTCGGCAGTAATCATGCCGATGTATACCACTGGTTCAAGAAATATGGCAAAGATATGGCAACTGTCCGCAAAGATGTTGCTGCTTTAATGCAGTCTAAAGTTATCGAGGAGGATGATGAAGACATGACTCAAGAGAAATTCAACGAAATGATGAATGTATATTTAAGCCAGCTCGCTGCTCAACCAGTTACTTGGGAACAAGATGCGATGACTTGGGCACAAGCTAATGGCTTAATCAATGGCAATGAAAAAGGCCAATTAATGCCAAAGCGTTTTATGACTCGCGGCGAATTTGCAGCCGTTCTAAAACGTTATGCTGAAAAGAGTGGTCAATAATGACTCGTCAAACAAGAGGAAAAAGAAGACACAATTAGAAGAGAGAATTTTCTAAACAACTTATTTGCGATATTCGCTCTTTATTGTGGATTGTAACTATCTCTGGTATTGCTCTTGCTTTCTATTGCGTACATCTTGGCTATTTAGGCACTCTTCCATGGATTAGTGCATTAGTAGGATTACCCTGGTCTGCGCATGGTATTGTTTGTTCTTTTTACTTAAATATGAGTAAATCTGATCACCGCAAGGGTGGAATTACCTATGATTTAGCTATGTGTGAACAACAATAGCAACAAATAATCGAGGATGAAGCAACCATCTAATATTAAAGGCTTAGTAGATTTAATAATCTACTAAGCCTTTTTCTTATTTAAGCTTGATTTTTTATAAAATATATGGTATTATATATTCAGAAATAAAAAAGGAGAACTTAAAAATAAATGAAGTATTTGAGGTATAGCGAATGATAGTGATATACACAGACGGCTCAACCTTAAAGAATGGCGCGAAAGACGCAAAAGGTGGTTTTGGAGTTGTAGTTTGCGAAGCGGAACCGCATCAAGATCCGTCAACCTATAAAGTTATCGCTGCATATTCTGAACGCGCAGATGGGACAACAAACAATAGAATGGAAATGTCTGCAATTTTGTGGGCATTAACTCATTATGGTGCAAAAGACGGCGATTTCTTTACTCCTATTGTTTATAGTGATTCTATGTATTGTGTCAACAGTTTCACTAATTGGATTAAGAATTGGAAGGCGAATGGCTGGGTCCGTGCCGGCAATAAACCTTTAGAGAATAAGGACTTAATTCTCGAATACGATAGATTAACAACTAAAGAAGGATTACGGGTTGATTTAAGATATGTAAAAGGACATAATGGAACGCTGTTTAATGAGCTTGCTGACCAATTAGCAACAGGCAAGATTACAGGACAGCAAGTATTAGATATGTATGGAGGTTAAATATGGGAAAACTATATGACGAGAAATCAATCGAGTCACTTTCTCCATTAGAGTTTACAAGACTGCGGCCGGGCGTTTACGTCGGTAGTACTGAGTATTCTACTCAGCTATTGATTGAAATTGTATCTAACGCGGTCGATGAATTTAAAGCAGGCCATGGTAATAAGATTATTGTTACCATTAAGAATGATAATACGATTATCGTAGAAGATAATGGTCAGGGATTTATTCCTAATGCTAAACGCGACGATGGTAAGACTGTACTTGAAGCATCCTTTAGCGTGTTGAATACTTCTGGTAAGTATTCTGACGATGGCGTTTATGAGGGTACGGCTCTTGGCTTGAATGGTATTGGTAGTAAGTTGACCACTTATCTGTCTCATTGGCTTGAGGTAATTACTCATCGAGATGGTAAGTACGAGCATATCTGGTTTAAGGAAGGTGTCTTTGATAAACGAGATACTGGCACATGGGATAACAAGAATAGTCCCTCTGGCACTTTGGTTCAGTGGCAGCCTAATGAAGAGTTCTTCACACATCCAGAGGTAGATATGCCTGTCATTACCAATCTTTTTAAGGTAATTGCGTGCTTGTGCCCAGGCCTGACTATCGAGTTGAATAGAGAAGGACAACCGCAGGTTATCTTCGCTTCTAAGAATGGTCTTATGGACTTAGTAGATGAAGCAGTTAAAGGTAAGGAAATCTTGAAGAACCGCTTAAACTTCAATTTTTCTGATGGCAAGAACAAGTTGGATTTAGTTCTGACCTATACAAATGCTTATTCTGCAACCATTGTTCCTTATGTAAATACCGGTCTTACAGATTCAGGTCCGCATATTACGCAAATTAAAACCATCCTCACGAGAGAGATGAATAAGTTCTTCCGTGAAAAAGGGTGGCTAAAAGATAAGGACGAAAATCTCACCGGTGAAGATTGTCAGGAAGGTATGTATATTGCCTTCAATGTGACCGCTCCTGGTGTTGCATATGACGCTCAGACTAAAAGCAGAGTAGTTAAACTCGATATGAAGCCCTTTACCGCGGCAATTGCAGAGGAACTTCAATACTGGTTTGCTGCAAACGAGAAAGATATTAAGGGAATCGCAGATAAGGCACTTAATGCCCGTAAAGCGAGAGAAGCTGCTCGTAAGGCAAGAGACGCGGCTCGTGGAGTAAAAGCGAAAAAGGAAACTGGCCTTAAGGCAAAAATGCAAATCAGTAACAAGTTTATTGATTGCACGAATAAGAATCCTAAAAACCGTAATCTTCTTCTCGTAGAGGGCTTGTCAGCAGGCGCGTCTGCGGTGGAGGCCCGCAATCCTAAAACAGACTGCATTTATATGTTACGAGGAAAAATTGTCTCTCCGCTAAAAACTGCGGTAGACAAGATTCTTGCGAATCAAGAGATGTCAGATATTGTGCGTGTAATTGGCGCTGGATTTGATTCTTCTTTTGATGTCAACAAGATGAATTTTGACAAGATTGTCATTACTTCCGATGCAGATAGTGATGGCGCGGACATTGAGCTTCTGCTTATCACTTTCTTCTATACCTATATGCGGCCTCTTGTGGAAGCTGGTAAGTTATACAGAGCTGTAACTCCGTTGTATATTATTCGTCAAAAGGGAAAAGAGTATTATTGCTATTCTGAAGATGAATTAACAGAGTGGAAGAACAGCCATAGTGGTTCGTATGACTTACTGCGTGCTAAGGGTCTTGGTGAGTTAAACCCCGAAGATCTGCAGAAGGTTTGTTTTATGAATGAGAGATATAAGCGTATCTCTATCTCTGACGCAGAGAAAACCACAGAATTACTCAATATTCTGATGGGTAGTGCAGTTGAACCTCGCAAGCAGTATATCTACGATAATGCTAACGAACTCGGTTTCAATTTTGAGTAATAAGGAGTGATTTTATGAGTTTGATTACAGAAGTTGATATTCTTGATGAAGCTAAAGATAACTTTCTAACTTATGCAGAAGAAGTTCTAACCGATCGTGCAATTCCTGCCGCGGAAGATGGTCTCCTTAGTGCTCAGCGAAAAATTCTTTGGACTATGGAAAGTTATCTAAAGATGGATAACAAGAGCAAGACTAAAAAGTGTAATGCCATTATTGGTTCTACTCTGGCAACCTCTTACTTCCATGGTGATATTGCCTGCTATGGTGTTCTGCGGAAGATGGCACAGGAGTTCCTCATGCGCTATCCTCTTGTGACTGGACAGGGACAGTTGGGCACGCAGGAAAATAATGATATGTTCTCGTCTTCCCGTTATACTGAGGCTAAGCCTTCTAAGTTTACCGATTTGATGATGAATGACTTTAGTAAGAATGTCGTTCCTACTAAAGAGACTTATAATGGTGAGTTCCAGGAACCTATCATTCTTCCTTCACTATTCCCTAACGCAATCTGCAACGGTCGTCAGGCAATTGGCATTTCTATGGCACATAACTCTGCTCCGCATAATCTGACAGAGGTATGCAATGCTGCTATTGCTTTGATTGAAAAGGGTGACCTAACTATTGATGAAGTGCTATCTTACATCCCTGGTCCAGACTTTCCTCTCGGCGGTACAGTTCTTAATATTAAAGATGTGCGGGCGGCTTTTGCGTCCGGTAAGTCTAACGTCTCTCTAAAAATCCAGGGTGATTATGAGATTGATGGGCAAGACATTATTTTTACCAGTATCCCTTATCGCACCTACCGCAATAAGATTAAGGAACAGATTGAGAAGAATATAGATGTTTTGAGTGAGTTGATTGATGACTTCGACGATGAGTCTAATATCGGCCAGAATAAGCTGGTATTCCATGTAAAAGATGGAGTATCTGTATCTAAAGCATTGAATAAATTATTCTTGCTGACAGATTTACAGTCCACTTTATCCTATAACATGAATTATATCGTCAATGGCACTCCTAAGCTATGCTCTATGGTTGACTTACTTCATGCTTATATCAACCATCAAGAAGATGTTCTTGTCAATGCCACAACTTTTGATAAAGAGAAAGCCGAAGCAAGAGCGCATATCCTTGAGGGTCTGATTGCCGCAGTTGATAAGATTGATGAAGTAATTGCATTGATTAAGCAGTCCGCAGGACGGACTGATGCGAGAACTAAGTTAATAGATTTCCTCTCTGTTGACGAGGTGCAAGCAAATGCAATTCTCGATATGAAGCTCGGTAAATTAACTCGTATTGATAAAGAAGAATTAGTCAATGAGTTAAAAGAAAAGAAAGAGTTTATTGCTAAGTGTATTGAAATCCTAACTGATAAAGAAGTAAGAAATAAAGTCTTAATCTCTAAGATTACTCAGCTAAGAGACACTTATGGCGATGCTCGCAGAACTAAGCTACTTAATACAGACATTCCTAAGCAAGAGAAAGAAGTAGTCGTTGTTGAGCCGAAAGATTGTGTAGTTGTAGTGACTAAAAAGAATACTATTAAGCGTATTGATGCTAAGAACTTCAAAGCTCAAAAGCGTAATACTACTGGTATTAAAACCGGTGATATTGTTCTCTTCTCGCAAAAAACTAATACACAAGATACCTTGATGGTATTCTCCTCTAAGGGCAAGATGTATCGTGTATTAGTGGATAATATTCCAGAAGGTACAAATGCGTCTAACGGAACGCCTATCTCCACCCTAATTGAGTTTGAGAATGGCGAGAAACCTATGGCATTTACAACAATGACCAGAGATACAGATAAGAAGTTTATCTTCTTTGCCACGAAGAATGGTACTATCAAGAAGGTTCCTCTTGATGAATATGATAAGATGAAGCGTACGGGTATTATCGCTATCAGTTTTAAAGATGGCGATGAACTTGCAGATGTTACATTTATCAATCAAGAGCAAATGTTATTGGTAACAAAGAATGGTATGGCTATTCGATTTGGAACCGCAGAAATGCCTATCTCTTCTCGCACAGCGCAAGGTGTCAAGGGCATGAAACTAAATGATGGCGACAGTGTAATCGCGGCATTGCCGATCGTGGATCCCGCAGATTATCTCGCTATTGTTTCCAAGAATGGCTTAGGTAAGAAAATGCAGATTGATGGACTTACTTTGCAGAACCGTGGAGGCAAGGGATTACTCTGCTATAAGGAAGAAATCGCCGGAGCGGAGATTATCAAAGAAAATGATAATCTCCTTATCAATGGTGACAAGTCTTCTATCGTTATTAGCGGTAAAGACATTCCCACTCTTGGTCGAATTTCCATGGGCAATATCATGCTGAAGAACAACGAACAAGTGATTTCTATTACGCAAGTATAAGAGAAAGAATGGGTACACCCATTCTTTCTCTTAGTTGACTTTTCTTTTTAATTATTATAATATATTTATATAAAGAAAGGGAATAACAATAAATGAGTTTTGATAAAGATAAGATACATGAGTTGTATCCTGAAGCAGAAAATTTAATGATTGAGCCAATGCTCATTTGGAAGTTACCAGCGGGAAAAGAATCTATGCTCTCTGAAGTATGCTCTAATGGGGAATATTTTCTTGAAGAGAAGATTGACGGAGCATTTTATCAGTTTGTAAAAACTGAAAATCATTCTTATCTTTTTGGTCGCACAGTAAGTAAACTATCTGGTATCCTTACAGAAAAAAGTGACAATGTACCTCACTTAAAAGAGGCGTTGAACTGCCTTCCCGCAGGAACAATTCTCATTGGAGAAATTTATGTTCCAGGTGGTACATCGAAAGATACTGTAAGTATTATGGGATGTTTACCTGCTCTTGCTATCAAGAGACAAGAGAAAGAACCAATTCATTATTATGTGCATGATATTATTGCATATGATACAGTCAATCTTATTGACTCACCCGCAGATTTGCGCTATAAAATTCTTGCGGCAATCTGGAAGAAACATGATCTTAACCAATACAGTTTCTTGAGACTTGCTACTCGTGTTGACGAAGATATGGAAGCTGAAATCTCCCGTATCTTGAAATCTGGTGGCGAAGGTGCAGTTCTAAAGAAGAAAGACTATCCATATACCCCTGGTAAAAGACCCGCCTGGTCTACTATTAAAGTTAAACAGATGGATTCTATTGATTTAATTTGTACTGGTTTTTGCGATGCTACAAAGGAGTATACCGGTAAGGAATTGGCCACTTGGGAATATTGGGAAGAGCGCGGTGAGCGAAGTCAAGATGGTGAATATACTTGGCTATTAAGTGAAGGTCAATATTATGAAGATTATTTTCATAATCCTCATATTTACAGACCCGTAACTAAGCCTTATTTTCTTGGCTGGAAAACCGCAATTAGGATTGGTGCGTACAATGATAATGGGGAACTTGTTGACTTAGGTACAGTTAGTTCTGGATTAACTGACGATAATAAGAGAGAGATGACTGAGAATCCCGATTTGTGGCTTGGTCATGTTATTGCTCTTGATTGTATGCAAATTGATAAGAAAGAGCATACTTTGCGACATCCTGTCTTCAAGTGTAAAAGAGACGATAAGGATGCAAAAGATTGCGTAATATCAGAAATTTTTTGTTGACTTAAAAAATATTTTCTGATATAATATATATGTAATTCAGAAAAGCAATAGTAAAAGGACAGATTGTATGACCCGTAAACAGATGAAGCGGTTCGCAGATGAAATCTACAAATGTGAGCTTATTCACCAAGATGAAAATTCCTCAAAAGAGGAAAAAGCCCATGCAGAAGACCGAATTATGCAGTTAACTAACTAGATTATGGCTCTTCCTGATGGGATAAATGCTTTACTGGAAATTGATGCTTTAATTGCATCGAAAATTAAATAATACATTTTAGAGGAGATTATTACAATGGCTATGAAGGAAAATACTCGTAAGGTTTTTGATTATCTAAAGGACAATACTGACAAGGATTTAACTGCCGCTGATGTGGCTGAAGCTCTTGGTCTTGAGAAGCGCCAGGTTGATGGTATTTTTACCTCTGCTCTGCAGCGTAAGGACTATGGTACGCGTGAGCCCGCTGAGGTTGAGCTTGCCGATGGCTCCCATCAGAAAGTTAAGTATCTTCGCTTGACTGACAAGGGCTTGGCTTTCGATCCTGATGCTCAGGAGTAATAAATTAGATCGGTAAGAGGATATACCTCTTACCGATTTCTTTTACTTATGATTTATTATATATTATCAGGCTTGGTTATTCTTGCGTTAATAGGATATGTTTTATATCTCCGCAATAATCGGCTTTAGGTAGTATTGATAAATAAAGAAAGACAAGAAGAAAATAAACGTATTGAACAAGATATTGCATTGAAATAGAGAGAATTAGCAAAAGTAAAAGAAGATATTGTATCACATAATGAAATTGTCAATTCTTTAAACGATACTGCGAATAAGTTGCGGGAAAGCGCTGAATAGCGAGCAGAAGAGAGCGCTAAAGCTCAATTTGAAAAGAAAAGTAAAGAGCTTGATGAAACATATCAAGCTAAAGAAAAATATCATTTAGCAGAACTTCAATAGATAACTAATCAAATTTCACATTAGCAAGATAAACTCCATGAATTGGAAGCTAAATAGTTATCTTATATCTAGGCTCAATAGCGCCAAGAAGCGATTGCCGCAGATTAGGATTACTACCGTCTTGCTATTGATGAATTTAGTTTGAATGATATTACTTTATTACGTGATTTGCAAATTCACTTTGTGAAAAAGGAAATCATTGATAAAGTAATATGGGAGACCTATTATCGTCCTGCGTATGATATTCTTATGACGCATCTATTTGCCACTAATAAAGGTAAAGTATGCGGTATCTATAAGATTACCGATCTAATAACTGGTTAGGCTTATATTGGTTAGTCTGTTGATATTAAAGAGCGTTTTAGACAGCACATTAAAACCTCTTTAGCATACGGACCTGCGACTAATAAGTTATATTAGGCGATGCAAAAATCTGGTCAATATAATTTTATATTTGAGATTTTGGAAGAAGTGCCTAGAGATTAGTTAAATGAACGAGAGACTTATTGGATTGAGTTCTATAAGACTAAAGAACTAGGTATGAATGGAACTCGTGGAGGTTCATAATGTTTAAAGTGATTGCGAGTCGTGGCGCAGGCAAGACAACCAGCTTAATGCGCTATGCAAATGATTTAGCAGATAAATATCCTGATAAGATGGTGCTCTTTGTTACTCAACATCCTCAACTGATGGTTAAAAAGTTCTTAGAGTTAACAAAAAAGCGTAATCTACCGCAGAATTTAGGATTTATTAGCTATGGATATTTTCTAACAAAAGCGAGAGGTATGAAATGTATTGCTGTTATTGATGAACTAGATTGCTGGCTCGATCAATTCAACATTGTAGGATACACAAATACTGTGGGAGACGATAACTGAATGAATAAAGCAGACAATTATATGGTTGAAACAATCAACCTTATTCTTGACAATGGATATAAGGACATTAATCCAAGACCACATTACGCCGATGGCACTCCCGCGCATACACTCTCTGTAAATCATAATTTCCGTACTTATGATTTGTCTAAAGGAGAGTTTCCTATCTGCACCCTACGGCCAATGGCTTGGAAAACTGGTATCAAGGAAATCTTCACTATCTATCAAAAGCCCACAAATGAGATTGCTAAGATGGAAGAAATGGGAGTTAATTGGTGGGGCGACTGGGATATTGGTGATGGCACGATTGGTCAACGTTATGGAGCAACAGTAAGTCGATATGATTTAATCAATAACTTGATTAAGGATATTGAGAATGACCCATATGGTCGCCGCAAGGTAGTTTCTTTATGGCAGGAAGCTGATCTTCGTGAAACTGCGGGATTGGCACCTTGCGCGTTTCTAACCATCTGGAATGTTCGTGGAGAATATCTTGATATGATGCTGGTTCAGCGTAGCGGCGATATGCTTACTGCTTCTGGTCCCGGTGGTATCAATGAAATCCAGTATGCAGCGCTCTTGATGATGATTGCTCGTCATACTGGTTATAAACCTGGAGTATTTAGTCATGTAGTGGCTAATGAACAGATTTATGACCGTCATATGGATGCTGCACATGAAATGATTTCAAGATTTTTCAATAGTATGTTCTTTGGCGATGATGCTTGCAAGAATCCTGTATTGCATCTAAATCCTGAGAAAACTAATTTCTATGACATGACCATTGATGACTTTACGATGGAGAATTACTCTCCCATGAAGCCGCAGTTAAAGTTGGAGTTGGGTATATGATTTCTGCTATTGTTGCGGTAGACGAGCATTGGGGAATTGGTTATCAAGGTCAACTATTAGAACATATCCCTGCTGATCTAAAACATTTCAAAGAGTTGACTAAATATAATGTTGTGGTAATGGGACGCAATACTTGGGAGAGTCTTCCTAAAAAGGATGCTCTGCCAAGGCTTCCAGACCGTATCAATATTATTGTTTCTAACTCAATGGTTTCAAATGGGGTGATTTCTATTCTTGGAGATCTAACTGTTGCAATGCCATTAGAGGGAACTCTTGATTACATTAAGGTTTGTGATATGGATATTTTTGTTATTGGTGGAGGACAGATTTACAATGCTCTTCTCCCCTATTGCGATAGAGTTTATGTAACAAAAATCTATGCAAGTCATGATAATATTGATACCTTTTTCCCTAATCTCGATGAATCAAAAGAATGGAATGCTATTGAGGAAGACTCAATGGCCTCATATAACGACATCAAATATCAATTTTGGCGGTATGATAGGGTCAGTTGATTTTTCTTTAATTTTATGTTATTATATATGTATAAAAGGTAAGGAAATGGATTAAATGAATAATAAGTACAAAGCATTTACTGATTACTTCGACTGGCTAGTGCAGAATTGCAAGGAGCCAGTTGTACTTCCCGATGAAGTACAAGATGTCTATAATCTCCTCCTTGCGCAGCAAGGTATGGAGAAACCCATGTTCACAGAAAGTGGACTTTCAATCCTTGAATATTTACAGACTTGTGATGCTACGAGTTTGAAAGCAAAAGATATCGCAGACGGAATGGTTATTTCATCTCGCAAAGTATCTGGAGCTATTCGTAAACTCGTATCTGATGGGTTTGTAGATAAATATGGCCAGAATCCTGTCATTTATAGCTTGACGGAAAAGGGCAAAAATTTTGATATTAACGCTTATAAGGAGAATTTGAACAATGAGTAAGAAAATGAAGAATGAATCCCATGTTGAAGGTTATGTTTACGAGCACAAGCTGGAAATGAAGGAGAGCGGTCCAAACTCTAAGAATCCCGGTACTGAGTTTATTAGTGGTACTCTTAGCGTGGCAACTGATGACGAGATGCTCAATGTGGTACAGGTGCATTTCACCTATGTAACTGCGGTGACCGCTAAGGGTAAGCCTAACAATACCTTTAATGTTCTCCAGTCCATCATTGACAACAAGATTGGTTCTGTGATGGAACATGGTAAGGAGAACGCAGGTAAGGTTCGTATTGATACTGCCATTGGTCTAAATGAGTGGTATGATAAAGATGGTAATCTGGTATCTGTTCGCCGCAACGAGGGTGGCTTTGTACATCAGGTACAAGAGCTGTGCGAGCCTAAGAGCCGTGCAACTTTCAACACCGATATGGTAATTACTAACGTTCGTCGTGTTGAGGCTGATGAAGAGAAAGAAACACCCGAAAAGGTAATTGTTAAGGGCTGCGTGTTTGATTTCCGTAATGCTCTACTCCCTGTTGAGTTTAGCGTTTATGAGCCATACGCTCCCGCAAAAGCTCTCGATTATTTCGAAAATCTCGGCGCTTCCTCTAGTTCTCCTGTCTTTACCAGAGTTCAGGGTATTCAGGTATCCAAAACTATTGTGCGTAAGACTGAGGAAGAGAGTGCATTTGGTGAAGCTGTTGTAAAGGAAACTCGTACTTCTCAGCGTGATTTTGTGATTAATTGGGCACAGCCTGAGACTTATGAGTGGGACAGCGAGGATACTCTGTTGGCTTCTGAATTGGGTGAGATGATGACCGCTCGTGAGGTTCATCTTGCTGAGATTAAGAAGCGCCAGGACGAGTATCAAGCTTCTCGTGGTAACGCGGCTGCGGGTGGTGCTTCTAAGGCAACTGCGGCTCCTGCGAAGGGCGACTACAACTTTTAATTAAATAAGGGGCAGTTATCTACCCCTTTCATTTCCTCATTATAAATAAAATAATTAAAGGAGAAAAATAATTATGAGTTTGCTTGACCTTAAACCACATGAAGTATCAAGAGATTTAAGAGGATATTCCGTTTTATTCTATGGCACTCCTAAATCTGGTAAGACTACAATTGCCAGTGAATTTCCCGGCGCACTTCTTCTCGCTTTCGAGAAAGGTTATAACGCATTGCCGGGTGTATATGCCCAGCCTATCAATAGCTGGGGTGAATTTAAGAAGCTCTTTACAGAGTTAAAGACTCCAGAAGTACAAGAAAAGTTCCAGACTATTGTTATCGACACCGCGGATATTGCTTACAGTTATTGTGAAAAATATATTTGTAATCGTGAGGGTGTTGATACCATCGCAGACCTTGCTTATGGTAAGGGTTACTCCATGGTTGGCACCGAATTTGACGAGGCAATCCGCAAGATTCTTCAGTTGAATTATGGTCTGATTTTGATTTCCCACTCTACTGACAAGGTATTTAAGGATGAAGAGGGCAACGAATATAATCAAATCGTTCCCACTCTTGATAAGAGAGGCCGTCTGATTTGCGAAAGAACTTGCGACATTATCGGTTATTCCACTTCTGTGAATACTGATGAAGGTGTTCAAACTCGCCTCTTTATGAGAGGTACTCCTCGTTACGTAGCAGGTTCTCGTTTTAAGTATATTCCCAATTCTATTGAATTTACTTATGATAACTTAGTAAGTGCGATCGCGGAAGCTATCGACAAGCAGGCAGAGGAAACTGGCGGTAAGTTTATTTCTGATGAAGCTACTCAGGTAGTTACAGAAGATGTAATTTATGATTTTGATCGACTAAATGCTCGTTTCCAAGAACTGGTTGGTGAGTTGATGTCTGCTAATCAGTCTAATGCCGGTAAGATTACTGCTATTGTTGACAAGTATCTTGGTAAGGGAAAGAAAGTCGGAGAATGTACTCCTGAGCAAGCTGAACAAATTGACCTTATTGTTCATGACTTGGAGCTTCTAATTAAGGGCTAAGATTAAAGGAGGGTATTCTTGTATGAATACTCTCCTTTTGATTTTTTATCATAATTATGGTATAATAGTTATAGAAAATGTAAAGAAAGGAGCGTAATGATTATGGCAAAACATATGGTGAAGTGCTTGTACTGCGGCCAGATGTTTGATGCTAATACCGAGCCTTTCGTAAAACCAAACGCAAGACGATATGCTCATGTAGCTTGTGCGAGGACAGAAGAAGAAAATCAAACTCAAGAAGAAAAAGACAAGCGTGAATTAGAAGAATATATCAAGGAATTATTTGGAGTTAGCACTATCCCAGTCAAAATTAGGAAACAGATGGATACCTTTAGAAAAGAAAAAAATTATAGCTATTCTGGAATGAGAAAAACGCTAAAATTTTTCTTTGAAGTTAAGGGTAATCCGATCGAAAAAGCTAACGGTGGTATCGGTATTATTCCTTGGGTATATGATAAAGCATTTGATTATTGGAGAGCTTTATGGGAAGCTCAAGAGCGCAATAAGGGAGTAGAAATTCAGAAGTATAATTTGCCTGTGCGAGAAATTCACATTGTTCCTCCTGAGAGAGAGCCAATGAAGCATACGCGGCAATTATTTACATTCTTAGATGAAGGAGAGGAAGATACATGAATAGTAGTTATGTTGATACTGCTGCTATCACACAGATTATCGGTTGTGTCTTCAATAATGCCGCAATTCTCGACGACACAGACAAATATATTATCCACGAAGAAGACTTCGTAGAAGATTTCCACAAGATTGTATTCGGTAGTATGTATAATATTCATCTGACAGGTAGCCAGGTTAATATTGATGCTATTATCGACTATTTAGCTAATCGACCTAAATTTGATGCAATCTTTAAGAAGAATAAGGGTGTTGAGTATCTATTAGAAGCTTCTCAAAATGCTCGTCAAGACACTTTTAATTATTATTATGGTAGGTTGAAAAAGTTTACTCTGTTGAGAGCTTATGATAGCTATGGAGTAGACGTAAGTGGATTGTATGATCCTGATAATCTACTCGATACCAAAAAGCGCCAACAACAGGAAGATTGGTTGGATGCAACTTCACTGGTTGATATTGCAAATACAATTGATACTAAGATTGATGAAATCAAGAGCAAGTATATTGATGATGATTTAGGTCTTGGATATCAAGCCGGTGACGGTATCATGGAGTTGATCGAAGACCTTGAGAAACATCCAGAGGTCGGTATTCCTCTCTATGGACCTCTCATCAATACAGTAACAAGAGGAGCAAGATTGCGAAAATATTACTTGCGATCTGCAGCTACTGGTATCGGTAAAACGAGAAGTATGATTGCTGATGCTTGCAATTTTGCGTGTAATCGCATCTACCATGAGCAGTTTGGTTGGATTAAAAATGGCGCATCTCAACCGACACTCTTTATTGCTACAGAGCAAGATAAAGGAGAAGTTCAAACAATGATGTTGGCTTTTTTATCTTGTGTAAATGAGGAGCATATCCTTAATGGTCAATATCTCGAAGGGGAAAGAGAGCGAGTTGTTGAAGCTGCAAAGATAATTAAAGATAGTCCAATTTGGATTGAAGAATTGCCAGATTTCTCTTTGCAGGATGTAGAGAATAAGATTAAGAAGAATATCCGTGAGCATGATGTTAAGTATGTTTTGTTTGATTACATTCAGACTTCTCTTAAAATCTTGGAAGAGATCACCAAGAAAACTGGTGGTATTCGTTTGAGAGAAGATAATATTTTGTTCATGCTTTCTGCGAGACTAAAGGATTTGGCAAATAAATATGGCGTCTTTATTATGTCTGCTACTCAGTTAAATGGTGATTATAAAGATAGCGAAACGCCTGACCAAAACTTATTGCGCGGTGCAAAAAGTATTGCAGACCGAGCTGACGTAGGTATGATTTTATTAGGCGTTTCAGAAGAAGATTTAGCAAAGCTAGAACCAATTCTTGAAGCAAACCCCAATCTTCAAAGACCGAACATTAAACTCTCTGTCTATAAGAACAGACGAGGCTCTTATAAGGGCGTGTTCTTATGGTGTACCGCGGATTTAGGTACTTGTCGTATTCACCCTCAGTTTTGTACCACTTGGCACCATGAGATGGTTGGTATTGAAGATATTAAAGTTATTGTAGATGATGAACCCAGTGCATGGGATAATAATTAAGGAGAAGATAATATGAAGAACTCTAAGGCTATTGATTATCAGATTACTAAGAAGCAGTTTGATGGTATCCTTTCTACTCGTAAGGATGATGAAGCAAAAAAGAACCCTTATCAGTATGTAATGGGGATTATCAATGAGAGTTATGGTCTGCGTGGTACAGTAACTCATCTCGTTATTATTGAGTAATGTCTCGTTATTATGATAAAGACGAGCTAAAGGAGAAACTAGAACTAGAGCAGATTTATGACTTGGTAGAAGCTTGGGGAGGCGAGCCTGAGTACACAGATGGAGGGCTTATCTCTCAGACCATTTGTCACAATCTACCTGGCGAGGGTTCCCGCAAGCTTTATTATTACACTAATACTCGATTGTTTAGATGCTATACTGGCTGTATTGATCCTACTTTTGATATCTTTGACCTATGTATCAAGGTAATGAAAAATCAAAAGCAACTGAAATGGGAAATGTACGATGCTATGGATTATATAGCATCGTACTTTGGTTTTGATGGTATCGAAAAACAAGAGGAACAATCGGAGTTAAAAGACTGGGACATATTTAAGAAACACAATTTGCGGCTTCCAGAAAAGAAACCTATGGTTCAATTAAAAGAATATGATCCAGTTATTCTTACTCGCTTTGCTTATCCACGAATCTCTCGTTGGGAACAAGAGGGAATTAGTGATGAAGTAAGTAAAAAGAATCTTATTGGCTACTATCCAGGCGGCGAGCAAATCACAATTCCGCATTTTGATATTGATAATCGTTTGATTGGTATTAGAGGTCGCTCTTTAGCGGCAGATGAAGCTGAGAGATATGGTAAATATAGACCTCTATTGATTGGTAAGCAATTATACAATCATCCATTAAGTATGAATCTGTATAACTTAAACAATAGCAAAGATAATATCGCTAAAATTCATGCCGCGATTATTTTTGAGAGCGAAAAGTCTTGTTTGATGTATCAATCATACTATGGGCATGAGAATGATATTTCTGTCGCTATTTGCGGAAGTAGCTTATCGAGCTATCAGGTTGATTTATTGAAACAAGTTGGCGCGAGAGAAATTGTGATTGCTCTTGATAGGCAATTCCAAGAAATTAGCGATGATGAGTTTAAGCGATTAAAAGCCAAACTTATTCATTTTTATAATAAATATAATAACTCTATAAGAGTAACAGCTATATTCGACAAAGCTATGATTTCACCTTATAAAGCTAGTCCTATTGATCAAGGACCGCAAGTTTTTGAGAAATTATTAGCCGAACGAATTATTCCAAAAGATTAAGGAGGTAAATCATGGATTATTAGCTGATTAAGCCTATTCATGACGGTTACTCCGCTATTGAACAGGTGCTGACAAATAGAGGGATTAAATTTGAAGATATTGATCATTATCTTAATGTATCAGAATCAGATAATTTATCACCCCTTTTGCTCAAAAATATTGAGAGTGCAGCTAAGATGATTTTTAATCAACTTAGTAAAGATAGTTTTCATATTCATGTGCAAGTGGATAGCGACTGCGATGGATATACTTCAGCAGCTTTATTATTGAATTATATCCATGCTATATTCCCATCTGCTATATCGCATATTTCATATAGTTTTCACGATGGTAAGATTCATGGTATTAACCCTGAGTTGATTCCACCAGAGACAACATTAGTCATTGCTCCAGATTCAAGCTCTAATGACTATGATATTCACAAGGCTCTCCATGATAAGGGTATTGAAGTTCTTGTATTGGATCACCACTAGGCTGAGAGAATTTCAGAATATGCTTGTATCGTGAATAATCAACTTTGTGATTATCCTACTAAATCGCTTTCTGGTGTTGGTGTAGTTTATAAGCTATGTCAATTTATTGATTCTCTGCTTCCCGCAGATCAACAGAAAGCGGATCAATTCTTGGATATAGTAGCTATTGGCTTGGTTGGAGATATGATGGATTTAAGAGATTTTGAAACACACTATCTAGTTCAGACTGGATTAAATCAAATTCAAAATCCATTTATCAAAGGTATGGCAGAAAAGAATCATTACCAGTTAGGCGATCACCCTACTCCTATCGGGGTTGCTTTCTACATTGTACCACTTATTAACTCAATTACAAGAGTTGGAACAATGGCTGAAAAGATTTTATTATTTGAGTCTATGCTTAACTGGAAAGCCTTTGATTTAGTTCCTTCAACTAAGAGAGGATGCTCTGGTCAGCAAGAGACAAGATTGGAACAAAGCTTGCGGACTTGCACTAATGTCAAGAATCGGCAAACGAGAAATCAGGATGCCGCGGTTGAACAGGTTAAAACAATCATCGAGGATAATAAACTTCTCGATCATAAGATTTTGTTAATTAAATTAGAACACCCTTCTTTTGATAGAGGTATCACTGGTTTAATTGCTAACAAACTTATGGCAGAATACCAGCGGCCTGTGGCATTGTTAGTGGAAGTAGAAGAAGATGGGAAAATCGCTTGGAGCGGTTCGGCACGTGGATATGAGAAATCTAAGCTAAATGATTTCAGAGGCTTTTGTCGAGATAGCGGTTTAGTTTATCTTGCTGAAGGCCATCCTAATGCATTTGGTTTCGGTATCTTGGACGAGAATTTTGATGCCTTTCTCGAATATGCCGATAATGCACTCAAGGATATAGAATTTTCACCAAGTTATAAAGTGGATTTTATTCATTCCATAAACAACTTTAATCCTAAAGAAATTCTTGAACTAGGTAACATGAAAAATCTTTGGGGTCAAAATGTTGATGAACCACTTATCGCGGTGGAAAATGTTGCAGTAACAAAAGACATGATTACACTCATGGCAAGAGATAGGAACCCCACGTTGAAGATCCAATTACCCAACGGAGTTACTTGCATCAAGTTTAAATCAAGCGAAGAGGAGCTGGATAGTTTGTTCAGCGAAAACGGTTGCGTGACTATTAATCTTGTGGGTAAGGCCGAAGTAAATAAATACTTCAATAGTGTAACACCACAACTTATTATCTAGAATTATGAGATTATAAATCGTCAGGAATATTATTTTTAATGATTGCGCGACCTCTTACTAAAGGAGGAACAATCAAATGAGTCGTTTTATTAAAGTTATCACAAGTTTAATCATTATATTATCTTTATGCGGATGTGGCTATGGCCTAGCGGTCACTGCTCAAGCTTATTCCGTGCCGTATAACGAAACTGTTAGTTATACTCTTGATGATATGGATACATTGATTGAGCTTATTGCGGAACAAATCTCGAATATGAACGCCGCACATCAAATGGCTGAAGCTGCTAGATAGCTAGGCTATAGTGAAGACCATGACGTCATTGTATTAGCAAAACAAGAACACGCTGATGCAAATGCTTTGAGAATGAAATATCAAAGCGTATATGACCAACTCATGGAACATTGGCATCAAAAGGAAGAAGAGTACCCAACAGCTACTTATATATGGACCTACTTCAAAGATCTGGGCTACAGTAACCAAGTTTGCGCTGGCATTCTTGGTAATATAATGGCTGAAACTGGAGGTAACACATTAGACATTCAAGCCACGATTTCTGGTAACGGATATTATGGTATATGTCAATGGAATAAAGCCTACTCAAATGTATGGGGAGCCTCGTTAGAAGAGCAATGCGACTATCTGCGAGATACTATTGAGTACGAGTTCGATACATTCGGTTATGTTTATAAGAGAAACTTTGATTACAATAGTTTCTTAGATTTAACCGACATTAAAAGCGCCGCTCTAGCATTTGCTAAATGCTATGAGAGATGCGGTTCTGGGAGCTATTATACGCGATAGCAAAATGCTATTGCTGCATATAATTACTTCATAAGTTAAAATAAAGAATTGACGAACTGGCCGGAACCTAGACGGCCGTTCGTCAAAACTAAAACAGGGTTTACTATTTTTGGAAAGGAAAAGTGGTATGAATATTTTATATGTAGATTTAACTAGCATGAATATTTCAGAAGCAGTCTCGCTATATGAGCAACTCTCCTATAAATTAGATGATGATTTAATTATGCTACCGATGAATACTAGACTACTTTATGATGTAAAGCTAGAAGATTTATATGACTTGAAAGCTAAAGTAGATGCAGTAATTAAGGAGAAGGAAAATGGAACTAACACGTAAGCAAGAGGAAGGATTGAGAATCGCAGTAGAGCGATATCACCAGAATGAACCTTATACCGTGATTTCAGGCTACGCTGGAACAGGTAAATCAACTCTTATTAAGTTCATTATTTCTGCTCTAGATGTCAACCCCGAACGAGTAGCCTATATTGCTTATACTGGCAAAGCCGCGCAAGTATTAAGAAATAAAGGTTGTCCGACTGCGATGACTGCACATCGACTACTCTATAAATCCTTACAGCGAGCTGATGGCACTTTTATTCATATTCCGAGAGAATCACTTAACTCTGATTGTGATATTGTCGTCGTAGATGAGGTATCTATGCTACCAAAACAGATGTGGGAGCTATTACTATCGCATAATGTTTATGTAATTGCTTGCGGCGACCCAGGCCAGTTGCCTCCTATTGGCGAGGAGAATGGCATCCTCGACCATCCGCATATCTTCCTTGACGAAATTATGCGCCAGGCCGCAGAAAGCGAAATTATCCGCCTGTCCGCAGATATTCGTGCTGGTAAGATTATTAAACCTTACAAGGGTTCAGAAATCAACGTCGTTCGACAGAGAGACCTTTGCGATGGTATGTTCACATGGGCTGATCAAATTCTTTGTGGTAAGAATGCTACTCGTCATACTATGAATAATTATTACCGTAATATGCGATATGGCGAAGATATTCCTGCTCCTATTGTTGGAGATAAAGTTATTTGTCTCAAGAATAACTGGGATAAGATTACTGCCACAGGTGATGCTCTTGTTAATGGGACCATCGGCACGATCGAAGAGATTGCTACTTATCCTAACCCATGGCTTAATCCCATGTGTATCATTGATTTTGCGCCAGAGACTATTGATGAAACAGATCCTCGTGATCAAGTATTCCATGAACTCTTGATGGACTATAAGCTTATTACTACAAAAGAAGCAACTGTCAATAAAGAAAACTTCCGAATGTTTCCTAAGCAGTTACGACCAGAGCAATTTGATTATGGCTACTGTATTACAGTACATAAGAGTCAGGGTAGCGAGTATGATAAAGTTCTGGTGCTTGAAGAAGTTCTTAAAAGAGCAGATCACGCAAGATGGCTATACACAGCTGTAACAAGGGCTTCGCAGAAATTAACCTTAGTATTAAAAGATTAATAACTTGCTTTTTGTATTTAATTATGCTATAATATTTATATAAAAGGTAAAGGAGATAGTTTATGAGTTATTTCAACAATCATGCTCATACAGAATATAGCAATCTCCGTCTTCTCGACTGCATAAATCATCCGGAAGAGTTGATTGACAAGGCTATCGAGCTTGGATTGACAGGAATCGCAATTACAGACCACGAATCGTTGAGCGCTCATATGAGAGTCAACAAGTATGCTAAAAAACTACAGAAAACTCATCCTGAGTTTACTATTGCATTGGGTAACGAAATCTATCTGACCGATACGCGAGAAATGGGTCAGAAGTATTATCACTTTATTCTTCTCGCAAAGAATGAACATGGCTATAGAGGTCTGAAAGAGTTGTCCTCTATTGCATGGACAAACGGTTATTATGACCGTCGAATGGAAAGAGTGCCGCTCCTTAAATCTGAACTCAAAGAGATCATGCAAAGATTTAAGGGAGATATTATTGGCACAACTGCTTGTATCGGTGGAGAATTGGGACAGTCTATTCTAAACCTTGATGCTTGCGAAAAAGCTAACGATGAAAATAATGCACGTCGTTACCATGAACAGATTATCGACTTTATGGAGTTTGGTATTGATGTCTTTGGTAAAGATGATTTTTATATAGAGTGTGCGCCAGCGAATAACGAGGAGCAGATTATTGCAAATAAGAGAATGCTTAGTATCGCTAAAGCATTTGATGTAAAGGTATGCGTTGGCACTGACGCTCACTATCTCACCAAGGAAGATAGATATGTGCATAAATCCTATCTTAATTCCAAAGGTGGAGAAAGAGAAGTTGATTCATTTTATGAGTTTACTTATCTTATGTCTGAGCAAGAGGCAACAGATTTACTTTTGTCTAGCTACGACTTAAATACAATTTATTGGATCTACGACAATTCTAATGAAATCAAGGATAAGATTGAGTTTTACTCTCTTGAGAAACATCAGTCTATTCCAGAAGTAGAAGTAACTCATTATAATAAGTATGATTGGTCACGAGTTCCAGAAGATATGATGGATACTTTCCGTGATGATTATAAAGTATTAACTTCCTTGATTGAATCTGATAACGAGCAAGAGAAATATTGGATTCAGGAATGCATCATTGCAATGCAGGAGAAAGGTCTTATCCATAAGAAAGAGTATTGGGAAAGACTTGAAGAAGAAGCAAGAGTAAAGAGAGTTATTGGCGAGAAGTTACAAACCTGTATGTTCGCATACCCTAATACATTGAAACACTATGTAGATTTGTTCTGGAATTGCGGAAGTACAGTCGGTGCAGGCCGAGGTTCTGCGTGTGCAGCTTTAAACCATTATCTCCTTGGTATTACTCAGCTTGACCCCATCGAGTGGGACTTACCTTTCTGGCGTTATATTAACGATGAACGTGTTGAGTTAGGCGATATCGATCTTGACTTGGCACCGTCTAAAATTCAGAAGATTTTTGCCGAAATCCGCAAGGAAAGAGGAGAACTTGGTCTAGTCCAGGTTTGCACTTTTGGTACAGAAGGTACGAAGTCTGCAATCTTGACTGCGTGTAGAGGTTATCGTTCTGAGGAATATCCCGATGGTATTGATGTTGATGAAGCACAATATTTGAGTTCTTTGATTCCTCAAGAGCGTGGTTTCCTGTGGCCAATTGAAGATGTTGTCAATGGTAATCAAGAGAAGGGCAGAAAACCTGTTAAAGCATTTGTAACCGCGGTTTCGCAGTATGACGGACTATTAGACATTATTGTTCGTATTCAGGGCATGGTGAATAAGAGAAGTAGTCACGCATCTGGTGTTATTCTCTTTGATGAAAATATCTATGATTCCGCCGCAGTTATGCGTACTCCAAAAGGCGCATTGATTACTCAGTGGGATCTGCATGACCAGGAAGCCGCAGGTTCTGTGAAATATGACTTCCTGCTAACAAGTGTGCAGGATATTATTATTCAAACTATTGAACTTCTTCAAGCCGATGACGTTATTGAAAAAGATTTAACTCTTAGAGAGGCTTATGATAAGTATTTACACCCATCTGTTCTTCCGCAGGATGATGAAGCAATGTGGACTGCTCTGGCAAATGGTGATGTAATCGGCTGTTTCCAGTTTGATAGCGCGGTTGGCGCACAGGCAGCCAAGAAAATCCGTCCGCATAACCCTCTCGAAATGGCGGATGCCAATGGTTTGATGCGTCTTATGGCTTCTGAGCCTGGCGCAGAAACTCCGATGGAAAAGTATGTTAGATATAAGAATAATATCTCTTTGTGGTATCAAGAGATGGATAAGAATGGTCTGACGAAACAAGAGCAGAAAACTTTGGAGCCTTACTTCTTATCTTCTTATGGTGTACCTCCCTCTCAAGAGCAGTTGATGAAGATGTTGCGGGATCCCGATATCTGCAACTTTAGTCTGGCTGAAGCCAACGCCGCAAGAAAGATTGTTGGTAAGAAACTGATGGATAAGATTCCAGAACTTCATCAGAAGGTTCTGGATACAGCAAAGTCAGAAATGTTAGGCAAGTATGTTTGGAAATTTGGACTCGGTCCGCAGATGGGCTACTCATTCTCTGTAATCCATGCTCTTGCTTATAGCTTCGTTGGTATGCAGACTCTTTATCTCGCTACACATTTCAATCCTGTGTATTGGAATACCGCGTACCTAATCGTTAATAGTGGGGCTATTGATGAAGATGAGGGCGAGCAATCTGACTATACAAAGTTAGCAAAGGCTATTGGTGAAATTCGTAACAAAGGTATTAAGGTATCTCTTGTTGATATTAACCATTCTGCACTTGGATTTAAGCCCGATGCAGAAAACAATCAAATCTTGTTTGGTCTAAAGGGTTTAACTAATGTCAACAATGATTTGATTAAAGAGATTATCGCAAACCGTCCATATGTATCTATGGTTGATTTTTATTATAGAGTAACACCTAATAAGCAAGCTATGATTGCTCTTATTAAGGGTGGTGCTTTTGATCAATTCTGTAATCGTAAAGAAGCTATGGTACAATATTTATGGATGACCTGTGATAGAAAAAAGCGTTTAACTCTACAAAATATGCCAGGTCTTATCCGCTACGGTCTTCTGCCTGAAAATACAGAAGAGCAAGTTCTTGCGCGCAGGATCTATGAGTTCAATCGGTATCTAAAAGCAGAATGTAAGTACGATGGGACTTATTATAAGTTGGATGAACGAGCGGTTGACTTCATTTATGAGCTTAGTACGCAAGTCGGGGGCATCGAGGAGAATATCGTGAATGAGAATGATATGTTCCTCTTTAATGTAAAAGATTGGGATAACTTCTATCAAAAGGAAATGGATATATTCAGAGATTGGATTAAAGAAAATAAAGATAGTATTCTTGATGAACTGAATACTCGAATCTTCATGCAAGATTGGGAAAAGTATGCTAAAGGAAATATTTCCTCTTGGGAAATGGAAGTTCTGTGCTTCTATTACCATGACCACGAATTAAGCAATGTGAACACTCAAAAGTATGGTTTAGTAGATTTCTTCTCTCTACCTGAAGATCCAATCATTGAAAAAACTTTCAAAAAAGGTGCATCTATTATTCCAATTTATAAGCTCAATAGAATCTGCGGAACTTGCATTGCAAAAAATAAAACTAAGAGTGTTGTGTATCTACTTACAACAACAGGCGTAGTATCTGTTAAATTCAGACAGGAGTATTTCGCTTTGTTTGATAAGCAGACCTTCCGCAAGAATAATGATGGAACTAAAACTGTCATTGAAAAGTCTTGGTTCAACCGTGGCAATATGATTATGGTACAAGGTATCCGTAGGGGTGATGAATTTGTAACTAAGAAGTATGCAAGTTCCAATGGTCACCAACTGTATCATATTGATGAAGTAACTGCTGATGGTTCTCTCGTTCTAAGAAGTGAGAGAGCGACAGGAGAGGAAGAAGAAGATGAATAAAGTCAAAGTCATTGCTTTATTTGGTAAAGCCGGGAGCGGGAAGGATACAATCCTTCGCGCTCTCGTTAAAGTAGATCCTGATAAATTTAATGAGATTGTGAGTTGTACTACTCGTCCTCCTCGCGGAGGAGAACAAGAGGGAGTAAATTATCACTTCTTAACAATTGACCAGTTCACAGAGAAAGTCCTTAATGGCGATATGCTAGAAGCAACTGAATTTAATGACTGGCATTATGGGACTGCTTTATCTAGTTTATCAAAAGATAAAATCAATGTGGGCGTCTTTAATCCTCAAGGTATTAGATGCCTAATGGAAGATAATTTCGTAGATTTAACTGTGTATTATGTGCAGACTAGTGATAAAGAACGTCTAATCAGACAGTTAAATAGAGAAGAGAATCCTGATATTCAAGAAATTATTAGACGTTTCTCAACTGACGAACAAGATTTTGAAGATTTAGAGGATATTGATTATCAAGTAATTAAAAATCAAGATGCAGGCGATTTACTTCGTGCTGTCGATCTTATAGCTGGGCAATTTTGTTAAATTTGCTTATCAAAAACACCAGATAAAATATAATCAGCTTGGGAGGTTAATATGTATTGTATATATTTACACCGTAATTTAATAAATGGCAAGGTGTATATCGGATAGACTAAGTTTGGCGATAATCCAAATAAACGGTGGTAGGGTGGAGAAGGTTATAAAAGATAGATAAATTTTTATGAAGATATTTCTAAATATGGATGGGATAATTTTGACCATATTATATTAGCTTCAAATCTAACTTTAGAAAGAGCTAATGCTTTAGAAATAAAATTCATAGAAGATTATCAGTCTACCGATCCTCAATATGGCTATAATATCATGTCTGGTGGAGGAAATGCGCTATCCAATAATTCTAACCTCCTTTCAACTTTATACTTTAATGATGAAAAGGGAATCCTAAGAAGCAAGAAAGTAAAAAGTGTTTTAGAAGCTGAAAAGATTAGATATAATGAAAAATATCAAAGATATTTTGGAAAATAAATACAAGGGAGTGTTTTGATTGCTACAAGTGAAAAAGAGAAATGGTATCCTTGTACCATTTGATAAGCAAAGAATCGTTAACGCTATCAATAAGGCTTTCATCGAAGTTGATGGCACTTTACATGAAGAAGATACAGCAAATGATATTGCTGATGAAATTAAGTATAGTGTAAAGACCACAGATAAAATTATCTCTGTCGAGGAAATTCAAGACATGGTTGAAGACTTCCTCATGCGATCTGAACGCAAAGATGTAGCTAAAACCTATATTCGTTATCGTTATAAACGAGAGGTCGCGCGTTCAGGCAGAGACGATTTTATTAAGGCTTTCTCTGAGAAGATTAACGGTACAGCCATTGAGAATTAGAACGCTAATGTTGATGAAATGTCATTCGGCGGTCGAGTTGGCGCAGGGTCTGACTTGCAAATGAAGAGATACGCTCTAGATTACTGCGTTTCTGATATGGCTCGCTGCAATCACGAGAACAATGAAATTTATATCCATGACCTATCTGCTTATGCAGTTGGTATGCATAACTGTCTCTCCATTCCTTTTGATGATCTACTCGCGAAAGGTTTCAATACTAGACAGACTGACGTGCGGCCCGCAGGTTCTGTGAATACTGCTTTCCAGTTGGTTGCTGTTATTTTCCAGCTTCAATCCTTACAGCAATTTGGTGGAGTAAGTGCTACCCATCTTGACTGGACTATGGTTCCTTATGTAAGAAAAAGTTTTAGAAAACATTATATTGAAGGTTTAAAGTATATTGAGAATATCTCCGATAAAGAGCTTTTTGACCATATCCCAGATACTGCTGGAATTGAAGATAATGAATATATGATTTATGATAAAGCATATCAATATGCTCTTGATATGACTGTTAAAGAAGTGCATCAAGCTGTAGAAGGTATGTATCATAATCTTAATACTCTTCAATCTCGTTCTGGTAATCAATTACCATTCACTTCTATCAACTATGGTACTTGCACTCTACCAGAAGGTAGAATGGTTACAAAAGCATTGCTTGATGTTTCTATCGAGGGACTCGGTAGACTGCATAAAACTTCTATCTTCCCTTGCGGTATCTTCCAATGCATGAAAGGTATCAATCAAAAGCCAGGCGATCCAAACTATGATTTGTTCAGACTGGCCCTAAGATCTACTGCAACTAGACTCTATCCTAATTATGCTAATGTTGATTGGTCTGGTAATGCAGGATATGATCGAAACGATCCACGCACATACTTTAGTACGATGGGTTGTAGAACCGCGAATGGTTGGGATATAAATCACGATGATGGAGTTAACGGTCAAACAAAAGATGGACGCGGCAATATTTGTCCTGTAACTATTATCATGCCTACTCTTGCTATGGAGTGTAAGATTAACTTTGATGCAGATGTAAAAGGCCATCATTCTTTTGATGATAGACAAATTCTAATTGACAGATTCCTCTATAAACTTGACCAGAAGATCCATGAAGCAAAAGATATGCTAATTGAACGTTTTGATTATATCTGCTCCCAACCTGCGGCATCCGCCAAATTCATGTATGAGAACGGCTTAATGATAGGCTATGACGGTAAGAATACTCGTAGTGCTCTTAAGCATGGTACTCTTGCTCTTGGTCAATTGGGTCTAGCTGAAACTCTGCAAATCCTTATTGGTCAAGATCATACTACTCCAGAAGGTATGAAGTTAGCAAAGCAGATTGAGCAGCTTTTTAAAGATAGATGCGCAGAGTTTAAGGAGCAATACAGCTTAAACTTTGGTGTATATTATACTCCTGCTGAGAATCTTTGCTACACAGCTATGACAAAGTTCAAAGAGAAGTACGGAGAAATTCCTAATGTAAGTGATAGAGATTATTTCACTAACTCTATTCATGTCCCTGTATGGAAAGAAATGTCTCCATTTGATAAGATTGACATTGAGAGTCAATTAACTGGATATTCTTCCGCTGGGTGTATCACTTATGTCGAACTTGATAGTGGCGTCAAGAATAATATTGATGCTTTAGAAACTCTAGTGCATTACGCCATGGAACATGATATTCCCTACTTTGCTATCAATGTTCCTAATGATACTTGTCTTGACTGTGGTTTCATGGACGAATTTAACGATCATTGTCCTGTTTGCGGAAGCCATCATATCCAACAACTTAGACGAGTAACCGGCTATCTAACTGGTAACTATACAACCGCATTTAATGCAGGTAAAATTGCAGAAACAAATGATAGAGTAAAACACGCTGGTCGATTGGAGGAATGACCTATTCGTTACGCAGGAATTATTTATAATGACTTTTCTTCAGCACCTGGTGTGTGTCTATCATTCTTTACTCAGGGGTGCCCCTTCCATTGTGAGGGGTGCCACAATCCTGAGACTTGGGATTTTGATGGCGGAAGAGAGTTTACACAAGATACTTTGCAATCAATCATTACTGGATTGAAAGCTAATGGAATACATAGAAATCTATGTATCATGGGTGGAGAACCTTTATGCCAAGATAATTCATTCCTTACTCGCTTGATTGTAACGGCAGTAAAGAAAGAGCTACCGGATACTAAAATCTACATTTGGACAGGTAATAAATATGAAGAACTTCTTCATTCTTCTGATACCAATATGCGGGAAATTCTTAAGACTGCGGATGTCTTGATTGATGGCCCCTATATTCAAGCTGAACGAGATATTACCTTGCCTATGCGTGGTAGCCGCAATCAGCGCATCATTAACTTACATGATGCTAATTAATTCCATTTTTGGTGGCATGATGATTGCCATAGCTAGTTATATTTATCTTCAAGTCGGCGGAATAGTAGGAGCCTTTCTCTTTTCTATAGGGCTTCTAACCATTCTTAATATGAACTTTAAGCTATATACTGGTGCAATAGGATTTATACATCTAAATCCCGCAGATATGCAAAACATTACTACGATTCTTACTGGTAATTTAATCGGAGTATGCTTACTCTTGTTCTTCCCGCACTCTGCGGCCATTCCTTTGGTCGCTACCAAGCTAGCTCTTCCACTTGGATTAGTAATGATAAAAGCAATAGTATGTGGTATGTTTATGTATACTGCTGTCTCTTGCTTCCGCAATTCTGCTCCATATATGGTTCCATTATGTGTTGCAGGTTTTATCCTCTTTGGCGGTGAACACTGTATTGCAGACCTATGTTATTTTATAGCTTCTGGTTCTTTCTGTTATGAAATGTTTCCTTTCTTTATAGTGGCACTTATTGGCAACTCTTTAGGAGCCATTCTAATTGACAGAATTAAAGTTTTATGATATTATAATAAAAGAAAAGGAGAATTGCTATGACATTATATGAAATGAACTAGATTGCTTATAACAAGCTTCCTAAGATGCCGAAAGCTGAAATCCGTAGGGCAACTGAAAAGCTTGAACAGTTTCTAACTAAGCATGACTCTAAATACTACATGATGTTAAATGTAGATGGTAGATACTACACTGTATATACCTATAATCAAGAGCATGATGTAAAGAAGATGGCTTTTGAAATGATTGATGTTGCTAAAACATTGGGCGTCTTAAAAGGCATTGAAGTACAAGATGACATGGTTGAATTTTGGATTCAGCAAGATAAAACTTGCTCAATGTATGCCATGTTTGACTATACACAAGGAGTGATTGAAGTATGAACGATGTATTAGTAGTCCATTACGATCCATTTTCTGCGGAATCCCGTGTTTATATCTGCCGAGATAATTCTCAGTAGCAGACAGTAATCGACTCCAATATCTCTGAATTTGCGAAGAATATTGGTTTACTTGCAGATGCAACTAATATCTTTTCTGTAAAGATTGACGCTCCATCCCATGTAGTAGAAGAAATTAGACAACAGTTAATTACAAGTAATTATACAAAGCAAAAAATTGAAGTGGAAGGTATTTAATGATGTATACTTTGAAAACAACGAATGTGTATCGCGTACCTACTGTCGAAGATGCTCTTCGTCTGCGGAAGTGGCTTGACAAGAATTGTATTGGCGAGCTAACTTCCTTTAAGTACGCTACTAAATATATTAAGGCAAAAGGCGAGATCATTGAAGAGTATCAGCTTGTGACTGCTACTATTACTATCGACAATGAGAAAGACCCTGAAGGAGTTATGCCTATCAGTATGGAGGAAGAGTAATGAGCTGTTATTTTGAAAAAGTTTCCCGTTTTGCGGATGTTAATCTACCCCTGCCGACTCGTGCAACAGCCAATTCCGCAGGCTATGATTTTGTAGTTGCAGAGGATATTGTGATTCCTCCCTATGATTTTCTAAGAACCAAGATTCAGGATGATTTATTTGAGAAAGAACGCCATGAAGACTTCTATGGTTTCATTGACCCACTTTCTCTTGATGAAATGGCGGCTCTTACCAAAGAACTAAAAGCCAAAATTCCTCTTGTATCTACTGGTATGAAGTGTCATCTTGAGCCTGGTCAGTACCTCGAACTGAGTGCCCGTAGTTCTACCCCTCTTAAGCATTGGTTGATTATCGGTAATAGTATCGGTATCATTGACGCCGATTATTGCGATAACCCTGATAATGAGGGTGAAATTTTCTTCCAGATTATCAATCTTTCTCCTTTTGCTATTCAGCTTAAGCATGGAGATAAGATTGGACAAGGAATTATTCATACTTATGGAGTAACCGATGATGATGCTGCGACAGGCGAGCGCGTAGGCGGATTCGGTTCTACAAGTAAGTAATGAGTCGCTTGTTAGCCCTCGACCAAGCCTCAAAGGTTACGGGATGGGCTATCTTTGAAGATGGTGAATTGAAGTCCTACGGCAAGATTTCTTTAGATGATCCAAATACTGATATTAGACTAGTCTAGTTGCGATAGGGTATTTAGACTTTAGTTGCAGATTATAATATCGACGAAGTAATCTTTGAAGATATTTAGCAATAGAACAATGTGGCTAATAATGTTTAGACCTTTAAGGTCTTGGCAGAGGTTTATGGAGTTGTCTCAGAGTTACTACAAGAAATCCAGATTCCTCATTCAACAGTCCTCGCCGCATCTTGGAAATCTACTTTAGGTATTAAAGGTAGAACAAGAGCAGAATAGAAAAAGAATGCTCAGCTCTATGTAGAATAGAATTATGGTATCCATGTTATCTAGGATATCGCAGATGCTGTATGTATCGGGACACATCATATCAAAAAGAATAAATGCGCTTGGTAAGGATGCGGTCTAAATAAAATAATCCTCCTTTCTTAACTCTTAAATTTCTTGAGAGGTTTAAGGAAGGAGGATTTTATGCTTACTTTTGTTACTGAACATTTAGTTGAGATTTTTTTCGGCTTAGTATCGGCGGGAGCCTTAGCTTTTTGTAAATATTTACATGGCCAGTTAAAGAATTACAAAAAACTACTTGAAGAGAATAAAGATACTGAGCTAGAAAAAACTATAGACTCCCGCATTGAACCGATTCAGAAAGAAATCGAAGAACTCCGAAAATATATCATGGAAACTAAAGATATTGAGAAAAGTCATATGTAGCTAATTATTTCGTCTTATAAATTCCGTTTGGTGTAGCTTTGTAAAGCTTATATTAAATAGAGTTATATGACACAAGAGCAATATGACCAATTAAGTGAGTTTTATCGAATATACTCTGGATTAGGTGGGAATGGTCAAGCTAAAGAATATTACGAATTAGCGTTAGAACTGCCAATTAGACCCGAATAACAAAATAAAGGGGACTTGTCTTTAACTTGACAAGTCCCCTTTATTTGCTTTTAATCGTTGAAATATATCATTGGTTTTAGAAATTATTTCCTATCCATAAGTAGCTATTAGATCCGCTAATAGCTCCTCTTGTTCAACGGTTAAATCAGTTTCATGGCTGAACATAGCAGCATGAGTTATTTCGTGGCATAACACTCTCTTCATTAAAGAAGAATTAAGATTCTCATTGATATAGATACATTTAGTATCATTATCACAAGCACCAGAAGCTAATGACCCATCGCTCCTAGCAAGAGTAGAGGAAGTTGGAGATACTAGCAATATCCTCCAACTTACCCCGTTAATATTAAGCATTGAGATTTAACTGCGCGATCTTATTGGTCAAGCTAGTCATTTTCTTCTCTAGAACTTGACGCTCTTCTGGAGAAGCTCCATCAATCATTTCTACGATGTCCTCAGAGAGTTCCTGCATATACTTCTCTAATTCTTTAACCTTTTCTGTCTTATCTTTATGGAGTTGTTTAGATTCCATATACATACGACGAGTTATTGGACTGCGGCCTTCGCGAGAATCGCGAATATCAATCTCGCGTCCACGTTCAGGATAATAAGGATAACTCTCCCAATCTTCATCACGATCGCGCTTTTTCCATGGATAACGGCCGTCTGGACCTTCATAATACATTCTTCCATATACTCTATCCATATCTCTATGGTGATGGCTCTTTTCTTTAGTTTCGTCCTCTTCGGCTTCTTCCATTGCCTTGACAATAGAGCAGTAATACTTAGCCTGCTCAAGGTCTTTAATCATATCAATAGCCTGACCTAATTCCTCAGTATCTACTGTATCAAGATGACTTAACTGTGCCTGAACACAGCCCATCAAGACTTCTTCCATATGCTTTAGTCGTTCCATAAATTAAGCCACCCTTTCAACAATTAGATTAGCATTTTGAACACTTACTGGAATAGTAGAGATATTTCTTACGCTTACTTTTCCACAGCATCCACGTGGAATATCAATAAAGATAGCACTAAAAATATTACCATAAGTGCTAACTGCGGTTGGCGTATAAATCATGGTAGTGGTATTGATAGGTTCACCATCAATAGCAATAGCTAATGAAATTGGTCCAGCAGTACCGTCTGCGGGAACCGCAATATTACCTCCAAAGGACACGCGAAAACGCGCACGACACTGGCAATTAGTCAAACCTCTTAAAGTTACTTGACCACTACCGCTACGATGAACGGTAGAAGAGTTGCCTGCGATAGCAACATTTGTGAATAAAACATCTTGATTAGCCGCGACTGTTTGCACAGCATTAGCGGTAATTTCCATAATACAAATCCTCCTTGTTTTTAATATAAGGGGAGATTACTCTCCCCTTATAGGTTAATTTAGGCAGTTAAGCCGCAACCATAAGCTGCGGTCCCGCAGTTACAGTATGGGTTTGCAACCACATAAGCGGGAACAGGTGCCTTAGTGCCGAGCTGGCTGACCAGATAGTTATTCTGAGCCTGCTGAGATGCAGCAAGGCGGAGAGCCTGGTTCTCACTCTGGAGATCAGAGATTTTCTCCTGGCAGAGATAATCAAGGATAGCACGAGTGCCAGCATTCTGACTGTCGATAATATCACGGGTGTGATTTGCCATAGAGGTCTGGATAGCGCAAGTATTGGTTGCCATATTATAGTTAATATCAGCAAAACCACGTTCCATAGCGCGACCATTCTCGCAGCAGCAATCAGAAATCTCACGAGCAATACTATTCTGACCAATAGTATTATCATAACGAGCCTGATTGATAGCATTTTCAACCTGGCATACACCCTGTTGTGCAGCAAAACGATTAGCTACAATATCAGAAGTTAAACCGTTAGCAAGTTGAGCAGTCTGATAACCGAGAGAGCATACTGCATTATTAACACCTGCAAAATTATTTAACATTCCAGTATTCATTGCGTAGAAACCATCGCAAAGGCCTTGCTGTACGCCACGAATACTATTCTGTAAACCATTCATATCAAAACCATAAGCGATTTCTTCACGAGTGGTAGTTCCTTGATATGCAGGAGATCCAGCGCCCATGCCGCGACCGAAACCATTACCCCACATACCACCGTTGAAACAGAAGAGGAAGAGGATAATAATCCACCACGCACCGTTGTCCCACATACCATCATTGCGATTGTTACCACCAGTAGCAGCCGCAATATCAGCTAGACTATAGCCATTAGAATTATTGAACATAAAAATGTTCCTCCTTTAATAAGATGATTAAAGGCCAAGCATCTCTTTAAAGGCGGCAAATTCTTTGTCGAAATCTATTCCCTATTGTTTAGCTAAGTTACGAGCAATTTGCTCAATATCTGCGGATCGACCATTCTTGGCTAGATTTAAAAGGTTCTGACCCATTGGGGTCTCGCCCATCTAGCTTTCTAGCAGATTCATAGCGAGTTGCTAAGGATTCTGTCCACTCCTAAGCATTTGGATAAGTTGCATTGGGTTCATAATTCATGTCTCCTTAAAACTTAAATTTCTCAGTCTACTGCGGCTATACCGATGCGGGCTGAGATTCTGGCTCCTTTCCTAACATAGCTTGTTTTAATTGCGCTAATGTAGTCTCAAACTCTTCTCTAGTAACATACTGAGGAGAGCTGACGACTGGCTCATTCTTTAGCTCATAAACATTAAGACTGGCTGTGCCATCCATGTTTATTTGCTTAGTATAAATACGTCTATTTGCTAAATCAGGAAAATAAAATACAGAGCCATCGAAATCAATGCTAATGGCACGGGCCTCTTCAATAGAAGATACAGGCCGGCCTTTAATACCCATTTGCGGCTAGGTCTGATCCACATATTGAATACCTGGTCTTGGATACATAGGTTGCTGTGGATAGTATGGATAATTAGTTGCCAAAATTTTTTACCTCCTAAAAAATATTTCCTTTGACCTTTCATTAGTATATGAAAATCGTCTATGGACGATTTTACATTTTTGCCAAAAATTTTGCCAATTTTTTTGAAAAAAAAATATAGGGAGCCTATTAGGCTCCCTATTTCTTGTCATTTGCGCTTATTAACCTCAGCCTCAATTAACTGAGTGAGATAAGTATTCAAGTCACCTGTAGCCTCGGTAATATATTCCTTAGCATCGTCACTTAGAATAGTCATAATAGCGTTCATTGTGCGGTTAAATGCTTCCTTCTGAGCTGCTTCATCGAAGCTTCCAGATTTCTTCAAACTATCTACATAGGTCTGATTGGTTGCAATAACGCAATCAACAACAGTTTGATAAATCATATTAGTGTACTTCTGAGCAGTCTCATTATCGGTCTTAGAGTTAATCTCATTGCGCTTAGCAGTTAAGTAGTCAACGAGATATTTAGTCAAAATACCGAGCAAAGGAATAACACATACCTGGATAATCTGAATCACAATTTCTGGCATAATAATTCCTCCTTATTGTATATAATATATTAAACAAAAGGAAGATTGATTATCTTTTTCTGTCCAAATCAAATCTCTCCTATAAGCGGAGCCGTAATGTAGATTCTGAGATTTCTGGACATTCTTTCGCGAGTCTAGTAATTGGTTCATTCTTGCGGAAACGCTGATATAATTCCTCGAAATTCGAGGGAAGAGGTTTCCTTGGTCTCCCGAACTAGACACCATTAGACTTGGCGGCCGCGATTCCTTCAGCCTATCGTTGCTTAATATAGGTTCTCTCTTGTTCAGCCTAAAAGGATAATACCTATAAGACAAGATCAGAGATAAATGTGCCCATAACGTCTTTACAATATGACGTGTCTAATAATGGCATATCTAATACTTTAATATCTACTTTCTTGGTTTTAGTAATTAATCCCCATTGTTCTAGAATCTCTGAGTAATTACGACCTAATCTATCAATACTCTTAATAATAATCATATCATTTGGCTGAATTGTACTCACTAAATCCTAGTAGGCTGGACGATTGAAGTCCTTACCTGATTGTTTATCGACGAAGATATTATCTCTATCTACGCCTGCATCGGTTAATGCAATAATCTATCGGTCTAGATTTTGATCTCTTGATGAAACCCTTGCATATCCATATAACACCTTTATCACCTCATTATATAATGAAAATTTGGCAAAGTTGATTTAACAACTTTGCCAAATTTTTTGGTAAAATTATTCAGTAATCCCAGCCGCGACTAGGATCTTCTTCATGTTCTCCACGAGATCAGGAGGAAGGCAATCCGCAGAATAAGTAATTTTATCTAATTCTGCGGTTGTAGTTGCACGTCTTGCTAGAATTAAGAGGTGATTACAAAGAGTTGTATGGTATAGTTTATGCGCGGTAGCCTTTTCGGCAATGGCCTTGAGTTCTACGGCAGTAAACATACGACATAACTTCTTATCTGCATGGTAGGGATATCCCTTGGCTCCTTGTTCAATTGCAGATAGAGCTGTCGTTAAGTTAATTTGATCTGTTTCTTCAAGGCTAAAATGCTCTATACCTTCTGTTGTTTCTACATCCATACCAGCAACGATAGTTTGATTGCAAATTTCTGAGAGACTAAATAGCTTTTCTGTTTGAATTTCTTTAAATGGACGATTATCTAGCTCTTCTTCAATAATATACTCGCCGTTGTAGGCTTCAGTTTTGGCGATTTTTTCGTTGGCCTCACTCCACCCTAATGTGACAGCGGAAAAAACTTGCTCAATATTTGGCTTGTCCTTTGTGCCATGGTTGACCTCAGTGCAGAGTTGATATTTAAGAACTTTCATGGTGTCTCCTCCTTAATTGATAATTCTATGTACTTAACCCATTGTGTTGATGGTTATTATCAACTCTAATGGAGAAATACTATATTACTAATCTGTTTCTTTTGTGTATCGCACAATAGCATGTACGCTACCTGTTACAGTCCAAGAACTATTAACGTAGATACTCAAGCGATCTACTTCAGATTGTTTGTAGGCTTCCGCGCTGACAGTCACGGAGTATTTGGTGCCGTTGGTATCCGAATAATCAAATGGTGTGGTCTGATTATGCCCATTGGAATTTGTATGGATAATACCCTCGCAAGAAAGTACATCCAATACGGGGATGGATTTGTCAACAATTTTTTGCGTATCAGTAGTAATTACACCACAATCAATTACTTGGCAATACACAGGCTTGCCCAAGTACCGCTCGGTGGTGCGGTACTCTACACCTAACTACATAGGTATACCAGACTCATATTCCCAGGGTCCCCAAAAATCATTTTCTTTCAAAAAATTAGGATGCTTAATTCTAACAGCATGATAGGCTAAAGGACTTGAAGCAGAACCTCCTGTTATATAAGCATCTTGGCGAATATAAGTATTAGATTGATACGTAGTTACAAAAATATGTGAATAATTCCAAGGAGCATTTTTTGCTTGTCCACTAGCATCTTTATACCATCCATTTATTATACAATCATTAGCATCTGAAAATGGAGAGGGATCACTTCCTAATCCAAATCCATTTGGAGCTTTTTTCTCTAACGCATTAATAATAGAATAATCATTTGCTAATTCTCGCCACGGCATCCACACTCCCTAATATTTTACGCGAGTTTTAATTCTAATAACATTATCACTCATTAAAGTAGCAATTACATCTGCGTACCCATCATTTCCTCGATGCAAACGGATTCCCCATCCACCACCTAATAGGCTTAAATTACTAGTAGATATAACAATTTCTCCAAAGAGTGTATCTCCAGGCAGCCCAGCACTAATTATAGTTTCTAATGCATTATTAATTTCTTCTTCGGTGCCTGCCTCATATCTACTTGTAAATTTAATCGCTCCAACTTGCTATGCTGTCACTTCATGAGGATTGCTTTTATTTTCTATATGCTAATTCAATTCAATTTTAGTAGCCAAGTTTTTCGAATCTTGACCTTGCAAAATACATTTTAAGCTCACTTTAATTCTCCTTTCATCTTCTAAAAAGTACACTTAACTGGGCTTTGGTCAATCATAAATAATTTTCTTAGCTTGCTTTTTATGTATATCTGAAAAGGTAAGATACCTACTTGAAGGGAAAAGGGTTTCTATACCTTTTTCCCAATTTTTTATTATCTAGTTTCTGGAAGTATTTTTCCCATAAAAAAGTGTACTTTTTCTCGGAAAATCTTTTGGCATTTTTAAAAGAGCTAGATACGAAGGAGGTTATAATCTTGCCTAAGTGTATTTTAGCTGAGCAAGGCGGAAAAGGTGGAGGAAGCGGCATCGTTCTTATGAAGATCGAAGTCACCACTAAGCCTACTAAGACCAGCTATCTTGCGGGCGATAGCTTCAATAGCGCCGGTATGGTCGTTACCGCATCTTATGGTACTGGGCAAGCGGTTCTAGCAACCGCAGAAGTTAGTGGATATTCTGTATCCCCTAGCGTCTTAACTGATGGTACTACTTCCGTAACCATCACTTACTCTGAGGGCGGAGAAACTTGCACTACGACTCTAGCAATCACAGTCACGCATAGGCTCTCCACGATTACTGTAACTACTAAACCCAATAAGTTGACTTATGAGTATGGAGATACTCTTGTTACCGCGGGTATGGTAGTGACAGCTAGTTATTCCGATTCTCAAACTAAAACTGTAACTGGCTACTCTTGTTCTCCAACAACTTTTTCAACTATTGGAAATCAAGTAGTTACAGTTAGCTACACAGAAAATGGAGTTACTCAAACTGCGACTTTTAATGTCACAGTCAATCGTAAGTCTATAGCCAAACCTACGTGGAAAAGTAATCTTACATATACTGGAAGCGCGCAGTCAGTTAGTAGCACCAGCTACTGGAATAACTATAACACCAGTTACATGACTATCGGTGGCACAACATCTGCAACTAATGCTGGCACTTATATTGCTACCTTTACACCAGGAAGCAATTATCGCTGGGCGGACGGAACGACCACCGCAATCAATGTTAACTGGACAATCAACAAAGCAACAGGTAGTTTGAGTGTAAGCCCAACAACAGTAGCTATTAATGGTAATAACTATAGTTCCGGCGTAGCTGTTACTATTACTCGCGCAGGTGATGGTGTTATTAGCTATAGTCCTACCAGTATTTCTGGTTTGACTCTATCTCTTAGTGGTAATACTCTTACTATTAAAGGTAATGGTTCTACTCCAGTTTCTGCTACTACCATTACGATTAAAGTAGCGGCTGGTACTAACCATACTGCTCCTGCCAATAAGACAATTACCGTTAGTGCAGAATATTGGTCTTGGGGTGCAGATGGTGGTACTGTTGATGCGGCATGGTTTGCTGGTTTAAAGAACTATCTTGCTTCTCATACTGGTGCCTCTATTAAAACTAGTAATGGTGGTGCTATTCTTGGCACAACTAAATCTGTCACACTTTCTAGCGCAGTTTTAGGTACTACTACTCACTTAATTAGAGTTATCGGTGTAGATCAAGATGCTAATAATACAGTTACGTTCCAGACTAAGAACTGCTTATCTCAGTATACCGCTTTCGGTAGTAACGCAGTTTGGATTGGTTCTACCGCTAGAAGTCTATGTCAGAATTACTATAATGCTTTCCCAGGTAAAGCAGCTATTAAGACTGTAAGTAAGGGTACTTGCCCATCTATAGATGGTTCTCGTAATGGTACTCCTACTTATAATAACGAAACAGTGTTCTTACTTTCTGAAAGAGAGTTTGGACTTGATTCTTATTCTCCTCTTTCTACTGCTAACTCTACTACATCAAGAGCAGAGTGTACTAATGGCAAGAATTTTGCGTATAGTTATTATACTAGCAACGCTACACGTGTCATGTATTTAGGAGATACATCCACGAGTAGTTATGGTTATCCATGGGAGCGCTCGCGCTACTGCAACAACTCGACCGCCGTGTGCTCTGTCAGCAACGGCGGGACCGCGGACTACAACTACTACTACGGCAGCAGTGGCCTCGCGCCGGCTTTCGTCATTGGTAATTAAAAACTTTCAAAAGTGGGACAGTATAGATTAAAATGTTAGCCAGTTTTCTCATATAAATAATGAGAAAGGAAGGCGTTAATTTTGTCTGTAAAAACAAAAGATCGACATAAATCCAAGCGTGAGTGTCTCTAGAAATCACGCGAACTGGTAAATTACATTTTAGTCTTAACTCGTCCTAGAGAGTTTGACGAATCTGGAAAACAAATTAAAAAGCCTGGATTGCTTGGAGAGGGACAATCTTTCCAAGCGTTCGGGTTAGATATTATTAAATGCGGAAAAGGCATACATGCCGCCTGCTATCAAGCTAGTGAGATCTACTTGAATAGTTAGGAAACTTTAATTGCACGAAAGAAATATTGGAATTAGGCTATCGCTTATTGCGACAGTATCTTCCGTCAAATCGATCTCTGTATCTTCGAATACGCATAGACTAACCAGAAGAAACGGCGCTCTTTTGAGCATCTTGCTCGTTTAACAAAGGCTATGAAAGAAACTTTATAGGATAGAGTTAATCGAGATTATTTAATCTACGAGCATTCCTACTAGAAGCCAAAGAGTTATAGAAGAGGTCGGTAATGATTTTACAAGATGTCAAGTTCTGTATTTTTCGCTCGCGCAACTACAACAACTCGAACAACGTGTGCAATGTCAACAACAACGGGAACGCGAACAACAACAACTACAACAACAGCAATGGCCTCGCGCCGGATTAGATGGAGCTATCACGTTGCAAGTCAAGCTGCGAAGCAGCGCAGACGAGCAACACCTAGAATAGTACCCCAGAATATATTATTGTCCATCTAATTATGGTTTATTCTGGATGCATTGGTTCACTCTTGTGGACTAAGAAGGAGAAGGAATAGAACATATTATTAAATAGTATATTATAGGTAGATGCCTTTTCATCTAAGGAGAACTTGACTATTTCGTCTCTGCGACGGATAAATGAATACGATTACAGATGCGGAGCTCGCGAAGTAACCGCTATTACTGTATGATAAGGAGAAAGAAGTTGAGTTAGTAGTAGACATCTTTCGAGCGTTTTTGTAGTTTTGACGCATTATATGATTCCTCTTATCGAGTTTGTCGAAATGTTCGATGGAAAGATAGTACAATCAATTTTGAAGAGAATAGAATTGAAACAATCTTACAAACAGAAGCTGATTTGCGAGCTTGTGAATACAAGTAGCTTGTGTTTAGTTGTTTCTCAATCATTGAACGAGGCAAGCCACGAGATATAAGAGCGTGTCATATCAACGACAGACTGGTACAAAATGCTCTATGCGAATAGAGCTTATTGCCAGAATTAACTCCTAAGTTTATTTATGATAACTGTGCAACACTTAAAAATAGAGGTATAGATTTTGCTTTAACAAGAGCAAAGAAACATTTATAGATGGCTCATAGAGAATACGGGTTAGGAAATGATTTCTTTGCTTTACGAATTGATATTCGTAAATACTTTGATTCTATCGACCACGAGGCTCTTAAAGAAATTGCTAAGCGCGTTATTAAAGACCCTCAAATTTATGAATTATGCTCATACTTAATTGATACATTTTCTTTTAAGCTAACAAAAGATAAGCATCCAATACCGGGCAAATAGTATTATATTGCTAAAGGCAAAAAATATATACCTGCGGATATCCAGTCTTTCCGGCCGCATCACCAATATTATGAGTGTGAAGCTAAAAGTCTCGGATTAGGAAGTCAGACATCACAGTTGTTTGCATTGCTAGCTTTGAACGAAGTTGACCATTTCATTAAAGAAGAATTACATATTAAGTATTATGGACGCTACATGGATGATTCTTATCTTCTATGTAACGATAGCAAATACTTAGCAGAATGTAAAGCTAAGATAGAGAAGAAATTAAAAGATATAGGTCTTACTCTTAACTAGAAGAAAACCACTATCTCGCGCATTACCCCTATCGCACCTAAAGATAAGGTTCATGGCACTCCATTTAAGTATCTTAAATGGAATTTCTATCTAACTACTACAAATCATGTAATCTAGATACCTTTTAAGAAAAAGATTGTGCATTAGCGCAGAAAATTGCGTAAAATGGCGGCTCTATGGCAACAAGATAAAATTCCTACTGAAGAAATTCAGAAATCTTATCAAGGTTGGAGAGCACATATCGCTAAAGGTTCAAGCTTCTATATTATCCAAGATATGGATAATTATTTTCGTTCATTATTCAAAGGAGTTGAAATAAAGTAATGTATGTATTATTAAATCGTGAGAATATTGTAGTTGATATTCTCGACAATCTTCGTTACATTAAACTACAATCTTCTAATGGTATTGTCGTTGCCTGCTCAGAAGAAGAAGGCACTGGGGTTATTGGCTCTGATTGTGATACTCATTATGTCTTAATCCAAGCTGATACAATTAACTCTCCTAACGCAGTTCGCGTTATCGAGGTTGAAGAAATTCCATCCAATGTTACACCTAACCTATATAAGTTCGATAATGAAACTCAAAGTTTTATTTATCGCTATAGTTTAGATGAAGCCAAAGAGCTTAAGCAAGAGAAGAACAAGCTACTTTTCGCAGAATATCTTGCTTCTCATCCATTAACATGGACCGATGGAAAAGAATATGGAATTACAATGGAGGATTAGTCTGAGATTAGTCTTAACTTAAGTCAATATCAGATCGCTATTCAAGCTGGCGTTAAATCCCCATCTCTAGAATGGCACGCTCGACATGAAGAGTGTTCGCCTTGGACATTAGAAAATCTTGTTGCATTGTCTATGTCCATTTCTGCGGCTGTATATCCAATGTATCGTAAAATGCAATAGTATAAAATCTCTATCTATGGAGCATCTTCTTTAGAAGAATTAGAATAGGTAAAGTTAGATTATGCAGGCTAGGCTGAATAAGTTTCTTACCTTATTCACTGTTGGAGGTTCTCTCTATTTTATTATAGAGTTCTTGTTTAAGACTTTCATCAGTGGCGGTATGATACATTGGTCAATGTTTCTCTTAGGCGGACTTTGTTTCATTCTTATTGGAGAAATAAATGAGGTTATACCTTGGGAAATGTCTATCATTAAACAAGGAGCTATTGGAGCCGCAATAGTTACCTCACTTGAATTTGTATTCGGCGTAATTTTGAATCTAGTTCTAAAACTAGGAATTTGGGACTATTCAAATTTACCTTTCAATATATTAGGGCAGGTTTGTCTTCCTTTCTCATTCGCGTGGTTCGGATTAGCTCTTATAGCTATCTTTCTCGACGACTATCTTCGTTGGAAGTGGTTTAATGAGGAAATCCCGCACTACCATCTTAAAGACAAAGTTTGCCATTAAAACAAAAATAGGGAGAACCTTAATTAAAAGGTTCTCCCTATTTTTTTTTATTTATTTTACGTCGATAATGACGATTTCAATATCTCCCTCAATGGCCTTGCTAGCCGTGAAGGTAATACCAGATCCAACAGTTGCTTGTGCACTATCAATCTTGTTATAATCATCATGGTTACTAACCCAGGAAATGATTGGAGGTACATTACCATTCTTGCCACACTTCAAATTAGTATTGCTATAAGAATAGGTATAAGTATCTCCAGAATGTACCCAGTTGGCTTGAGCAAGAGTAACTGTATAAGAGACGGTAGTTACTTCATCCATCTTATTGTCTGTCTCGCTCTTACTATACACATCTAAGTTAGCTCTCGCGGCCGCCGCAGTCGTAGCCCCGGTACCACCAGCTTTAATAGGTAGAGTACCGAACTTTGGAACACCAGAAACCTCTGCGAATAATGCTCCAGTACCTAACAGACCAGAGACACCATCAGTAGAATTTCCAGTTACAATAGCACCTTCCTCGATAGACACCATCTTAACTGCATCAGTACCATTACCGAGCAGTAAAGCATTAACTGTTAAAGTTTTCTGTCCAGTACCGCCCTGTGCAACAGTAGCAGTCATATTAGTAAGAAAGATATCATCAATGTCAATCTCTTTGGTGTCTTTCTTCAAAATAGAAGCCGCATATGCATTAACTTGAATACGTCCACCAGCAGTATTAGAAATATCAATGAACAGATTGCCTGTATTCTCGCAGAAATAGGCGTATCCCTCATGCATGGGGATTTGAGTGAGAAGCTCTTCCTCGCCTCTATAAATCTTAAATAAAGCCATTATTAAATCCTCCCTTTAATCAAGGCTTTTCTATAAGGTCTTGGAAAGATCCCCATGAAACAAGGCTCTATACCTAATCTTTAGAATAAGCCGTTTTTGATGTATCTCCATCGCCGCCAATCAGCGAGTTAATATAATTGATTGAGTAAGTCTTATTGTCAACATTTTCCTTATAAGACTGCTCGATTAAACTAGAAACGCCACCAGTTAACTACGCTCTATCCCACTCACCAGTATTAGTCTTATAATACCAATAAGATACATCTCCACCATTATCAAGCAAGGCCCAAGTAATAGCAAAGATTTTATGAGAATCAATAGTGCCAGAATAGTGTTCTTGAATATAAGTGACACCATTGGCTAAACTAGCCGCGAACTCCGCGGTTTCAGTTAAATGATATTCAGCTTCAATATTAAGAGCATCACCAACAGGACCTTTAATACTTTTCTCACTAGCTTTCCATCCATTAGCGGTTAAAGTATACAAAACACCAGTTTCGCTATTGAGATAAATATCTCCGATTCTCGCGCCATCAATAGCAGTAGTTGCTCCATCAGCAGTAATCTCAAGACCTGCAAATAGCTTACTACCAGTTGGAATCTTGAAAGTAAAGGTTACTGTATCTTCACTAGTAATAGCAGAAGTGATAGACCCTTGCTCTGTTGAACCAACAAAAGTAGAAGAAACCGCGGGCTTCGGAGCCTATGGGAGCTTAAATTCAAGCTGCCATTCGGTACCTTCCGCGTTTGTTAGTGTCCTTTCAACTAGCGGGACCGCAGGTTTAAATCCCTCATCGCCTTCGATATAAGGAGCGATAGCACTAGCTTTGATTACTGGTAGTGGTTGCTAAATACTTGCTTGATATTCAAAGACACAGGTAGTATCATCCGTCTTACTAGTTACTTTATAAATAAAACCAGTAGCTTCATTGATATAGTAATCTCCAACTCCATAATTGGCGAAAAGCGGATCGGTAAGAGTGTATGTTTTACCGGTTTTTTGTCCTAATAAACTACCATAATAGAATTTAACCGCACGAGGCAAGTCAAAATGTAGCTTAGGTGCATTAACTGTTCCAACATTAGTTACTTTGGGTTCAAAATCTGGCGCTCTAGTAACTGTCTCTGGCGCAGCCATTACTTGGCTACGGGGCAGAGAAAATGTCAAAATAGGATGCTCGTGGAGAGTATCTTCTTCACTATACCCAAAACTCACGGTTGGCTCAGCATCAGCATTTAATACTTCGTGAAGAATATTACTATCTAAAAATTCCTGAGCTACAGGTAGTTGGAATTTAAGTACAGGTCGGTTAATGTCAGTTAAGTCAAGTCTGACCTTTGGTTCTTCCCCAACACCAATCACATCAACTGTAACCTAATCAATTACTTGAGACTGCGGAATATTAAAATGCACGGTTGGGTGGTCAATATCATCATCATTATACACAACACTTGGCTTTTCATCCGCATTTAGAATAGTTGCTTCTTGCGGCATTGATAATACCTGCGCTCTTGGCAACTTAAATTGAATAACTGGCATATCTTGATTAGATAAATCAGTTTCAACGTCTGGTTGCTCATTCGCATGGAGTACGATTGCAGGTGTCGTAATACTAATCTTTGGAGTATTACCAGTACAAGAAGAAATGAGCTTATAACTAAGGCCACTACCCTCTCCCGCAGATTCATCATATACTTTCTACCATAAAGTAGAATTTAAGTTTTGTTTATTTCCCGCTTTTAAGTCATAATTCATGCGGGTCATATATGTAGCATCAGATGGCAAGCCATAAGATACCATAACAAATTCGCCCACAGAGATAGGAGATGCCCATCCTTTATCTAAGTCAACTTGCGCTCCATCAGGACCGTAATAAGACTCAAATATCTTTTTAATCTCGAAGCTCTGTCCAGCAGGACCTCCGTAGAAAGATTGCATGTCTATACCTCCTTATCCCTAGAGTGGATCGTAAATAAAGTCTACAATTACATTATCTAACTCACCAATAACAGTTTTATCTTCTTTGTAAACTCCGTTTAGACCTTGATTTAAAATTGCACTACCCTTTTGAAATGCAGTAATGTAAGTCTCATTAGCTTCATTATATCCATTCCAATAGGTTTTATAAGCATCAGAAGTTGGGTCAGTAGGCTCTTCTCCTAATGCAGCGATAGCAGCTTCAAGAGCCACCTTAGCCTCTTTGATAATCTTCTCGCCTTCTTGTTTTTTACTTTCTGATTCTTTCTCGTCTTTGATATAAACTGTAGGACGAACGAACTTCATACTTGTAATAACAATATCTTCATCAAGCTCATAAATACCAGTGCGACCGATCATGATAGTCTTGCTAGCATTCATGACAACTTGCGCTCCGGGTGGAGCCTGAATACCAACTTTGGTAAACTATTTAGCGCTAGAAGCATTTACAATGTCATTGTAAATATCAATTCCAGAGGAAATATAATGTTTTCCATCGCCAGTGCTACTTGTATCTACTACACGATAGTAGATTTGTCCAATAGCAGACATCGCCCTCTCCTCCTTATACTCGTGTTAAAACCTCTGTCGCAGTAATACTCATAGTGCCATTATAAGTGAGAGGTAAAGAATATTGGGTAATCTAATAGTTACCATAGATATTGCTATCTTTATCTTCAACCCTAATTATATTATTAGGCTCTATATAATATTTCGGCAAACAGGTTAAAGAAATAGTAGTATTATAACATAAGTTCTAATACATCATTTCTCGAATTTGGTCAAAGCAACTAGTTCCAGTAGTACTTATTGAGAACATATCATAGTATTCATTAGTTAGAATAAAGAATCTCTAACCAATTCCTTGATATTTAACAATCAAGTCCTAATCTAATCCTTCAATAAATACAACATCGGGGACTTCGCTATTATATACGGTTTTTATGTCATTATTATTAACGACTTTAGTCCTACGGCCAATATTCTTAATAGAATACTTACCAAGGGCAGAACTAGTATCTATAAAATCTAGCCAGAAGTTAATAGAACCTGGATCATTAAACACGTCAGGATTCCAATGATTTGTAGCATCCCAGTTCTTGTTCATTGGGTTATATAAATTACGCCACTCCGCAATTAACTCTGAATCATAATAATTGTCATAAACACTATTAGACACCTAAGCATTAAGAGCACGACGATATAGCTCTTCTCTCCATTCATCGCATGGAGTACCTACTAAGGTAACTGTATAGTCATCTACACTATAATCATCAAGAGTATTAAAATCATAGCGAACAATAAGATTAGATTTTTTATCCTTTACTTCCCACATATTCTACATAGCTAGATCAATGTCTGGTTTATCATCAATAGCAAGATGATAACGGATAGATACCTCTACGCCGGTTGAAGTCTTACGCTTGCCCCAAACATAAAAGTCATTCTTCACATTATCATACTTAGGATTGCGGGTAATCGCGGTTGTCGTGTCGAGATCGGTAAGCGAATATAAAAACTTTGCATTATTATACGAGCGCACATAATCTTCTGGGCTTAACTCTAATAACGGACTACCGGTATTGAGATAGTTCTTAATCTCTTGGAATACAAATTTACCATCTATATTATAGAAATATTCATAATTACCGAGAGTGCTAACAATCTTGTCTAATAAAGTTACTACCGTATCTCCCGCATTTAATACCAACTCTCCTGGATAGGTAAAATCGGTATACTTATATCCAGCATCTTGTCCATAACTAAACATATGCGGATAATCTTCTTGCGCTTCAAAGCTTAAACTCTAGTAGTCATTGGAGAAATATACTGGCTTATCTCCCATATATCTTACTAACATCTTAATCTCTTCATCAATATCAGTAATGATAATATTCTCAATAGCTTCTCCACCCCAGTGATTTACCGCTTCATAGATAATTTGGAAGATAGTAGGATATTGAATCTCTACATCTCCATTATCAAGCTAAACAAGACTTTCATGGAAGGTTATTGATGCCGGCAAAGTGCCACCTGCGGTTCCGTCTAATAAACACATCTTATCTTTACCAGTGATAGAAATATTCCAACCACTAGTAGAGCGACTAATATTAGCAGAAGATAAAACAAACAAGCCGCAAGGAAACCAAATAATATCTCCATAGTTCTTATAAGACTTTAATGGATTATCATAACCGATTAAAACTTTAATCTTCTTGTTAATAGAAATCTCATTATCAATATCCTCAAGATTACTATTATCAATAGAAGCAAGCATAGTAAGGTTAATGGTTCTTCTAATTGCGGAAGAACCATTAACGCTCAAGTTACCACTAGTGATAGAACCCTAAATCTCTTTAATGGGTTCTTCATCCTTAAAAGAAAGGAGGATAATCTTTGCATACTATACTCGCATATGCAGTTTATCTAACTAGGTTAGAAAATCCATGTCATTAAGATACTCAAACATGAATATTAACTCCTTTCTTTGCTATACTTCATTGTTGTTTGTGCGGTTAAACATTTGTAGTTAATAACCGCGAATTGAGGTTTCTATAAAGCAATATACTTAATCATACCATCCATCGGGCTAAGGGTATATCGGCCTGTTGGACCAAGCATGACTGGATGTTTATCGCTACCATCTCTCTTTTGACCAATATATAAGATAGTCTGTGGGTCTGCTTCAATATCGAAGGAAGTAATATCAGAGAAAGAATAATAAATAATTCCATTCGTCCATTTACCATCTTCATCTTGCTCAAATCCACCTTGAATATTATAAATAAACTCTACTTGCTTGCGAGTTTCTTCTTCTATAATATCGTATAGGTTGACAGTCTTATAGACATTATAATTCGTATTATCTACTAAGATACGACCTAGCTTATCTTCCTCTGCAGTTGAATCGCTATAGATGCGATATGGAGTCTCGCCAGGCCCGTAGTAATACTTATAATTCTTCAAGACTTTATCAGTTCCGCTAAAGATGCCAGAAATCTGACCCCAAATACGAGAAGTATCAATAGATTCTACTTCGCCAACTTCATCGTTTCTTTCTCTTGTTAAAGAGCAGACATAATTCACAATAATAGGATATTTAACAGATCTCATACTTAAAGAGCTAACACCTTCTCGGACGCTATATAACCTATTTGGTGCAACTATAATATCTGTTCCATTAACAGCAAGTTTAACCGCAGAAGATGGAGCATTACCTGCGGCTTCTTTTAAAGCCGCCCAACGAGTGAGTTCAGCCTCTGTCTCTTTAGTATCTTCTCCAGCTTGCTCTTGTTCAGCTTTCTTTGCTTCTAATTCATAAATCTTGCCATCAAAGTCTATGGTTGGATATCTCTCAATCCAAAAAGAATCAACACTAACAAGAGATAGTTTATATCGACCATCACCGACTGCAATTTCTTCCTATTGCTTAATTAAAGCGTAGATATCATTCCCATCAGGACATTCTGAATAAATACCACTAATTTGACCAAATGTAGATTGCTTTTCAGTAGATACTTCATTAGTGAAAACTCCAATATCGGTAATGCCAATCTCATCAAGATTTTCGAGCGTGTTCTCTAGAACCTCATACGCGGTAGCAGAGAACTCAAAAATCATGCGTCCTAGAGATGCATTAGGCGTCATTGATACATTCATTAAACCAATAATAATATTTCCTTCAGTAGGAGATTTATAGAGTTTATAGGTAAAGTCATTAAGGAACTATTCCGCTTTCTCTCTAAACTTGCGCTCTACAAAGATATTATCATCAGTAATATTAGTATCAATAGCAAGATAAGAAGGAATAGCAGTCTCTCCTCTTGTCGCTGTAGATACACTAAACTTATCTTTAGGGATTACTAATTCATTATTATAATAATAACCATCTGCTCCCAAAGTAAAGAAAGTCTAGTCTTCATCCATCTAAAAGCTAATTAAACCACTAATTGGAAACTCAGCATAATAAGCATAACCGTTCTTCGCTAAATGCGGGAACTGGTCTCCGAGGGTATCTTGCTTGCTTGCTAGTACCGTATGCTTAAAACTACTGAGCTTTTGGTTATATTTTAGGCGCAACTACACTCCATCTCTATAGAGATAAGAGTATTCAAAATCAACACTTCTCGCTGGGATAGGAGAGCCACTTTCTTGCAAAGGCGCGCTCCGCAATCCTTGAGAGTTTTGATACTAGAAAGCATACTTATATTTGACGCCACTCTCGATAATAAAATCTGTATAAATTAGGCTATCGTTAAGAGTTTCTTCAAAGTAGTTAAAATATTTTAAATCCTCATATACTTGATAATTACTTTCTTCAGATGCGCGAGTAAGTACATAGCATCCGGTTAATGGATTCTCTGCAGTTAGATAAACTCGTATACAACCATTTTCACGACAATAGACATCTATGTCATTTACCTGCATTGTCACGCCTTCTAATGCCTCCAAATATACTTTAACAACTTGGAAGTCATAGGATACTCTTGCTTCATATCCATTGCGTGTTATAATAGAGAAATAAACTTTATAAGACTCGTTATTTGTTAACATAGTCTTAAATCGGTAAGAATTATTCTTACCACTAACTGCTTGAATCCAATCTGATGACTCGATTAACTTTGTTCCAGTTTCATCATATAAATCAAACTTATATTTCTCTAATGGTTCATCAGAAGTGTTATCAACATAATCTCCTACGAACAACGGGGTTAAACTAGCTTCTGTCTACTTACTAGCAATAACGTCTGTTCTTAAAGCACCGGCATTCTCGATATAAATTTCTGGTTGCGCGATAGCTTTAATAACCATGACTGTAGACCACTCAGAAAAAGTTTGATTGTTAATCTATTCTTTCTTCCATGCGGCAAAAGAACTTAAATCAGCAGGAAAATTAGTAGACCCAAAGCGTAGCTGAATCTTATAACATACGCCCGGTGACCAAGATTTCCGCAAGTCCGCAGCCAAGATTTTAATTCCATAAGGGCTGGACTCTTTAGTCAAATCCACATTTTTATAGATAATATTATCTGGATATTTCGAAGTATTTACAATGCTAGAATTTGAGCGCTATTCAACTACTCGAATTTGAATATGTTTAATAGTCTCGGCACTTGTCACCTTCTATAGAGTATATTTGATTTCATAGTCTGGCGTAGTGGCTAAAAATGCAGGCTATGTACTCTATAAAGTAGGCGGATAAATACTAATTGGCATATTCCGCGCCTCCTTTTTCTCTAACTCTATATATTATAAAAATTGCTTTGGTTAAGATAATTAAATCCGTCCAAGCAAAAAGAAAAGAGGAAGAGACTTAAACCTCTTCCTCTATCATAAACTCAAGAGCTTCTGCGATACCAACAGAGATATTCAAGTTCTCAATATCTGACATTTTAATTTTAACAATAGGAACATCAACTTCTGTTTCCGCAATCGCAGTTAACTCCTAATTAACTGTATCTATTTGCTATTCAGGAATACTGTATCCGCCCTCGACTTTTACTCCATAAGTTGCTGCAACTGATTGACGAGCAAAATCAATATCTTCAACAATAGGAGTTAAAAGCTTAATATTCCTAACAATAGCAAATGATACTTTCGCGGGAAGCTTGGTTTCCAGATCGGAAGCCAAGCTTGTTAACCCACGGTACATCGTGACAATATCTTTATTTAACATGGTTATCTCCTTTAACTTATGCATTAACCGCAGTCTATAATGCAATAAATACGCTAGCAGTAATAAGCGTACCAGTAGTTCTATCTGTGTGCGCTGTCACTTGACTTACATCAAGTGCTCTGGCTAAAATATTATATTTAGCGGCTGTTACTAATTCCCCAGAGCTAACCTCCGCATCACTATAATTGGCTCCGCCAGATTGATTCTCCCAATTTTTTCGCTATTTCACTCTAGCAACTAAGGTATTCCACTTATTAGCTGAAAGCCCGCCAGACACCTAAATAATTTTATCAGTAGCTACGCCACTACCCCATGAAAACTCAGCTGGCTTTGTATAAAATACTAAAGTATCAGATGCAGAGCCTAAATTTTTGCTGCTTGCGGAGCTATATGTTGTTCTTGGACCCGATTCACTCCAATCGCTCCACTCTCCATACTTAGTAGTAGTATTTCCTTTATCATCTTTTTCTGTCGTTTTAGTACGAGTTCGGGTGCGTGTATAAACTTCTTTTTTTTGTTTTGCACTTCTTGTTGCTGAGAGCCTTCCTGTGACGCTACCTCTCGATCCTGCTGGCATTCCACCAATGGTAATGGTTCCAGTCTTAACAGAACTAGAACCCCCATTGCCACCACTAAAACTCCAATGCCAAGTAGTAGTACAACCAGCAACATCATAAACTACCTAAGTGACGGTTTTCTACTGAACTTGTCTAGTATCAGTACTTGTTATAGTAGACCATCCAGAACTATGTTCAGATTCATTGGCAGGGATATACCACCCACTTCCATCATAACTAATTCGCACACTAGAACGACTTGCACTGACAAAAGTAAGAGAAGCACTCGGCATTATTTATCCCTCCTTAAGCAAATCTTGCATAAATACCAGACTGATTAGCTGCTGGCACTGTGCAAGTAAGTCTATTACCATTTAAGATAATATAATTCGCGGCACGTAGAGCTACGTTACCATTGCCATATGTTGCTTGAATAATAACGCTTCCACTACCACCAGTTGCCTACAATCCAAAGTTATAAGTAGTACCTTGGCTATCTTCTCCTTCGACCAGACCAACTCTACCTAACCTAGTATAAATGTTACCGTCACTTTGTAAAATAGTGCCACTGGCAGAGATTGAATCTTCTCCAATTGTCCAACCACCAATACTACCACCATCACAATTGAGGTCATCACAAACGATTCGACCACTAGAATATAGATAAGTGCTTCCGCCTCGTAGAGAACTACTACTAATAGTCCATCCGCCGATCTCACCATTATCACATTCAAGTCTATCTGCGGTAATGTTACCACGCACTTCTGCGTTCTTGCAAGAGAGTTTTCCGCCATTAGTAACATAGAAGTAGGTACCACTATTGCTAAAATCTGGAGTATCACCTGGATTGCCGGTATTTGCACCAGACCAAAATACATAAGAACCAGAGCTAGCCATACCAATTTTATTGTTATTGCTAGAGAGAGATCTACTCTTAAGGGTCCATCCGCCAATATTACCTTCCTTAGCGTAGAGAGAACCTTTTTTAGAAACTGCAAAATAGCTATCTTTTGCAGAAGTTGAACTTGTAGCCCCGGCCCAAATAGCGAACTCTTCATCTTTATCGCTATTTAGTTCTACTCTTGTTGCTCCACTTCCACTATATAACTTATTTTTCTCGATAGTCCAACCATCATTGCTATTTCTACTAGTACAACCAATCTTACCGGACTGAGCAAAAATCTAGCCTTCAATAGTCGCAGAGGTTGCTTTTAAAGTACCATTATATGTAACTTCAAAAACTCCTCCACCTATCTTGATCGCGGTAGTATTATTGCCAGGATTAAGATCGGCAAAATTGATAGTCATACCAGTGGAATTATTTCCTCCACCGCCACCTTTAATAGAACCAGATTTACCGTTAATCTCAATGCGGCCGCCTCCACTAGAAGCTCCGAAAAACGCGGTACCGTCTTCCATTAAACCGAAAGTATTAACACCCTCCTGATAGCCATATAAACCCACTTTGTCTTGGCCGCTATCTTTACCCATGACTACGCCAGTAAATCTATTTTGGCTATCTTTTGTTCCTGCACCAACCTATGGGGCGAATACATATTCTCCATCGCCAGTATCAAGAGCTGTTCCATCCCAACCATTGATAGCTTCATTACCATAAGTATCAAGATACATGATAATTGGATGAATTAATCTATCACTACTATTTGGAATAGCAAGATTTAATACACCGATATTGCTCTAATCATTATCCTTAATATTCTCAAAGATAAAACTAGAAGCTGGCTCTAAATATTTCTTACCATTATCTGTCTTAATAGTAAGAATATTCTCGTTTAATGAAGTAATGTTATCATTATAAGCTACATCATTATAGTAGAAGTTAATATCATTACTATAGAAAGATGGCGTTAAACCAGAAGAATTATATTTAATATAAGATGGAATAGTATCAATATCAATAGCACTTACCAAGGTAGAACCAACGATAACATCAAGAGGATAAGAAGCGTAGATATCAACCGAGCTATTATCATCTTTAATAGTAACTTGGACTCTCACATAGAAAGCTAACTCTGCATTAGGGGTATCCGCGGAAATCGCAGGTATACCGCGCACTAAAACTCGATCAACGGAATCAGTAACCACTTCTTTGTTCTCTACTGTAACGTTTGTTCCCTACCACTTATAGGTAATAGAATACTTACTATTGCCGTTAATCAATTCTCCATCTTTATAAACATAACAACGAACTCTAATATCATTAGTCCATCCATTATTATATCTTAAAGGTTGCAGTCCACTTAACTTTACACCGTCTGAATTGCATGGACGAATTGCGGTAATATAAGTAGTACCATTGGTTCCCTAGTCTCCATCTTTTAAACAAAGAATCTCTTTATTAAATAGATAAATAGATTCTGTAATCGTTCTTATTTTTACAATAACTGTATTATTACTGAAATTAACTCTATACTTCTATTTAATATTGTAGTGTAAAATATTATATTTGTCAACCCAAATATTCTCAAGCATGGAGTTATCCGGACTATAAGCAAACTCTTTAGAGGTGGGAATCTCATACTCTTTATTGTTCGCATCTTTCATTAACCAAGACACGAAGTAAGAGGTTCCGAATCCTTCCTTCCATGCTAGATTAACCTATAGAGTCCTTTCTTTCTCTGCATCTTCAATAGAAATATCGCCATTAGCATCATATCTAAAGGAATCTTCACCGATATAGCTAATAGTTACATCATCTTCGCTTTCGCTATTCACAATAGTATGTTCTAAAGTTCCGATAAACTATCCTGCAGAATTATACACCATGCAATAGAAAATCACAGAACTATATTGCAAATAAGAACTTACGACAATCTCGGACTTCTTTTCTCCTTCCGGCACAGAGCTGTAACTATCATCTGGATAAGACAAATACCAATCTCCCACCAAAGACTCACTATCAGCATTATTTCTAATCTGTAGTTTAATATCAGCTCCGTCAGTAACTTGCTCAATAGAATAATCATAACTCGCATTGCGATTCCATATAGCGATTTCCGCAGTTAGAGTAATACTATCATTATAAACGACTACTAACTTATACTTCTATTGATATAGAATATCAGTTGCATCAAGAGTAAGAGAACTGGATGTCTATCCAGTAATCTTTCTCCATCCGAAGCCTGCGGACTTGCTATATTCATCGCTACCAACAACCACGCTTAAATCTCTCTCATACCATTGGCAAACGCATTTCTTACTATCCATAATGTCTTCACCATTATAAATTAAGCGTCCAACTAAATTTAAGCTAGATACTTTATCCGTAAAAGCGATACCTTTAGGAGCAGAGATCGTAAGATAATAAGTCGTATCACTTAAATCTTGCATATCAACATATTGAAGAGAAATATCTTTCACAAAAATATTAGCAACAGTTCTATTCTCTTCATCTGTAACTATGCCATTCTTAACAATTTTATCATAGACAAAGTCTTCTTCAAACAGTCTAATAGATTTAAGTCCCATTAAATAATTCTTCTGCGCCTTAAGGATAATCTACTGTGGAGAGTAGACTGAGAATCCATAAGGATTACCATTAAAGTTCTAGAGATCTAGTCTATACTTTACGCTACTATTATCCTTGGTATAAAACTCAACTTCAATACCATAATTACCTTGATTATGGATATTATGAAACTAAGTTAAGAAAGAAGCTTTCAAGCGAATATATTCATAATTATTAGAGTATTGTTGAAATAGGCCATGATATCCATTCTACTCATATTCTTCGCTATTTTGAAAAATATAAGTAGAACTTCCGATCTCTCCAACTGGCGTTCCCGCAATTACTCCGTAACTTTGTGAAGCATCATAGGCTCCATCGTACAATGCATCAAAAGTAGGAGATACTTCAAATACAGAATTGGTTAAATCAGATAGCTAAGCGTCAGATAAAGACTTCGCAGTTACTAAAGAAGTAATCAACTTCTTATTAGAAAAATTACCTTCTGGTACCTTGACATAAACCACGTCTTTAATAGAATAGCTTTTGCTAGTATCCTCACTAAATGCGGAAAAGATATTGCCGTTATATCTAACTTTGTATTCTCCAGCATCTACATCTACAATAGAATAAACGGTGGCTTGGATAGTTTTGTCATATTTTAACTATCTTAGCCTTTCTTCCGTAATAATATCCATAGCTTGCAATAGCTGTTCAGATATATTATTCATGTTTATCTCCTTTCACTCCTTTAATAAGGAGAGCTAAAAAGCTCTCCTTATTAAGTCTTTCTTCTAGCCCACTGTGCCGCATCATTAGTAAGACTAATAAAAGCTTCCTCAATTTCAGTGCGGCTAGTCACGTTCGGGAACTCTACTTTATCAATATGAACAATTTGCTCAATAGAATCTTGAATTGGTGTAGTAGCTACTGGATTGAGCTTCTGACCCATAAGAGCCATTGCCGCAATCGCATTGCCATCAAGAGATTTCTCAATAGACTTAAACAAATCAGTACCAATAGTTCTTACAGCTTGAACTGCTGCAAGAATATTCTCGGTATCACTTTGATTTAACACCAATTCCTTTTGATGAAGGAAAGCGAGTTTCGCATCATCAAATATACCAGTATATCCACCAGTAGCAAACCCAGGAACGCCCAATGCTTGCATTTTTTTCTTCCATTCTTCTTCACTTTCATATTGACCGACAGAAGTAGAATCTTTATAACGGTTATCTGCCGCATCGCCACGAGTTCCAAAATATTCTTTTGTTAATCCCATATCATCAATTTTATTTTCACGTTGGCTTGTTAATTCTTTATATTCTTTACTTCCATATTCTAACCATCCATTAGCAATACCATCCATAATAACACCAGAATAATCGGTATTTGGATCATAACCCTTACTAGAATTGCCTTTAGAAGAAGAAGATGCTGCAAATTGAGCTTGTTGAGAAGCAAGAGCACGCAATGCTTCAACGGTATCCCAGATGGATTGCGCTAATTCTAAATAACCATCAGAAGCATTTTGAGCCGCATCAATCATATTCCACAAAGTATCCTTAGCTTCATCGCCGCGCTCTCTTAATTGATCTGTAGCTTCGGAAACCTTATCAGTTTCTTGCGCCAAGTTATTAAGAGTAGTACCAGTTTCAGAAGCGACATTTTGGACTTTATCCTTATAGTTATCAAAATCTCGTTGCGCTTGATCTAATAACTTGCGGAGTTCGTCCTCAAAATTCGTGGTATTTTGAGTCATGTCGTCAAGATCTTTGGCATAAGTATTATTGAACTTGTCGATAAGATCGGTATTGTTACCCGCAATCTCTTTTAGTTGTTCGCTATTCTTCATCAAAATATCAGCAATGCTTTCACCGGAATTGGCTACTAATTGCTTCAATTCTTCTGATGTAATACCAGTTAAGTCAGTAATAGTATCGCCTGTGATAATTGCATTATCAATTAAGTTCTTATTACCTGCTTCTGTCATATCAGCGATTGCGTTTTGTTTTTCCTCTTCGAGGTACTTAATCTTCTCGCTATAATACTTATAGATTTCTTGAGCCTATGCTGAGCGTTCTTCGTCGGTGAGTGTCATATCAGAATAGATGTCTTTAATCTTATCCTGGCACTCTTTCCAAGTAGAAACAATCTCGCCAGTTACATCAGTTACCTGTTGTTTAGCGATATTATACCAATCATTCTCTGCATCAAGAAGATTTTGCTGAGCCTTGGCAATATCATCTTGGTTAGCAGTAAATTGATAGTTCCAGTTACCTTGGCTATCTCTTACTAACTCAATTTGGTCCTTAGCATTTTGAGCATCTTCAAGAGCCATTTGAGCCTGTAATACTTGATATTTAGCATTGAGAATATCAAGGTCATACTGAGATAACTTATTGCCTTCTCTGCGTTGATTAATTTCCTCTTGGAGAGCCTTTAATCTTTCCTTGTACGCAGAATTGGTAGTGTTGTCAATGTCTTGTTGAAGCTTGTTATACCAAGCAGATACTTGATATGCTTCATTTACTTTATCAAAGTAGCGTTCATTTTGCTCAATATAATGATCGTACTTATCTTGTAGCAAGTCAAGACCAACACCATTAGATACCGCTTGACCAAACTCATAGACAGCTTTCTCGATTTGCTGGAGATACATAGCTTGTGCTGTTTCCATAGCTTCCTTAGCAGAAGATAAATAAGCTTCTTGAGCTTTATTAAATTCTTCTAGATATGCGTCTCTTGCTTTCTTGTAAGCATCGTAACGCAAATCAGTTTCATCTCCGCTAAGAGAATCGAGTTTTGCTTGCGCTTCCTCTAATCTCTAAGCAGCCTGTTCATACCAACCTCTTTGCAGTTTAGCGGATGCTAACTGAGCGTTTAGTTTTTCTTGGCTATTTTTCTGGAGACGATTAAATCCTTCTGCGGTCTTATAAGTTACACCTTGTAAAGTATAAAGTTCTTTAATAGTATCTAGTACAGAAGTATTATGCTCTAACTGATCAGTAAATGCTGCAAATCTCTCAGAAGCGGCATCAACAGCATCTGGGACAATATCCTCAATAGAGTTTGCCCATTCTGCAATAGCTTTCGCAGAATCCACAATACTACCTTGCAGACTCTGGATTTCATCCATGATAGCTCGTCTATCCGCATCATCTGTAGTGCTTTCATAAAGCTTTTTAAGAGAGTTCCATTCCTCTTGGTAGCTAGGCAATAATGCCGCCTCAGCTTGCGCGCCTTCCGCAGATAATTTAGCACTTTCAAGACCATGGGTTAATGCATCACCAAACATTTCGGAAATTTCTTTAGATAAGTCTCTGACGGCATCTTTCATAGACTTTACATCTAGAACAATCTCCATCTTGAACTTGATTTCCTCAAGCTTCTTGTCAGCAATAGAACGAGCATTTTCTTGAATATTATCTGTGGTATCACGAATTACATCTAGAGTACTTTCATATTGCTCAAGTGCTTTCTGGCGCTGTTCAAAGAGTTTCTTCTCTGCATCAAGCTGATTCTTAAGAGCCGTATGCTCTTCCTCGCTTAAAGTCTTACCAGCAACAGCAAGATTATAACGCTCAACTGCGGCATTATAGAGATTAAGATTCTCTCTTAATAGATCCTCGTAGTTAGTGATTTCGCCATCTGCGCCAATTTGCGCGTCTGCAAAATACTTCTTAACTAGGGCAGAGTCTTGAACAAGATAATCTTGTGCCTCTTTCAGCTTTTGATTATAAAGTTCTTGTTGCTTCTCAAGAGCCTTGATTTCATTCTCGTAACCATCAAGAGCCTCAGTTCCCCAAGCTCTATCTGTAGTGTTACTTAAATCATCAAGCAAGTCATCCTGTCTCTAGATTTCTCGATTAATCTCATGATACCGGTCTTCGACTTCTTGAAGAGTTTTTAAATCCTCTTTATCATAAGTCTTACCCTTGCTACCGCCAGAACCCTTTGATCCTTTTCCACTAGAGACATTGCCAAATAGATTATCCAAATTGACCGTGGAAGCGCCAATTTGAGCGATCATACCTTCAATGTCATTAGCAGATGCACCTGCGGAATCGGCAAGATTTTGATATTTCGCTGCAAGATCTGCCCAAGCTTGTTCGCTTACGGTATCAGCTTCATCAAGCATTTTCTAGGTATCTTGCAGGACAGCTGCTTCTTGACTTACGCCAGAAGAGCCAGTATATTTAACACCAAAATTATTGCCACCAGTAACAGCCCCAGCATCGTTATTAGCAACGGCTTGCATATTTTCAATAGCAGTGCGAGCAAACTCAGCAGAAGACTGTGCCGCAGAGCTAAAAGCAGAATCCCAGTTTTGAGCAGTAACTAAGCCATTGTCATATGCAGAATCCGCAGTTTTTTCTTGGTTATCCAATTTAACAGTAGTAGATGCTTTACTATTTAATTGCTCCAAATCTGATAGACCGCCAGATAGCGTAGCCTATGCTTCAGAAGAAGTCATTGCAGAATCTGTTTCTGCTCCTGCTAGAACTGCTGCAGCAGTTGCCATCTACTGATATACTTGCTGTTTAGCACGTAATAAAGTTGCTTGATTTTCAAGACGAGAAACAGTTGCTTCTCCATCAGCAGCAACCTCTCCACGCGCTGCAGCAATAGCACTTTTAACCATAGTCTGGTTCAAACGGACTGAACCATCACCTATATCTTCCATACCCTGGATAATACCGGGGAATGTGTTATTTAGCTCTCGTATATCGGTTGCGGCAATTACAAAGTTTTCTCCAATTTTAGAAGCTTCATCTTGGATATTTTGCATAGCACTTTTAATGCTATCAAATTCCTGTTCAGCTTGTGTATGGATTTCTATATCGACTGCATAGTTAGCATCTAATAGCTCATCCATTGTATTGGTAAACTCTTCTGGATTGGCCTCAATATTTACTTCCCAATCACTCTCTTGCTCACCTAAGAAATCTTTAAGTTTATCGCTAGCTTCTTTTGCATTATTAGTTAAATCGTCAAGTTTGATTTGCGCTAATCGATCCTACACATCTTCAAGTGCTTCTGCGAATTTCTATGTTCCCACTTCCCATGTATTAGAAAGTTCGATTGCATCAGCTTGAAGTTCCGGATATTGACTCTTAAGAGTATCTAGCTAATCAATTAGATTTTGATACTCTTCATTATCGCCAATATTTTCATAAGTAGTATCACCAGACTGGATACTATCAATTAACGATCTAGCACTCTTCTCGCCAGAGGTTGCAGCTTGATTTAAACGTTCATAAAAACTAGATGGATCGTAGGAATTTAAACTAGCAATAAAGCTATTATACCACGCTTCCGCATCTGTGATACCAAGAGTAGCCAAGTCCTCTTCATTAAGACCAAGAGCGGCATATAGCTCTTCTTGTGACATTCCGGTAAGTTGAGCAATATCGTCAGGAGATAATTGAGCAAATAAAGAACTTAAATCAATAAACTCGGTGCCTTGTGCCAGTTGATTAAGAATTGTTGTAGCAAAATCAGCTTCGCCAAATGCATCGCCGAGAGAGTTTGCTCCATCCACTAACTTTTGTAGACTTGCTTCATAAGCATCTTGATCAAAGTTATCTAATCCTTCTCCTAGTGAATCAATTAACTCCTATTGAGCATAGGTTTGCGCAATCATCTTACGCATATAATCGTCACTTAATGCTTCATCAAAAAGATTTTCACCACTAGAAGTTTGAAGTTGGCCCTTATTCCATCCGCCTTTATAATTTAACTGATCAACATCGGTACGGCCTAAAACCATACTAGCATATAGTCTAGCTAGTTCTTCGTCTCCGTTGACAGATTGACCGATATAATTGCCTAATGCGCTGTTGGAAGAATACTTATTTTTTGCAACCGTTACATTAGAAAGTGCCTAATCTCTTTCTTCTAATGCCTATGCTTCTCGCGCTGCGTAGACATCAAGTAAACTATTATAGATACCTTCGCTATCTCCTGCAATACCTTTTAATGTGTCACTACGGTTTTCTTCAATATTATTCTTGAGAATTTCCTTTGCGTAGTAATCATTTGCGTCACTAGCATCTTTAATAGAAGTAATAAGAGTTTCTAATTCTGTTCTAAAATCTTCTAACTTTGTTGTACTTAAATCTAATCCAGGTAAAACTCGCTTAAGTTCAGTCTCAAATTCATCTAGAGAAAGAGGCTCTTGAGTATCAAGGATACTCATTGCAGCGTCTAGTTCATTATCACTTAGCGCTCTAAAGTCTCCAATTAAACTTCTCTTAGCATTTGTACGCTCACTCTTAATATTCGCACTACCAGAATAAATCTGACCAGTATAAAGGGAGCTTTCAGTCTGTCCTTCGCGTGCGTCCGCTTGTGACTATAGTTCTTCGAGTACGTCATCCGCGAATTGAATAATACCCTTATCATCATAATACCACTTAGAACGATCAAATAAATCCTGAGATTCGATTAACTCTTTAGCTTTATCATTTGCGGTTTTAATAGCATCTGCATACTCTTTAGTACCTTCAGTTAAATCATCAATGCTCTGTACCGCAGAATCCCAATCATTGATGGTATTTTTAAGTTCTGTAGCAGCATTTTTTGCATCATCATATGCTTTGCTTAATACTTCGACTCCCGCGGCGGCTTCTTTTGCGGCATCCGCATCAGCGTTATAAGCTTTTACGGTTGCATAAATAGCAACACCAAGAGCTGCAACAAGAGCAATATATGGAGCTAAAGCAATTAATCCAGCTACAATTTCTGCATTTGCTATCGCGGTTGCAGTTGCTACTTCACCTTCAGCCTTAGCAAGAATTTTATCTGCCGCAGCCTTAGCAAGAGACGCAGTGATACCAAGCCCTTTAACAGTAACTTCCTTAGCTTCGCTAATAGTTACGAGCTAAGTCGCGCCTGTCATGGCTTTCGTCAAAGTAATGACAGTAGGTAATAGCATTCCTAAACTTGTGAAGATGGTAATTAAACGCTCTCCTGCGGTCATATCAGAGTCTTGGAAAACATTTCCAATACTCTTAAATGCTTGCATAGCCATAGCTAATTGAGAGAGATAAGTACCTGCGGAAACTATTCTGTCAGCCCAATCTTTTGTTGCATAAGCGTTTGTTTCTAGGCTATTTGTTACTTCTTTATTTGCCGCTTCATACTCTTTGGTGACATAAGCCATAGCTTCTGTAGCACTTTTACCTTCTTTAAGAGCGGCTGTAAATCTAACGACAAGATTAACCTAACGTTCTGGTAAGAAATTAGTTAAAGTATCTTTCAAGATAGTTGACTGAGCATTTAGATCATCTAACTGTCTGTCAACGTCTGTAAAATAATCTAAAATCTCTTGCTCCGAAGCACCCGGTTTGATTCCGCCCATCTCATAAGCAACTTTTTTTAATTCAGCGCTTAGCTCATCGCTATCATTGCTTAAAGATTTAATTCTATTAGAGATGGCACGTAAATCCACTTGCTTTTTAGATACAGATTCTAATCTGGTAATTATTCTAGCAATAGCTTCATCCGCAGAACGACTCTTAGAAATAAGGTCCTGAACTCCAGTAACTGCATTTTTTACTACATCGCTGCTAGCGCTGCCTTTTCTTCCGCCTAAATATCTGTTAATATCACTTTTACTATCAACAGAGATATTATCCTTAATATCTTGCTTATACTGCGCCGCCAATTCTTCATTTAATGTGATCTAGCGGGCATACTCTTTAGACTGTTCTTGCAAAGACTGTAAATGATTAAGGTCTGCCTAAAGGACACTCTTTTGGCGTTCATTTAATTCATCAATTTTAGAATTGACCAATCCACGTAATTCAACCTGCTTTTGTGTGATATCTAGAGCTTCTCTTGCTGGGCCTTCGACGCCCATCTTTTCGATAGAAATACTTTTGGCAAGTGTAGCAGCTTGTTGTTGAAGAGCTCTTGCTCGCTCCTGTTCTTGATTAGTTAAGAAACCAATCTAAACGGCACTTTCTCGTAAACTTTCAGCAATCTTATTTCCATAAACTTTGTTAATTAATAGTACAGACGCGGCCAGTACACCATTCATACCGCCCATAGCATCAATAACATCGGCTGTACCACTTAATAGAGGAGTGATTAAATCATCAACCTTAATATAAAAATCAGGGTTAATTAAACTATCATAAATATCCTCTGCGGCAGCCTTGGTTCTATCTCTAGCAGCTTCCCAAGATTCTGCATAAATCTCAGCCTGTTGCTCTAAAGCGCCATCTGCATTTTGTGCCATAGCTAGATTTTCTTTGAAGAAATCCCAGTTATCCATCAAGGCAATTAGCTGGGTCCATTGACGCACACCTGCTACTGTTTCAGCTAATGCAATCTTTTGATCTTGAGCAAGAGTATTCCATTTGCTACCAAGATTGTCAAGAATTTCATCCATACCTTTAAGCTCTCCATTAGTATCCTTAATTTGAACACCAACAGTCGCTAGAGCCTAAGAATATTTATTTAAAGTAGTTCCATCATCAAGAGTCTCACCTTGTGTCAGACCTTGAATACGTGAAAATAAAGTTCTAAATGCAGTACCAACAACGCTAGCACTTTCACGTGTTTGTGCAGTAACAGTAGCAAGAGCAGATGCTGCATATTCATAGCTTAATCCTACTGTATTAGCTACAGCGGCAAACTTCTCAATACCCTCAGAGATTTCATCAGAACTAGATGCAGTAGCAGCGCCTAATTTAACCATGACATCTGCATAATGATCAAGACTCTAACTTCCATCATAAAAGTTATTCCAAATTGCAGTTAATTGCTGAGATGCGGTTTCCGCAGTTGTGCCAGCTACATTAGCCATCTTAATCGTGGTTTCTGTACGATCAAGCACCTCTTGATCCGTTAAACCTTGCTGATAGTAAATCAGAGAAGCATCAGTATAATTAGTAGTAGTTGTACTTAATGCTTTAGCTGCTTTATTTGCCTATTCAGCAAAACGAGCCATATCTTCTGCCGATTTTTCGCTTACAATACGAATTTCATTAAGTGACCTATCTAAATTTTTAGAATACCCATAGGCTTGCTCTAAAGAACCAACAAATCCATGTAACACGCTAGATGTTAATTGCCAACGCATTGTATTCTTCATAGTTACCCATAATTCATTCATCAGGGTATTAGTTCTACGCAGTGGTAATTCAGCCTAAGTAATAGATGAAGCCACTTTCAAAAATGCTTCTGTACCAGCGGGGCCAAGCTAAATCATCTGATTATAATATGACTTTAAACTTTGTCCACTGTCTTCTAATTTTTTATTAAAAATAGATAAATCCAATTTACCCGTATTAGTATTTACTGCTGACTATAGATTCTTAGCTAAATCTAAAGCAGCAGTAGAAGCTTTCTATAGAGTAGGAACAACTTGAGATTTAGTTCCTAATGTCTATAGACTAGTGACAGCCTCTTGCAAAGATGCTTCAAATTTACTAGTATCCGCATTAACGCCAATCGTATAATTTAGACGCTTTGCCATAGTCCTTTTCCTCCTTTAACACCTATATAAACAAAATAAAGGCTCTTGAGAATTAGTATCCTCAAGAGCCTTTTAATTCTCTACTTAATCTGAGAATTTAATTAGATTACTTAATCTTTTCCAACCACATCTTTGATTACGGCTAGAGTCTCTAGATTCTCACCATTCTTAATCTTGTCTAAAATTTCAGTAATCTGTGAATCTAATCCACCTGCATTTGCTGTCATAGCCTGAATAATGCCAGCCGCAGAAGAATTATATCTAGCAATATCGCTAACTGTATCATTTACGAGTTCTTTCATAAACTCGATTTCATCCTCTGGAATAGTAGAAATAATCTGGTCAATCACGCCATTCTCTTCCAAAAGGTCGTAAGTCTTAGAAACTTCTGTAATTTGTTTCTCTGTAAAGGTAATATTTGCATACCACTTACATACAGCAATAGAGAAATAAACCTCAATTCTTACCGGACTAAAACAACCTGTCATGTCATCAAGAGCATGATTAACAATAAACTGAATAAATTCCGCTTTTTCATCAACAGGAAGATAATTGCGGATTTCAAGCGTAATATCGTCATTAAGCTGGCAGTTAGTAGTAATTTTCTTAGCCTTTAGTCCCAGCTTAGTAAAAGTCATTTTCATAGGTATTAACTCCTTTAACTCATTTATATTTTAATTATACTAGATAATTAATCTTTTGTCAAGTTTATTAAAATAAGGATTTTAATATATTTGAGTTTAAACTAGCAGAAATAGTTAATGTATTAATTACATCTCTAACCATCTGGCTACGTACATTAGCCGCCTCAATATCGGGCGCCCATTCTGGCTTATCTTTCGCAGCGACAAAGCTATTATCTATTTTAGAATCAGAGGTAGAGAAACCCCGAATCTCAGTTGATAATCCTTTTAAAGTATTCGCGCAAATTCTATTTACAATACTTACAATAGAATAAATCTTGCCATTATACATTAAAAATTGCGCTCTATCTAAGCTGCCAATAGGAGAGCCTCCTGATACTAACTACTCTCCAGAGCCGCTAATCCACTCATTGAAAAAAGACGCGGCAATAGTAGATCGGATAGCATTATAGGCTTGATAAAATCCGCCTTTACGACCTCCGCCACTTAATCTATGGGCAATAATATTATACGCATATTGCTATCTATCTGGCGGCTCATTCTCTAAAAAAGTTCTTAGCGGAGTTCTGCTAACAATATGAATATTTTTAGACTTAGCAGATTGCCATTTAATTGAAGCATTAGTAGCAATTTCAATAGTAGCTGTAGTACCATTCTATAAAGTGACCCCAAGATTGAACAAGCCATTAGAAATAATATCTACCTTAGCTGTACGACCAGATTGAGCACCAGCGGCTGTTCCAGATTGCTTAGTTGTAGGGATAGTGCCCCTATCCCAAGTTAATTTTCCACCAGACTATGCAATTAAAGAATCAAATGCCTAATCTGCATTATTTGAAATTTCAAATAATACATTCTTCATCATTCGTTCAGCTAAAGGTTCGCCAATAGCTCTAGAAAAGATATTGGCAATTGTAGAGGCAAAACTTTGAGTAGACACAGAGCCATTAACAGATAGATTTTTTGCCGCTGTGCTTAAATATCCTATCACCTATGATGCAATACCAATCGTATTTAATGATACCAAAGATACAACATCATTATAAGTAGTTTTGCCCTCAAACACTTTCTATAAAGCTGCAAAAGCCCTCAATTCGCTCTTGTTTGGCGTAGCATTTACAAGGTCTAATGCTTGTTTAATATAGTCAAAAAACTTGGAAGCATCATCTACTGGGCCGTTAAGTAGCATAGAATTATACTGATTAGATATATTCGTGACAGCTTCTTCATACGACCCGCCATCTATAACGCTACTATATTTCTCCATGAGTAGATTATTCATAGCTGCCGCAATACTATCAAGAGTTTCCTCCATAAGAGGACCTTCGCTTAAAGCTTTAATAATCTATACACTAGATCTCGCAGCCGTGGTATCTTGATTCATCTGCGCTATTAAAGCTTGAGCCTGCGCAGCAGATGCGGCTCCACTGGCTTTCATATCATCAAGAATAAGCTAGGTCTTATATTTATACCAAGCAGCGGCAGGTGCGGCCAGGTGCTATGCTGACTATTGTTTATAGTGGATATAAAAGTGATCGACGTATGCATCAACATCGATCGGCATACTCATGTCACCAAGATTATGTTTCTTTTGATGCATGGATGCGGATTTTGGTATTCTAGCCATATCTCCTTTACCTCCAGATAAAAAGAAAAAGGGAGGACATTAAGTCCTCCCTTAAACTCAGATTAAGTCCTCGTCTTCATCCTCTACAAAGCTCAGTCGCTTAGCAGCAGATTGGGTTCGGACTGGTTCTGTATTTTTTAACTCCGCGTCATGTCCCTCCGGAGTGTTTATTCCCCCGCTGTGCAGGCTGCTCTCTTCTCCTCTGCGGCAGTTACGTCGTCCATAACAACCTGGATAGCAGCAAGAACTTTCTTGGTAAGATCGAACTTGGTATAGCCAGGGAATGCGTCAACCACGAAGCTGAAAGTAGAAGGATCACCGCTAGATGCCATAGAGAAGGTGAAGTTAGACTGGACCTTACCATTAGGAATTACAAATTCCGCAGGCATATCAAGACCAGTATTTTCATCACGGAACAGAGTAGAAGCCTCAATATAGAAGTTCTGACCCTTAATCTCTGGGGTGATTTCGATTAGCATTGTGTTAGAAACTTTTTTGATGTAGTAGTCAACAAGAACAACCTTGCCAACTTCAAGATCCTTATGTCCAGCTGCGCCATCAGCATAGCAGGTAATAGTGGTCTTACCATCGCCATAAACAACAGCGGCAGGAACGCAAGGTTCAACATCAACGGTGCCAGAATCGCTTAACACCATGCAGAAGATATCAGCATTAGCATGCTTATAATCAGCTGCGGCACCAGTACCAGGAGTACCAGTAGCAACACCATTCCAGCAAGCGATTTCTGGAATTACGATAGTGTTCTTAGTGTCTACCTGAACCTGAGAAGTCATGTGAACATAAACAGGCTTGCTTTCAGTAGCTTTTGCTAGACCAGCACCAGAAAGAATAGCCAAGCTCTCTGGACTAATAAGAGCATCTTCCATATTGAAGGTGAGAGTACGCTCGCCTTCCCATGCGATCAAACGAGTGTTACCACGTCCACCAGTTGCATAAACTGTGGTAGAAGCGCCCTCAAGGCTAGAAGTCTTTAGAGAGTCGAAATAAATGACAGGCTCATTCTTATAGAAAGTGCGGCCGCCGAGAGTCATCTTAGACTTAGCACGGAATGCTACGTCGCAAATTTCGCGTACGCCAAATCTCATAGTATATTTCCTCCTTATTTATTGGGATGTAATTCTTTCATCCAAGATTCAACTTGTTTATCGGGCTTCCCGCCCGCAAGTCTAACTTTAAGGTCGGTATCCCATTCAACATAACCCGTATATCTCTCCATTAAATCAAATAATTGAAACATATTTAATGCTCCACATTCACTTAATGAAATAACTTTAGCTACTGTTAAAATAGAAATATAACGAGTTAGAACGCTTTCATTACTTGCTCCTTTCTATTCAGCAACCTTGCGGCGATTCCGCATGATTTTATCCGCGATTTCTTTAGCTCGATCATTGGCAGGATTATAAATAACATTCTCGCCCTAAAACAAACTGTTTACGCATAAAACCTCGCGTATTACGCTCTAGAAAACAGTAAAGTTACTATCATCTATCATTACTGTTTTAGCGGTCTCACCAACGATAGTAAGAATAATGCTATTCTTAGTAATCATTGCTGTATACTCAGGAAAAAGTAACTTAAGCAAAGTAATCAAAGCAATCTTTTTTTCTTTATCCTACGATTGCTCTAATACTTTCATCAATACTTGAAAATTAGTCAAAGACGCTAAAAGAGTTTCGTCCTATACTAATGACTCTTTCTCTAAACAGATATATTGAACAGCCATAAAAAATTGCTACTCACCCATGTAAGCTATATCTTTAATGGTCGGGACATGGACAGTTAATTGTAATTCAGGAATAGGAATATCAATCCCGGCCATTAAAGCTAGTCTATAATCAGCCATTTACAGGATTTTTCTAGTCCTCATGACCTCTAACAGCTAGATAGGTCAAGGACACTCCTGCAAACTCTTCATTATATACATAGGGGGTAGCAGATACAAATTCAAGCTCACCGATACCAGTCAAATGAGTTTTATCGAGCATAGCATCTATCTCTCCCGCGACTCTATAGGGTCGCAGTTCAAAGTCTCCTAAATCCCAGTTATCATAATGGCAGATAATATCAATACCAAATGTATTATCTCGATACTCTGGGTTTGAAGAATTTCTAATGACAGTGCCATAAGTCAATCTAATATAGGTTTTTTCTTTACTATCAATCTTGATTTTAGGAACAGAAGAAATCTAGTGACTAGTAAATAGTTCCTTAATCTAATCTCCGTTTGGTAAAGGTTGAGATTGCCAGTCTCTTGTTTCATAAACTAATAATCTCAGGAGATTAGGATTTGATAGAATACGGTCAATAATAATCGCCGCATCTTTAGGCATACCCAATAAGCTAGACTTGGGATATTCATATGAATTATGTTTCATGCGCGATCACCTCAATACAATGATTCAACTACAATAACTTTTTCTCTTACATCATTATCCTTTACCCATTGTAATGTAAATTGACCACTTGTAGTTTTATTCCAAATCACTGTAGCTGTCTAATTTCCAGTCACTTGTAAACAAGCAGGAACATTTTCAAGTATTTTCCATTCTCCGTCCGCAATATCGACGGAGTAGGTCGCCGCGATTTTCGGCTTTATAAAAGTCTCACCAACAATCTTACTATCAGGAGTCGGATTAGTAGGTTCAAAGACCAAACCATCTTTCATCTCTCTTTCAAGATCGTCAGTGGTATCATTCCAATAATTCTCTTCCGCATTGACTTCGATAATATTCTTCATACTAATCGAATCTGGAGCCTCAACTCTCCAGCACTTCCCCGCAAAGATAAATTCTGAATATCTATCAAAAGCATGAAGTGTTTTTTCATTACGCGGCATAAGAATATTTAAACTTAGATTAGGGGTATCAATTCTCTATTGATTTTTTTGAATAGAGTTGATTTGCGTCTCTACTGGGCCTCGAATGGCTGCATAAGTAGAACACCAATTACCATCCTAATCCTTAAAACGAATCTTATATCTACAGCGTCTTATTTCTCCTCTAAAGTAGGCATCTTCAGTAATCTCTTGAGTATAGATTAACCAGTATGTATTTGTTTTCTTCCATTCAAATACATCGCCAGGTTCATAACCATGCTCATAATCAATAGAAACGATCTTGTCGTCGTAATCTTGCTTTACCTTATCTGGATTGATAAGAGCGCGAATCTCTCCATAAACCCCCATGTCCGCATCTATACCAGAGGGGTCAATCTCAAGCACTTCTGTGTTTCTCTAAACCATCTCAATCGAAGCGGCTTGATAAGAATATAACAAAGCTCTATGCAAAGTGCGCTGTTTATCTTTAATCATGCGGTCCTCTTGATGAATACCGCCCTGCCACTCGAATCTCTTCCGCATCATTTCTAAATTAATCATTACGAACCACCTGAGTTAATAGGTCAATACATCTAAATACAGTCTTTCTATAAATCATAAAATCATTACAAACATCTGAGGTCAAGCCCTCTAACTTTGATAATAAAATTAACCCTTCTACTTTATCCTTGTAAATACGTACCAGGCCAGAGATTTCTTCCAGCATAGTCTTTAGATGTGTCTCCCAATCTTCTCCATTTTCACGCATAGGAATTAACTTCCATAGTTGATTGATAAGTCTCTTCAGATCTTGATCAACGGTATCCATTGGAAAGTTGATATTATACTTATCCATCGAAAGTACTCGTTTCTCTAAGAGTAGACCAGTTAGATTTAATAGATCCATTATTATCAATCAATTTTCTGCGCTTGTAGAGACGTTGCATATGATGCGCCTAACGCTCAGCCTCTCTTTTAAGTTCCATTAATTTAGCTAGATGGTTTGCTTGAGAAGTCATTTTAAAGTCACTACCAGAGTATTTCATTCTCGTTTGTTCAACAGAGGCAACTTGACGCTAAAGCCAAGTATTATACATTAGTAGTGCAAGAATGTTAATCTCTTCGGAAGTTAAATGGCAATTAAAAGTTTCGCCATTTACATCATAATCATAGAGTGGAAAACGTGGAAACTCAAATCCAGGGATGGCATCAAGCAAGATATTCAACAAATCTTTCTTGGTATCTTCCTCAGTCCACTCCATATACATATCATCGGTAATCTTACCGAAAAAACGATTATATATATCTTCAAAGGGTGTAGGATCCCCTTGAATTGGATACTTTTCATCCATGGGGATTACCTCCCTTATTCTTTAGCCTCCACGGGCTTTTTAATTGTAGTAGTAGAAGAACGACGTCCAGTTGCAGCAGGAGTGCTAATAACTTTTTCAGCTTTCTTCTCATCCTCGTTGGGCTTCATATTTTCAATAGCTTTGCTAACATCAAATCCAAGTTGGACTTTAATAGCCTCTCTCTTATCATAGTCATTTAATGGCTTACTAACAGCATATTGCTTGATAAGATCTTTCGTGCCATTAGGAGCAAAGTCAAGAGCATCCTTAAATTCATCAATAGAACAAGATTCCATCCAGCTAGGGATCTGGGCTTCGGTTAAGTAATATTCTGGTTCTACGTCCTTATTAAGTAAATGATGAAGAACTTCATCGTCGTTAATAAAAAGGTAGTTATAAATAAGTTCTTTTCCGCCGCCCATCATAGATAGAGAATCTAACTCGTCAACTTTAATATGCTTAGTTTCATGTGGTGCAAATTCTCTGCGGACACCTAATTCGGGGATATTATAAATAACAAAGCCTGCGCTTTTGTTAGTAACGTTACACTGATCTTTCATAATTAAAAACTCCTTTTTCTCAAATAATGAATTAAAGGGGATAGGGATATATCCCTATCCCCTCGAATAGCTTATTGAATTACGTCAAGCTTGCCCTGAAGCTGAGTATCAACGTAAGAGAAGATGTTATTAGTCATCATAACACCAACGCCAACCTTACGGTAAACCTGAATATCACGAGACCAATCATCATTATCATTACGCTCACGAACGTGAGTAGTACCTTCGAAAGCAACCTTAACAGGCTTTTCGCCAGCACCAGAAGGAATAACCCAGGCATAGCCAGGATCAATCACCTTACGGCTATTAGTTTCATCCTCAAGAGTCTGAGGTAGAATAACAACGCGAATGCCCTTGTAATTAGCGAGATAGCCGGTGTTCCAACGCTCATCACGCATATTATCAGAAATCCAACCATCTTGCGGTACAATCTTTACTGCAAACTCGCGAGTGCAATAAATAGTAGGAGTACCATAAGCGCTTGCAGTAGTTACAAGACGGTCAAGACCAGTTTCATCAAAGCCAGCCGCACTTACGCGGTTAGCGGCAGGAAGCTGATTGACAGCGCCCATAAGAGCCTGAGCAATCTCACGATAAATGAGTTCATCCATACCATCCATGATAATCTGAGTGAGTTCAGCGAAGTTCACACGACCATCAAGGAACTCTTCGAAGCCGATCTGAGCAGCTCCGCCGATAGCACTGGTACCAACTTCGAAGCTCTCAGAACCGAGCTTGAAGGTCTCGTATACGCCGGCAAGACCGACACGAGTGATGAACTGCTTAGCGCGAGTCTTACCAGTTCTACGCTTAAATACGGGGCGATCACCCTGAGCAAATGTCTGAATCTCAGCGAACTGACCATAAGCGTTGATCAAACGGTTAGGAACGATATCGTCCATGGTCTGCTCCATGAGAGAGAATACTAGACGCTTATTCTGCTCATAAAGCTCTTCAGTGCCAACAAGAGCGTTGAGTTCACTACGAAGAGTCTCGTTCATAGCGCTGTAAGAGAGATTCTCGTTATTATAAGAGAAGTTAGTAGAAGGAGTAGCGTTAGCTACATTCTTCATTAACTGTAGTAAATTAGCCTTATCCATTATTTTAACCCTCCTTTATCAACCAATGCGCTGAACTTTAACGCCAGGCTGTAAGTCAGGCATGGTGTAAACCTTTACAACCACGAACTTAGGATCTTCGTCTCCGCCTGTTGCGGTTTTACCTTCATCCTTAGTCAGATAACCGTCAGTATCAATTTTGAGCTGATCGCCAACACTTAGAGAGCCAGCTTCAGCCTTAATTGTATTAGTAGTCCAAATGTCGCCGTTAGGGACAGCGATAACACGAGGAACCATCTTAGTGCCATCTGGCATTAGCTGAGGATAGTTAAAAGTCTCAACTTCCTTCTTGAAAGCAGCGTTGCTACCCTCGCGGACAGCCTCACCAGTATAATCAAGAACGGTCTTAAGATCTGACTTAGTCTGACCGATTGGGCTATAGACACGAGCATTGTAGCGGTCCTTAATCATAGCGAAATCAGCATCAGTCTCGCGATCCTCATAAATCTTTACTTCATTGTAAACCATGCGCCATGGACCTGCACCATCAAAGTCACAGACACCCTTGGCATAATCGTATTTTACGAACTGGCCATTCTCAAGTAGCTCGATGCTTGCCGCTGCGGGAAGCTGAGCGTACACCTGGCCATTGCGCTTAGCGGACATATGGTTAGGCTCAACCTGGCCATATCCGTAAGTTACAAAAGTAGCGTTACCTAAACGCTTTGCACTCTTAGCCATATTATTTAATCCTCCTTATAGCTTTTTCGCGGTCTCGCGAACTGCCTTAATCCACTCTGGGACATTATCATCAGCGGGATTTTCAAGATTAAACAATCCCTTGGGCTGGTTATCGTCCTGTTCATTGTTGTTATTAAGGTTAAAGTTGACCTTGTTGCGAACACAGATAATAGACAATTTCGCTTCAATGTCATCTAAAGAATAAGTATCAATATGCTCAACGACATCCTTCTTATCGTCATCGCTTAGCATATAGAAACCATCAATCATGCTCTGCTTCTCCTTACGATCCGCAGTTAGCTTAAACTCTCTAAGAGAAGTTACCTCTGTCTCAAGATCGCTTTTCTCTTGCTTAAGAGTTTCAAATTCGCCCTGAAGAGTCTCATACTTACCAAGTAACTCAGTATATTCAGTTACTTCATCAAGATTGTACTTCTTCTTAGGCTCTTCTTTGCCAGTATCGGCAGGCTTATTGTCGCCATCCTTTGGCTTGTTATCTTCTGGAGCAGGATTGCCTTCTGGATTCTTCTTGTTCTCGTCCTCAGGCTGCTTCTTTGCTTCGAAGTTAGGATCCTCGGGATTGCCGAGAGTCTTTTTATTCTCGTCCATAGTCTCGTGAGAGCCTCCTTTATTCAAAGTTTTCTGTAATTCAGTTAGCATAGAGAACATCGTAGTTCTAAGCTCTTCCATGTTCTCTAGGGAGAATTCAGTCTTGAATTGTGCGCCCTCAAAACATGGCTCAACTGATTCTCCGAGAATACAAAGTTTTTCAATCAATGCTTCATTGTAAATGAAAAATCTACTACCCGAATTATTATCTTTTGCCCAAAAACCTTTTTGAGTTTCTTTATTCAGTTCCATAGACTAATTGTTGCCATGCTCGAATAGTCGCTGAGACTCAGGGTAAGCGCTCGTCCAAATGTAACATTCAGTTACAAGATACTCACGCTCAACGCCTTCATCATCAAATTTCTGGAACCAAACTTTTGCGTCCGTAGGGACGAAACCGTACGGTTTAGTGGTATCAAGTATCTCGATATTTCCGCCACCCCGCAGAGAAATCTCTTTGTTGTGTCCTTCAAAATCGTTTGTTGCTTGATTAAAATAGCCAACAACAGGAGAACCTGGCAACTTTCTGCCCATCTCTGTTGCGACCTTTTTAGTGATAACAGTTCCGTTTCGGTTGGGATTTTGTCCTACATAGCAGACCTTCACCTAACACTTACTGATTAAAGGAGATATTTCAGTCGCATTGATGAATTCCAATGTGTTAGCAATAGGAATACTAATATGCAAGTTCTATCCCTCCTTATGACATGCTTTCACGGTTAGCAATCGTCTTATCACTCTTTGTTTCATCAGATTTCTCTGGGCGACCAGACTATTTCTGTTCCGTTACTTTAGTTGTGCTTGAACTTGTCTACTTATTCTAAGAGTTATTCTAATCATTCTAATCTTTTTTGACCAAGCTTCCACTCATTGTACTACTCATCATGGGCGGAATCATAATCTCAGATAGATGTAGAACTTCATTTTCAAATGTTAAAGTAGCTAAAATACTAGATTGAGAATGACCAAGAGCAATTTGAGGCAACATCTTAGGATAGCCCATTTGCGCGTGTTCTTTATACAACTTAGCCAATTCCTTATAGTTAAATTGCGTTGTCTCTAGCATTGATACTCTAAACTCGTAGTGACCTTTGCGATTAAACTTTTCTACTATCTTATTCAGCAAATTAGCAAACTGTAAAGGCAGTTCTCTAATACTGGCTTCATCTGTTAAGATAGCATTAGTTACAGCTAAATTGCCGTCCGCATTGAATAAGTTACGAGAAATACCAGCATTATTAAACACAGTACGTTCGACTTTTTCAAGGTCATCTGTCGTAGTATTAGAATTACTATCCTTGGTATCAATCTTCTCAATATCAGCAAAAGTAGTAAGCACATCCACGCCGACCGCGCGCTTAAGCATCGCGACCGCATTATTATGAATATCTCTTGCTTCATCTACATCGAAGATTAAGTCACCATTCTTATCAAGTGGTAACTTCTGAATAATAATTTTTAATAGCTATTGCATTGTCTTCTATCTATCTAACTCTTGAGCTTGATCAAGATCGATAATGGAAGGAATAACTCCAACAAGAGGTGGAAAACAACTATCGTTTAATCCCAGCTTTACCGAAACTGCGGGGTCGAGAGGATACCAGCAGCTTAAATCTCCTGGATAATCCCCCTTAAGCTTGCCTTGTTTATATAAGACATAGCCTTGCTAAACATCCTTGGGGAATGTTTTTAGAATTGCCATTCTCTATTGAATATTAGAAAAATAGGCATCAAAGAACTAAAGATTTAGTTCTACGATTGGATCAACTCCAGAATAATAGCGATTACGACAATATGAAGCGGGAAGTTTTTGGATACCAAATCTATCCCCAAAATCTACAAAGATGCCATAGTAGACACCATCTTTCATAATATCGAGAGCAATATTTCCGCATAGTCGCTTAACGTCAGATCTATCGAGGTACAATAGTACCTTTGAAAAGTCACCAAGAATCTTATTTTCTTTTTCCTTAGATACATCTGTAAAGTAAGGAGTTACATACCAGTCATATCTATAAAGAGTAGCTAAGTATTTACATAATCTGTAATAAATACCGCTAGACTCAAAGAAATATTCAGAAATCTCTCTTAGTGTCTTATAATCATGTCGGTAAATAGCATTAAGAACAAAGCTCTTATCGCCGTAGTTTGGGTTGACCTTCTTGTAAGTGCCAAGATTTACGAGTGCATTATCCACGGTACGAATACCCACCCGCATTTTAGCATAATCACGTGGAGCCATATCTTCTTCGCCCATTAGATTAAAGCCTTTATCTCGTATATCTTGTTGTCTGCGCTTAAGCAAGGTTTGTCACCTCCTTAATACCCGGCCTTCTGCATTATATAGTCATACGTTAATATATTTTCATCCGTATATGGAATCTCTATTAAAGTAAGACCTTTCAATGCGCAGAATCTCCTCTTTTGATTATCATTATATTTCTATTGATACAATCCTCTATTGCCGCCAAATTTACTGACTGCTTGATAATGCTATTTTCCTTGATACTCAATCAAGAAATCTAGATTGCCATCGTCATCAAAAACGGCAAAGTCAAAACGTAGAGGACGTCCACTAGGGGCTTTCAATCCCGCGAATTCATACTCTTCTTTAAAGTTAATATCATTCGCTTCTAGGATCTCATGTATCTTAATTTCTCCTCTTGATGCTCGCATAGATTAAATCACATCCTCTATCTATTATTAAAAAATCTAATAGGGCTATTATTTAACTATGCCCACTTAACTAATAAACATAAAATCAGCGAAGCGACCTTTCTTTCTCTTGCGCTTACTATCCTCTTCTTGCTTGATATAATATAAACCATACTCAAACGCTGAAAACTTATCCTTCGTAATAGATTTATTTGCCTGCTTTAAAATAATATTAACGCCTTCATTTTCCTCGCGCAAATTCAACATTTCATCTCGCAGAATAGAAGTATAAGTGAAAGGTTGTAAATATGCCGCTCTTTCTTCTGGTTTCATTGCTTGACCTTTTTTAGTTCCCAGCAACTTATTCTTCGCGATTCTTTCATCAATTAAGAATTTTACCTTGCCAGCCCGCATTTGCGTCTATGCATTACTGTGAGCTTCGGTGTTAATTGGCGCATTAGCTTTAATCTCATAAATAGCATCATATTCTGTTCTATCAGTTCTATACTTCTTATACTCTCCATCATCATCATTCTATACGCCAAAATCAGGGAAGAAATCATCTGTCTCAGGGTCAACTTGAGACTTGACCATATAGTCCATTAGACCAGCGCCCAAACCATTACCGTCGATAACAACGGTCTTAGCCTTGAACTAATAATATAATTTTTTAATCTTAATTGCCTAATCTTCAAAGTGCTCGTCGTCCATTGTAAACATATTAACCAATGATTTAATTGCAGGTCCCTAAGACTGTGGTGTAACTTTAAAAACGCAAATTACACTTTGACATTTTTTACGTCCAACATCCACAGACAAGACATAATAAGCTCTATCAGAAGAGCGACCAGAAGCTTCATACTCTGGTTGTTGTAATTTACGATTACGATCAAACACTTCGCCATTAAAGAACGCATCCTCAACCGTACCGCTCCAGCGAGATTCATACTCTCGATCAAAAGAAGCCTCATTGAAGGTGCCATCCTATTTTAGCTCTTGAACAAAGTTTTTACTTTGCAGACCAACTAATACAGGGATACGCCAAGTACCGCCCATAACAATCGCTTTCTCTGGATCAAGAACCATACGAATCAAGAGCTGAATCAATTTATTATACGGGAAAGTGTTCTTCCATCCCGCGGTGGTGACATAGATTTGGCTTTTATTCAAGGTTTCTGCCTCTTGAACAGTGCCATCCATACACTCACGGTCAATGTTCATTAAAGGAATAAGAACTTCGTTTAAAATAGTGCCATCGACACCAACACATTCCTCAATTAAGCCTCCATGACGACGCTTACCACGAGAACTTTCTCTCGCGGCAACGTTATCAAAGTAAGAACCATTCTTGAAGATATACTTACAATAGTCTTTACCTTCTTGAGTCTTACCTCTTCGCCAGTCAATCTCTCTTTCAAATGCAGGAATCTTCTAACAAATTTCCTAAACCTTTTCTTTAGCAATGCCGGCGGCCTGCTCTTTACCTCCAGAAGTAACAAATAGCTTACTTCTTGGATACAAAATACATCTACACATTAGTACCATGATAGATAAGAAAGACTTAGAATAAGCACGCGGGAATACCATGTATACATATTTATAACGCATAGCTGCTCGCAAGAATACTCTTTGGTAGAAGAAGAAATTCAATTCCTTCTTACGAGTAAGATCTCCACCCGTCTAGAGAAAATCTACGAAAATATCAGGATATTCTCTCCAAAAAGCAATGTATTGGCGCGCCGCAGGAATGATTGCTCGCACGCGCTCTTCAGATAGACCAATCTTCTTATTTTTATTGGAGAGGTTCAATAAATCAGCTAACGCCATTTATTTCACCTCCCGTAGATATTCTTTATCCTTCTCAGCTTCCTATTGTTTCATTTCTTCAAACTCTTCATAGTCAGCATCAGTTAATACTTTATCTTCTGGATAATCATAAATCTCATTATCTTCTTCATCGCCACCATCAACATCAATCTTAGCTTCTCTTTCTCTATCTTGAGCAATAGCTCTGACAGATGCGTCAATCATGTTACCAAGATTCATTTCTTCTGTAACAAGAGAGTAAGTGTAGTGTTGAAGGTCTTGTAAAACTTTGTCTACCTTATCCATTGGTCCATCAGTATAATAACGAGGAATAAATCCTTCACGCTCGCAAATTGTAACTAATTCACCAATAGAATCTACAAATTCGCCAGATTCAGCTTTATTCTGCGCGGCTGTGAGTTTAGCGCTCTTCATCAAGCTATCATACATCTTGATCATCTTCTGCGCACCATCGACATCGCCGCAGTCTAGAAGCTAATTAGATTTCAATGAAGTCTTACAAATCATGATAAGAGTATCTTTCATGCCCGCTCCTTGAATATCATATGAAGCCATCATATCATTATATAATTGCTCCAACCGCACCCACTCCTCTGGGCGATATCCTCGACCCCACTTAAGTCTTAACATTACTTTATCTTCTTCAGTAAGTTCATCTGAGAAGTCATCATCGGCTTCTGAAGGGTCATAATATTCAGGAGTACCTACAGCCTCTTGTGGCTCAGTTAAAATTTTTGGCTTAGGCGGAGTTCTATCCGTCGCAAGCTCAGTTTCAATTTCTTCGCCAGTCATACCTTGCGCTTTCATCTGATTAATCTTACGCATACGCTGCTCTTCTTCAAGCGCTTCGGTATCTGCCCAAGAATACTAACTCCACTATTTAAGTTTCATTTTAGATAAGTAACGGCCAATAATAGTTAAGCCAGTTACTTTTTTAGGATCTTTGCCATATTTCTCTAGTAAAGCATCCCATTCTTCTTTAATATAAGGCACATCAATTTCTTGTAAAATCCATTTATATGTTTCTGGGTCCCAGTTATCGACGTGCATGGTTAAACATTTCTTGCAAATATCCATCTTTCCATCTGGTGGATATTTTTCTACGTTCTTAGAAGTGTAGAATTCACTATCATTCATAGTCTTTCCGCACTTCTTGCAAAAATGCTGTCCAGCCATACGGATCAACCTCTTTTCTTATTACGGCATTTCTTACAAATAGAATACCAATTATCTTTACTTGTCTTATTCTTTGAAAAGAAAAGATTGTTCGCTGGCTTAATCTGTCCACATTTAGAACATTTTTTCATTGGGTAACCGCGTTTAGTGTACTCCCAAATTAAGAAATCTTCTTTAGCCTATTCCGCAATTACCTTTGGAATCTTATTGCGCCACAGACTAGAAATATATTCTACACTATAGGTTTGATGAAATTCTTCATCAAGTAACTTTTGAATCTCACTATTCGGTTTACCATCAATCTTCCACTCAACAATTCTATCATAGATAGGATAATCAGCAAGAGCCTTAGTACATAAATTATCAAAGTCTTGCATTAAATACCAAGTATCTCCCTCAAACTAATCCCAACTATCTTCCTTGAGTTTAGAATAATTACATAAAATAGCAGATACTACTTTAGTATCCATTAATGAAATGCCATCTACAACGATTTCAGAACCATCTAAATAACTCTTATCATCAAGAGGTAGTGATGTTCTAGCAGATCTCGTTAATCGACACGGAATAATTGGCTTCTAATAAGCCTATTTAATAATATATTGATCTTTCCGCATCTCAATTAACGCTTTCTTCATCATAAAAGCCGTCTTACCAGAGGCGTGCTTCGCTGCTGCTTCCCAAGCGTTTATAGTATCTCGCAGTTGTTTCAAACAGGGGATTGTCTCTAAATCTTTATCTGTAATCGAAATCTTTGGTTGAAAAATTACATTTTTATTTTCATTAACTAAATTATAAATACCATCTTCGCCGTTCTCTAACTAACTAACAAGACCTTCAAAAGAACATTCTCTCTTGTTTACCGTAGTCATACGGTTATCTGTCAGTATATTGCGTTCTTTTCGCTCTTGCTTTTCCATGCAGAGAACAAGATAATTACCTAAAATTTCAAGATACGCGGGACTAATATCCGGCGTTTCCGCAATTATCTTTTCAACTAGCGCTTTACGCTCTTCTGGAGACTCTAGAGTATAATCTAATTTAATCACACTTGTCATCTCCTTTATGCTTATATAATAACAAAAAAAAACTGGTATGTCAAATCTATTTGACCAAATTAAATTATTTTGTTATAATAATAATAGAAAAATAATAAAGGGAGTATTTCTTATGAACTTTTGCGACATTCCAGCTGAAGCGTTCCCTGAAGGCGCATAGTTCTATCATAATGTAACTGTGATAGTAGTTTCTGTAGCTGAAGATATATGGGATGAAGATTTTGACTCTATTTGGTATCTTGACTAGTTAACCGCACCAGAACCAAAAGCAATCCTATTCTTCAAACAAGAAAGAGAAATTATCAACGATGCTGATGTAGATGTATTTTATGATTGCGACGATGAACAAGAGTGCGATTGGCTATTAGATTATTATGAGAATTGTATAGTCGAAGTAGATCCAAATGGAACGGTTTCATGGTATGAAGGAGAATTTTAATGAACCAAATTAACATAAAAGAATATTTTAAAACAGAGAAGGAGAAATTGCGGCTGGCCGTTATTGAGCATGGTTATGAGCCTCCTTCTCTCACGATTGTAGATGCAACAGACGGCGACGTCGGCAATCAGATTTATATTAAAAAGAAGATTGAGGATTTTGAATCTGTAGGTTGGCCTGTGAAGGTTGTTAGACCGAAAGACAAGTTTGATTTACATTATCTATTAAGCTATAGTTTTGAGACAGATTGTGTAATTGTTCAAATGCCAACGGCAGAAAGATTTGATTTCGACATTGAAGATATTCCATCGTACTTTGATTGTGATGGCTTGACTAAGAACGCTCTTGTTCTTCCTGCTACTGTTCGAGGTATTATTGATTATCTTGATGACTGTGGTTTTGATTATAGAGGTAAGACTGCTGTTGTTCTTGGTAGAAGTAATATCGTAGGTAAACCTATGGCTAAAGCTCTCCTTGATAGAGATATGACTGTATCAGTTTGTCACAGTAAAACAAGCGATGGAGATAAGGAATATCTTCTCCGTAATGCAGATTTAGTAATCTGTGCCACCGGACAGCCGCAGTCTATTTATAGAGAACAGTGCGAGCATGCTATTGTTGTCGATGTCGGTATTAGCCGACTTAATGGCAAGATCGTTGGAGATTTTGTAGAAGATGAAAATAACATTGTCGGGGATGCCTGGTCTACTCCTGTCCCTGGTGGTGTTGGTCTATTAACAAGATTGGGGTTGATGAAAAATTGCCTAGATCTGAAGGTATTGTAATTGGTAATATAGGAGCAACTATTTTAGACCTAGAAACAGAATTTGAACGGGCGAGAATTATGACCTACCCTCTTGGTGATTGGTTACATAATAAAATTTCTCGTCAAGAATATAAAGAAAAAATGGCTATTTATCGAGATAAACAATCTCAATATGTAGCTAAAAGACTCTTTGAAATCTATGGATTTGAAATCGCTCAAAAGTATAAGCCAAATTATGTGCAAGATTTTATTCCCTGCATGGGAGCAGATGGACAATGCAATCTGTATTGCAAGAAGTTTGGAAAATGCTGACAATAAAAGTCTACACACTATATTTGAAAATTAGGGCAGAACGAATATCCAGTTCTGCCCAACATCATTTCATTTTAAGGAGGCCGCAATAAAAATGGAAAAGCATTTCAAGCAATTGATTATCGCAAGACGTGATTTGAATATGTCACCTGGTAAGTTAGCAGCGCAAGTATCTCATGCATCTTCTGCTTTCCTCATTGAGATGATTAGAGATTCTTGGCCGGAAAAAGTACAAGACTTTTATCAAGTAAATTATAGACTAGATAAAGATGTTTATGATAGTTGGATTAACGACGGAGTGACTAAGGTAGTATGTGGCGCCCGCAATAGAGGAAAATTAGAAAAAGCCATTGAGAAGGCTAAGGAATTAGGCATGATTGAAGATGTCGATTACTTTCCTATTGTTGATGCTTGCAGAACTGAGTTGATTCCAGAGTCCCCGCAGGGGACTTTGACGTGTGTAGGATTTAGACCTATGGAGGCAGAGAAGATTGATGAAATTGGGAAAGATTTTCATTTGTATTAACATCTTAGTTCTTTCTCTTTTGATGTTGACTGGATGCACGGAGAAATGGCCTAGAATTATTTATCAAAATACTAGTTACAGATTTGACGAATATAATCGTACTATTGTTTTAGATGATGGCTATGTATTAGATGGTGGTCATAGCTATGATATTATAGAAACGGAAAATGGCTATGATATTATTTTCCATTTTATTGCAGAATAAAAAGAAAATCCTCAGCTATACCGATGAATGGAAGAAATATTTTAAGAAAAGGAGAAAGGAAGATAGTAATGGAGAAAAAACGCGCAAAAGAGCATTATGACTTTATTAGAGAGCAATATCATAAGGAAATTGATAACTCTATTGCTAACACCACTATTCATTCCTGTGAGAGCGCTGAAACTCGGATTCCGCAATATCAAAATAATTATAGTGTAACACCAAAGGATAGTGTCTCTTGTTTATTTTCTTTAGAAAATAAAGATAATGTAGCCGTTCTTAATTTCGCTAGTTATAAAAAACCTGGTGGGCTATACTTCCAAGGTGTAGAGTCGCAGGAAGAAAGCTTATGCCTAGAATCAACTCTACTCCCAGTTATTGAAGCTTTTAAACCCACTTATTATGCGTGGAATAATAAACACTTAAACAGAGGGATATATCTAAATAGAGCGTTATATTCTAAGGATATACTCTTTGAGCGAGAGAGACAAAAGGTATATGCTGACGTAATTACCTGCGCGGCTCCAAACGCGGGAGTTGCGGAATATGTTTGCGGCGTTGGAGACAAAGAGTTGCGTGAAGCCATGCTGGATAGAATTAATTTTATGTTAAGCATTGCAGAAGAACATGGAGTTCAAACTTTAATTCTTGGAGCATGGGGATGTGGAGTATTTGAGTGGAATCCAGAAACTGTGGCGGAATTATTTATGGAGGTAAAAGGAAGATATAATATTCCAAATATTATATTCGCCGTTCCTGGGTTATTTGAATATAACTACATGGTTTTTAATAGGGTACTTTCGTAATCTGAAATCAAAAATGGTTTTCGAGATTTTAATGGCGTGGGAGAACGAGTTTGTGAAAATTTTCACGCTTTTTCCCGAAATACACGCCCCCGTACTGTCGCACTTCATCACGCTAAAGCACTACAGTTAAACAGCTACCCCTACTTTAGTTAGCTAAAGCGTCTGTCGCTATTATTATGTATCGCGCGCATAAAGAGGAATTGGTCAATCTGCACAACAGGATCGGCGCTCACTTGTGCAAATTGACGAAACGCAAAAACTTGCAAAAAAGTTGTTGACAAGCAAGCAAGGCGGTGCTATCATGCAGTCACAGGCAAGGGAAAACAGCTTGCCAAGCACCTCGAAAAAAAAATAAAAAAAAAGTCTTGACAAGCAAGACAAGGTGTGGTAAACTAAAGACAATCCAAGAGGGAACACAAAAACAGTCAATCAAAAGAAAGTGAGTGTATCAAAATGACAAAAGTAGAAATGGCTCGTACTCTCCAGCGTATCCGCAAAGTGCAGAATGACATGGACGCCCTTAAGCGTGAGTTGGACGAACTCAAGGACACCGTAAAGGCGGAGATGGTAGCGACTGGCGAACACAAGGTAGAGGCTGGCGGCTGTATCGCCACCTATCAAGAGGTCACAAGCAACCGCTTTAACAGCTCTGCGCTAAAGGCAGAGGACAAGGCTACCTATGACAAGTATGTGGTAGCCAGCACCACCGCAAGACTGACCGTGAAGTGAGTAGCTGTTGCTACTCAACCACCATAGGACTGCCTGTATAGGCAGGCAGTCCTAACCTTAGAACAAAAGAAAGAGGTATTATTATGGAGTTCATCAAATATTTCACTAACCCGCAGTTCGATAACGCCAAGTTCGCAGATATGCTGCGCCTGAAAATGAATGTGCGTGCCAAGGCAGTAGAGGATGGCGTTATCCTTGACCGTGACGCTTTTAATGCCATGAGCGCTGCTCTCATGCCTAACTGGGCATGGCTGAATAAGCAGAGCATCAATAGTCCTCTGCACACCAGACCCGCAGACCCAGCGGAGTGGCCAGAGCTGACCCATGCCTATCGCTACTTGCTTGCCATAGTGTTCGATGACAAGGACGCTTGCCAACTTGAACAGGCAGACGGACTTGAGTACATCAGCGAACAGGCAGATATGGTTGCTGGCTATTGGCGCAAAGAGAACGGCTTCTATGGCGTGGCAGTCATTGATAATGACACTGGCGAAATCATGCACATGGCAGATTAAGACATAAGGGCGCTCCACGCTCCCGCAGAGCGCCCAACCCGCAAACAAAAGAAGGGAGTATTATTATGACTTATAACGAATTTCTGAGCCGCTTCTGCGGTTGCCACGAGGATGAGGTCGGCAATCGACCCTGTGATAACGGCTGTATGTGCGACAAGTGCATGACACCGGAGCTTGAAAAACTGTGGAAAGAGGTGCGGGATAATGCGTAAAGTAGCAAAGGTGACGCTGTACAGCGTGTGTCTGGTAGTCCTGTTGTGGTTTTTCCTCTCATGGCTCGACATAGTATGGGATAACTGTGAACCCAATCCGCACCACAGCCCGTATAATGTTTTTGTCCTTATGACGCAGCAAGAGGAAAAGACAGAAGAACCTACCGCAATAGAGGGAACTTGCGGAAGTCCGCTTACCGATCAAACAAGGCTGGCAACCGCAGTCATAACCAGCATTGACGGCAACACGCTTACTCTTGTTACACTTGAGGACGGCGAGGAATGGACAGTCGAAGTTGGATATGGCGAGAACTTCTCAACAGATGACTACTTGTGTGTATTCTTCGATAATATGGGAACTGACTCAATCTATGATGACGAGGTTGCCAAACTCTGGAAAGAGGTCTGGTAAATATAGGGTGGAGAAATCCATCCTATATTTTTGTGCATTTTTCATAAAGACATTTTCGCCTTAAGTCGCCGGCGCGCTGGCGACCGCGGCGCGCCGAGTTTTGCGTTTGTGCAAGTTGCACAAATTTGGAAGTGAAATTTTGGTATAAGCAAGTTGCACAATCAATCCCGAAATCTTTGTGCAATTTGACAGTTGACAATCCCTTGTACCTGTGGTACAATGATATCATCAAAAGAAAGGAAGTGCTCCAACATGGCTAATCGCATTGGATTTACTGACACCCTCACTGGCAAGGAAACTGTCTGCGGGACTTGGGCAAAAACGACCCTCGCAGTTATTCAGCTTTCCGTTTCACATAACGACTGGGCGAGATTTCTTCCATTCTGTAATGGCTGGAATCTTGACTACCCGCAGAAAGATGAATGTCCGATTGAGTATCGGGCAAGAATGATTGATATGGCTATTGGTCTCCAACTCATTTGAGTTGGAGACCCCGGAGAAAGGATTTGAAATTATGCTACCGAGAAAACATTGCGCATACGATATTACCACCGGCGAAATCCTCTGCTGTGATCGCGGAAATCAACTCAAGCGTTCGGTTGCCCTGACTAAGAGAGCCAATAAGGAAATGTTTGGAGTGGCCGGGCAATGGCGGTTTTGCCACGACTTCGGCAAGAAGTGGAATAAGAAAGGGGTGCCTACCAGATGAAAAACTATCTGTTTTATGATGAAGAAACTGGCGAACATTTTCTTCGTTCAAGAAGTCAACTTATGGAAAGCTAACCAGACAGCGCATCTTTTCTTTCAGCGTCCCTTTTACAAGTGTTCCATGAGTGACGCAGAGGCTGAGATGTACGGATACGACACCTACTAAAATAAGAGAACTGCGGGAAGGGCGTTCCAAAGCGCCCTTCCCCAAGATGAAAGGGGCTGCAAATCATGAGCATTGAACGTCTTCCGCATAAATATCCTATTGGATGCACAGTCCGCATCGGATGGCGGATAGGTACAATTCTCTTTCGAATTGGTTTATATCATCTAATTATTTGGGAAAAGAGAGAGCCGACTTTTTAAGTCGGCTCTTTTTTGATTTTTGGAAAAAATTTTGTTATAATAATTATAGAAGAAATGAGAAAGGAGAATTTTCTAATGACGCTAGAAGTGCTGAAAGCGCTGGCTGTCATTCTGGAGTTCTGCATGAACCAAGATTCTTGCAAGAACTGCCCAATGGCCCAGTTCTGTTAGAAGATGCCATGTGAGTGGTAATCTAATTCCTTTCGGCAAAATGCCGCGGCTCCCGTCTGGAGTCGAATTTTCGCACAGGCTAGGTCACTAGAAATAAAAAAGCAAAATGGCTGAATCTACTTACTCTAGAAAATTGGACGCAATGGGAAGAATTATGATTCCTGTTCGGCTTCGTGATCAACTCGGACTTATTACAGGCCGAGAGTATTCATTCGAGGTCCGTTAGATCGACGGCCGCAATTACATTTGCATTGATTGTGGTTTGAATACTGAATTGGAAGAAGCTATGAAACTTGTCCAAAATGCTGGACTAAAAGTTGTTCAAAATGACGATTGACAAACCATGCTTTCTGTGGTATACTTAAACCATCAAAAGAAAGAAGGTTTGATGTTATGTATGAGTATGAAGTCTTGTTGAAGAATGGCAACCATGATTTTATTTGGGGCTACGATATTGATGATGCTAAGTGCCGTCATCCAGAAACCGCAAAGGAAATTGAAACCATTTTATTCCAAGAATATATTGATTAAAGAAATGACCTCTCGAAATCCGGGAGGTTTTTCTATCTGCCCTCGGCTAGCCGTTGACGCACGCCGCGGCCAGTTTTTCGTGTCAATAGGCAATTTGCACAATTTTCCATGCGCATCTTTGGTGAATTTGACGAAAGAAATTGTCCCGAAATCCCTTGACTTCCTATGTAGGCTGTGATATACTTGTATCATCAAAAGAGAGGAGCGAACACCCGATGGTTGCAATTATTATTCTGACTGCCCTGTTGTCTTTCCAATTTGTTTCTGCTATTGAGCGGGATTGCATGGGGCTGGGGCTTATGTTTGGCGTTGAGATTATTCTTTTCGCTTATATCGCAAAAAACTTCATTTAAGGGGTTGACAAACTCCGCTAAGTATGCTATACTAACAGTGTAATCAAGGTTGACCACCTGAACAGTCAGAAAGGAAGTTATATTATGAGAGTTACTAAGACTATCCGCGAGTTTATCGAAAAGGAAGTTTCTAACCGTCTGGATGCCAAGTACACGGCGGAGAAAGAGGAAGCCGATTTCCAGACCAAGGTGGAACAGGAAGTGTGGGAAGTGGCTATGGATGCCGCACAGAAAGCCTATGACGAGTATATGGCGGGTGTCTTTACTCGGTATGATTTCCTTGAGGACTTGCATACCGACAAGGAACGCCGTTGTGTCGAACTCCGCAAGTCTATGGCGTTCGGTATCAAAGATAGGCTGAACCGCTCCAGCGTTCTTAACTGGCGTAGACGCAAGGACGATGAAGCAAGGTCTATCGTCAATAACATTATCGTGGAACTGGAACTCGGCGGCGATAAGGCAACCCTTATGGCTATGCTGGATAGGGTCGGGGAAGTGTAAGACTTCCCCGACAAGAAAAAGAAAGGATTTGATAAAATGAAAGCTACTGGTATCGTTCGCCGCATTGATGACCTCGGTCGTGTGGTCATCCCCAAGGAAATCCGCCGTACTTTGAATATTCGAGAGGGCGACCCGCTGGAAGTCTTCGTTGGCGAGAATGGCTCTGTGGTGTTCCAGAAGTACGAAACCCCTGCTGAGGACAAAGCCGCTTTCGCCCAGAAGTGGCTTGAAAATAACGCGCTTCCCATGCGTGCCGCGTCTGCCAAGTTCAGCATTGAGAACAAAACCACCACTTGCGAGGTTGTCAGCAACAATTCCCGTCGAATTGGAACGGCAACAACTAACGTAAGAGATACTTTCATTCCCGCTGTCGGTATGGTTATCGCCTTTTGTCGAGCCACTGGCAGAACTGTTCCGCAGGAACTGCTTGAGGACTAAAAAAAAATAGCATAAAGGGCTTGACAAAACAAGCCCTTTATGCTATAATAAAATCATCAAATGAAAGGGGAAAATAAATGTTTATTCTTTTGGTTCTTCTGGCTCTCGTAGTTTCATTCCTTATCACAGCGGGCCTTGTTTGGCTTCTTTGCTGGCTTCTTCCCGCCATTGGAATTGTAGCCATTGGCACTTTCACTATCGTGTTTTCGTGGAAGCTGGCTTTGGCTATTTGGCTCATTATTGCGCTTTTGCGCCCCATCTTTTCTTCCATTGGCAAAAATTGAAAGGAGAGTAAGAAAATGGATGTTCAAGCGGCTAAAGAATTTCTTGAGCGCCGAAGCGTTGATGACTTACAAAGCATCATCGTTCTTGCTCAACAGCAAATCCAACGGATAAAAGAAAATCAACAGGCTAAATACATAGGAGCAATTCGCAAAGCATTTGAAGATTACTTTGAGAATGTCGGTCCGATTGAAGTAACTTTCGGCTATGAGGACGCAGACGGAATGGAAGGCGCTGCCACTATAGAAGTTAATTCCGATAATCCGCCTTGTTTCTGCCAACAGTCAATTGAATTTCCGTAAGAAAAGCGGCTCAAATCGAGCCGCTTTTTGTGCAATTTGACGAAGTTTCCTTTAACTCCAGCGGCGCGTTGTGGGCCACCACGCGCCGAGTTTATGCAAGAGTATTATTACACAAATTTTTCGTTGCATTTTTGTGCAAATTGCCAGCTTGACTTTCTCCCGAAACGGTGATACAATGAGTACAACAAAAGGAAAGAGGTAAGCACCATGAAAAAGAAAACTTACTGCTATGAGAACCGCACTTTCGAGGTCGAAGTCTATAATGAATGCTGTGGTTGTCTGCTAACTATCTACGTAAATGAAGTTATCCGCCCTAATCGCAAGTTCTTTGGTCGCACTAAGCAGTTCTATACAGACTATGTTATTCTTGACCAGTATTCTTCTATTGATGAAGCTGTTAAATCAGTTATCGCAGAGGGGCTGAAAGTAGAAGAACAGACTAAGCAAGTTAATAAGAAGTGGGAAGAATGGAGCAAAGAAACTAATTAAAATTGCCTATTGACATTTTGGCAATTTTATATTATAATAATTATAGAAAGTGAGGGAGAAAGAAATGAACTTGTTGATTATCTTCATTTTGCTTTCGATTGTAAATGTTATCTTCTCCACAATCAAGAGCATTGTAACTATTAAATCCAGTCCATGGGTTGCGAGCATTGTTTCCGCTCTGTACTATGGCTATTACAACATTGTATTGATTTACACTGTTGCAGATTTTCCCTTGTGGCAGAAAGTTGTGGTAACTGCGGGCTGTAACCTTGTCGGCGTTTTCATCGTGAAGTATGGAGAGGTTAAAGCGAGAAAAGACAAGTTGTGGAAAGTGGAATTGACCGTTCCCACCAAATACAAAGACGCCATTGATGAATTGGGTGTTCCCCATTCTTATATTGAGTTAAGCGATAAACACACCCTTTTCAATTTCTACTGCGCTACACAGGCCGAAAGCGCAAAAGTCAAAGCTATTGCCAACCAGTATGAAGCAAAATATTTTGTTGCGGAAAGCAAAAATCTTTGAAAAAGGTATTGACAAGATGAAAGTCTTGTGATACAATATAATTGTCAAGAGGGAGTAGCCCAAGAAATCCGAGGGTGCGCAACTTCGAGAAAGTAGAGGAAGTAAACAGATAAAGTAGGCTCAACTGCAAGTCGCTATTGTGGGGATTAAGTCGAAAAAAAGTTTGTGAAACCTCTTGACAAACCCCTAAAACTATGATACAATAAAATTGTTCCAAGGGAACAAAAAAAACAAGGAAAGAGGTACTTAGTTATGATGACCGAAAAGAACAAGATGGAGTGCGATGACCTGCTGAAAACCCATGAAATGACGCAGAAGCTTCTCGATGCCAATACCGCGGACGCCGCTATGCTGGCAACCCTTGTCCAGATGGCCCGTGGAGGGAAAGACGAGATGGCGATGTATATGCTTCACAATCTCAAGCCCTACGCCATTGAAATCGCAGAGGGCGGCAAGGAAAAGGACGAGCCGGAAATCAACATTGACGCACTGCTCAGCGCCCTGTTCGGCTAAGCAATAGAAACTCGGTGGAGAAATCCACCGAGTTTTTTGTGCAATTTTCACAAATCTTTCTTGGGCGGTCCGCGCACACTCGGCGCGGACCGAATTTTTGTCAATATATAAGTTGCACAAATTTCTCGCTCAATCTTTGTGCAATCTGACGATTGACAGCTTTCCCGAAAAGTGCTATACTGTTTACAGAAGTTAAGGGAAACGCCCTTTGAACCTTGAAAAAAAGATTTTGAAAAAATCGAAAAAAGCTCTTGACAGCAAGCGCAAAGTGTGCTATACTAAGTACAGAAGTTGAGGGAACGATGGTAAACCTCAATCAATAGAAAGGATTTGACAAGATGGAAAGAATTGACAAGCGCAAACACTATGTTTTGGTGGTTGATACCGAAACCGCCAATACTATCCAAGACGGCGATAGTCTGGATATGTCCAATGTCCTTGTATATGACTGCGGTTGGGCGGTTGTGGACACCAAGGGCAATATCTACGAAACCGCAAGTTATGTTAACCGTGACATTTTCTGCGAGGAACGTGACCTTATGCGGACGGCTTACTATAACTGGAAAATTCCCCGGTATGTCGAGGAACTGCGGGCAGGTAGCCGGAAAATGGCAACTACCTACGAAATCCGCAAGGCTATGCTGGACACTATCGAGAAGTGGGGCATTAAAGAGGTAGCCGCCCATAACGCCCGCTTTGACTATAACGCTTTGAATATAACACAGCGTTACACCACCGCAAGCCGTTTCCGGTACTGGTTCCCATTCGACAGCGTGGAGATCTGGGACACCATGAAAATGGCACAAGATGTTATCTGCAAAATGCCCACCTATAAGGCGTTCTGTCAAGAGAACGGCTATGTGCTGAAAAATGGTGCTTGCCGCAAGACTGCCGAAATTCTGTGGCGCTTTATCTCCGGCAATAACGAGTTTGAAGAAAGCCACACCGGGCTGGAAGATGTGCTGATTGAAGCGGAAATTATGTTCTATTGCTTCCGACAGCATAAGCCCATGCGGAAAGCCCTCTTTGAGAACAAGAGAGAATATCCGCCTATGACAGAGTTTCAGCGTCAGATGATGGCAAGCCTGCGGGAAGTTCCTGTTTTAGGGGTGGGGCGATAAGCCCCGCCCATAGGAAAGGAAGTGAAAAGATGACTATATATCTTGACTGTGACGGCACATGGATTAACCTGTACGGCGTGGAAAACTGGCTTGACTATCTGCTTGCGGAAGATGTTTACCCCTATGCAAACGCTAAGCCCCTTGTAAATCTTTCCCTGCTGGCAAGGACAATTCACGAACTGCAAAGAAAAGGCGTCAAGGTTGGTATTATTAGCTGGCTAAGTAAGGGAGGCTCTGAGACATACAACGCCGCAGTTGACATAACGAAACGCAAGTGGTTCAAGCGTCACATTCCGAGCGTGACTTTTGATGAAGTCCACATTGTAAAGTACGGCACACCGAAAAGCACTTGTGCCACACAAGCAAACGCCATTCTTTTCGACGATGAAGAAAAGAACCGCGCCGAGTGGAAAGGCAAAGCGTTCGACGAAAAAAATTTGATTAAAAACCTGCGGGCAATCCTCTCCGCTCTTGATTGAGCGGAGAGGTAGAAAGGGGAAACAATGACAAAAACAATATGGCTTGAGTTTCTGAACGCTGACAGCAAAGCCGCCGCGATTGAAGTTATCAAGCGCATGGGGTGGAATATTGACGCCGAACATTTGACAGATGACGGCGGACATTCGGTTACATTTCCGGACAAGGACGAAAATCTGTTCGAGTTTTTAGATATGTGCTGGAGCTAAGAGGGGCAACGCCCCTCTTTTTTCGTCAAAATGCACAATGCCCTCTTCGACGGCCCGCTGGCGCACGCAGCGGGCCGAATTTTCATTATACACCACGGCCAGCAAAAAGTCAATCGGCAAACTGCACAAAAAATCATGCCTCGGATCTCCCGAAATTGTGCAATTTTTCAGCAAAAAGTTCTTGACTTCCGGCGCTGGTGGTAGTATACTGTTTACAGAAGTTAAGAGAGGGACGCCGAAAGGCTTCCAAAAAGATTTTGAAAAAATCGAAAAAACCTCTTGACAAACTCCGCAAGGCATGATATAATAGGTACAGAAGTTAAGGGAAAGCGGTTCTTGAAACGGCGAAAAGCGACAGTCAAGAAACTTCCGAAAAACTTCAAAAAACCTCTTGACAAGCCAAGCGAAAAGTGCTATAATGAAAGCACAAGGAAACCCAATGAACCTTGAAAAGTCAACATCTTACCTCGGTATCAAACTTCCGAAAGTTTGAAAAGAAGTTCAAAAAACCTCTTGACAAACCGCCGAAAGTATGATATAATAAAATCACAAAAGGACAAGGACAGTCCTAAAAACCAGAAAGGATTTGAATATGGAAAAGACCAACAAGACTCGTATCACCAAGGCTATGCGTTTCGAGGACATTAAGGCTATGCTGAACGGTCAGCCTGTGACCTACGGCACGACCACCGAGGACGCCGTGGACTTCATCGAGCATGAGGTGGCTCTGCTCGCCAAGAAGAATAGCGGTGAGAACAAGAAGCAGACCAAGACCCAGCAGGAGAATGAGGGCTATAAGGCGCTCATTCTGGAGTTCCTCGCCACTCTGTCCGATACTTCGGCGGGTGTGACCTGCACCGAGATTATCAAGGGTGTGGCGGAGTTCGAGGGCTTCAGCACTCAGAAGATTTCCCCTCTGGTGCGTCAGCTCATGGCGGCTGATAAGGTCACTAAGACCGAGGTCAAGGGCAAGGCTCTGTTCCGTCTCGCCTAAGCCCCATAGGGGAGAGGGATAAAACCATCTCCCCGCCAAAAGAAAGGAAGTGGTCATTATCGCCCAGCGAGTAACAGACGCTGAACGCCTTGAGCGTATCAAGCGAGTATTTCCAGACGAGAAAGAAGCGCAAGATATTCTCGCCTATGATAAGGCGGTAGAAGCAGGCGAAAAAACGGAATATGATTTGCCGCCTGATAAGCTGAAAGCCGCACAAAAGTATGCCCATGCGGGAACGCGGAAAGCGCCCACGGCGTACAAGTTCACCAAGCGAGAACGCAAGCCTAACGCAACTAAGGGGGGCATTATTGCGGAGCTTGCGGAGTTCATGGAACATAACAGTAACTTTGATGTTTCTAACCTTGCTATCACGAACAAGGAAAGACAGATTTCCTTTATGGTAGGTGGTGAAACTTTCGAGTTGACGCTTGTGCAAAAGCGCAAGCCGAAAAGCTAATAAGGATAGGGGCGGATAACCCCTATCCGCCCTTCCAGAAAGAGGGGAAAGCATACGACAAAGCGACCTAAAGAGTTTTTATATGTCGGTCATTATATCGACAGGGACGGCAATTTTATTCTCAAGGTAGGCACTACAAATGACCTTGAGCGCCGCCGCAAAGAGCATAACCGCAACTATAAAAAAAGCCCCAACTACACCATGCCGCCGGGCGGCGAGTTCGTCTATGACTTTTCACTTCCTCTTTCCAAGTATAACACCTTGAGATATGAGGATAAGACCCGCCAGAGATGGCAGGACGAGGGCATAGGCGAGTTTGTCAGAAATGACAGATTTTATTGCAAAAAGAAACCCAAAACCGTCAAAGTGACGATACGCAAAACCTACGAAATCCCGCTCGATTGAGCGGGATTTTTTGTGCATTTTTCACAAAGACATTTTCACCAAAAATCAAATGAGATTTTTGTATAAATTGCCTATTGACAACCGGACGGAAATGTGGTATAATGGCGGGCCGGTCGCGGGCGACTCGGCCCGAGTTTTACCGATCGGAAGCATATGCAAAATTTTTGTTCAATCTAGCACCCCTCTATATGCCGATCGGTTTTCCCGAAACTTGACATTCTAAGCCAAATTTATTTTGTTCCTTCCATCCAATCATTTTTCCATTTCCATTTGGCATATAGCCCACTCCACTTCCGTGTAGCTAACAAAATTTTAGTTGCTCATAGCGAACCTCCTGCGTTGCCGATCGGGTCCAGATCAAAACAAGAGAAAAGATAATAAGAGCGGAGATCCAGTTAATCCGATCGGGCCCGCAATTAAAAGGCTCCTCTTCCAATCTATTTCCTCTTGATTTTTATAATAAAATATGTTATTATATTAAAAAAAGATATAAAAACGCCTCGGTTCTAGTTTAAAATTGCTAAAAACGAGACAAAATAGCGCAAAAATCTAAGCTTTTTGATTTAAAAATTAAGAAAACGCACTTTAAATCCATCAAGTAATCATATTTCCTACTTCAAATTCTCTGTAGCCAACTACATAAATGCTATTACCTAGCAAAAATCCATACCGGAGAGAAAATTTTTGGACTAATTTCCGATCGGGTTGGCATATATTAAAAAATATTATATAATATATATAGAAATTAAGAAAGGAATTGGTTCTTCCCATAGAAGAACTATGGTGATAAAACATGGATTTTGAAGCTATGATTCGAGATGCCCAGAAGAATGGACTGACTATTGATGACATCGCAAAGATGTTCTCTAAGACTCTTAACGCGGTCCAGCAGGAAGATCAAAAGAAGAAGGCAATCACGGACGCTCGTACTGAACTGATTGAGCACATGAAGGATCAGTTTGAGACCGCTGTTTCCAAGGGACACCTTGATTGCACTGACGCAGCTGCCCTGTATACTCTTACTATGGCAGAAAAGTATTCCGATTGGACTGCTGAAAATATCAAGGACTACTTCCAGATCATTAAGCTGAACGCGGAGACTACCGCGACTATGGTCGGCAAGGAGCCAGATGAGCTTCTCCAGGCTCTCCTGGACAAGGTTGATAAGCTCTTTGATACCGTTCCTAAGACAAACAAGAGTAAGGATAAGAGTGACAATGAGAAGATCGCTGATTTCCTGCGGGAGATCGGTCTGTAAAAAAAGAGAGGGTTAATACCCTCTCTTTTTTTTTTATATATAAATTGCGGGAGCCAGGGTAGCGATCTCGGTGACGGGGAATTAAGGAAGGGTTACCTAGGCCCGATCGGCACGCCACCTTCCTATTTTAGCCATTTTAATCAACTTTACTATTCCGTCCTATTTTCCCCGCTTCTCTTTTTAATTCTATCTCTATAGTTCCTTCTATATGTTGTGCAATTTTAAAAGCCTCTCTCATATCCTCCCATCTTACTAGATACTACTCCTTAGCAAAATCTATAAAATGTTTCTCTAACCAAGCTATCTCTTCTTTTGTAAGAGGTTTTAGATCGAAAATCTCCTAACCTTCCTACTGAGTTTTCTAATTCATTTTTCTTCCTCCCATCCACCGTCTATCTTATGGACTCCGTCCCTTAAGAGAATAAAAACTTTCCCATCTTCTCTAACAAAACAAGTTCCTAATTCCATATACTTCTCTGGATCATAATATTTCTCCATAAAAAGCTTCCTATCTCCTACATGAAAACCTCTTACTAAATTACCACTATGGAATGATGCCATAACTCTTTCTCCTTTCGCACTTTAGCAAAACCGCGGCCGAATTTTTTACAAATTTGCGTTAGCAAATTTGTAAAAATAAGAGACAATTTATGCAAATTTACTTGTAAATTTGTAAAATTGTAAGATATAAGATAGATTTGCACAAATAACGTAATTTTACTATCATTTTTACGTTATTTGTACTATCATTGTAAAAATAATTTATGCAAATTTACATAAAATTATCATTTTTTCTATTCTTCCAGCCTGCACTCTTATCAATAGTAGACTTAGAACACCCCAGCTCATTAGCAATCTCTTCAGCAGTCTTACCTTGTCTTGCTAATTCATAAATCTGCTTATCATCATACTTTTTCTTGCGGCCTGCGGTTTTGCTCATTTCAAGCTTCTTCTCATATTCTACAACACTATTATTGATACGACCTTTGACCATATTCACTAGAGAACATACAACAGGATCATCATCATATAAAGTGTCTCTTTTAGTTCCAAAACGCACAATATCTGCAATTACCTTATCTTGTATCTCTATAGGTAGAGTATCAATATTATCTAGCCACTCACCTCTCATAATAAAGGTATCAACCATTATGGCTCCCCCTCTCCAACTCTCTTTGAATTGAATCAAAGGCAGCCAAAAAATCCGGACTAGCATCATAGACCCAACAATTATAATTAGGATGTTGTGGATTCTTCATTTCTGTAATATAGTGGAATCCATTTTGTTCCAATATAATATGGATTCTTAAGGAATAAACAATCTTAAAATTTGTATTTGGCATTTTATTAACTCCTTATTCTTGCTTAAAGATATCAGTATCTTTCAGATATTCTTTAAGAGCAAGACGAATTAATCCAGAGACAGTCATTCCTCGCTCTTTACAATATTTAACTAAGAGTTCCTTTTCTTCTTCAGAAACTCGCATCGCAATTTGTTGCGCCATTTATATCACCTCTACTCTATTTTATTTTTATTATAGCATAATTATCACTGTTTGTCCAACTTTTTAAACATTTTAGACAAAATAAACAACTCTTTCCTGCGGCCTGGCAATTTTATCCCCAAATTTTTTGCCAACCCGCATACTCTTTCGTCTTATCCTCGTATCTTTCGTAATAATACCAACCTTACCGCCCTATTAGAAATTATTATAATTATATGTTATTATATTTATATAAGAAAGGAGAGGAGAAAAGAAATGGTAAATACGCTTGAACTTCGCGGTATTGAGACTTACTCGCCAGAGATTCAAACCTTCTTACGAGAGATCGAGCGATCTTTCCTGCAGGTGCTCAATAACTGCGTTCCCGCAGATCAGCAAGAGAAAGAAGCTATCCAGTTGCGGGATACGGTAGAGGGCATCGGCAACTGCCTCGAAATGCATTGCGCTCCCGGGGAAGTGTTTGGATGTTTTTCTTGCGGAGCTTTCAAGGAAGCTTATCATGCTTCTGACTCTATCGTAGTAAAATTCTGTTCGACTGACAACGAGACCAAGAAAGAGCAAGCTCTTCTCGCAGCCGCGGAAGAAGCAGACATTCTGGAACTGTTCGTGCCTACTTTCTTTCATCAGCTTCCTATCAATCTGCCTGTCACTCAACTCGATGATACAAATTCTTCTCGATATACTTATGACTCCCACTATCATACATGGCGCCAGAACCCAGATATTGAAGCCTTCGAGTTAAACTATCTGGAGATTCAACCTATTGTTGTCCCTGCTTCTCATGTTGCTTATGAGAATATTGCCTGGGACAAACAAGGCGAGATTATTCCGGGTATTTCCATGACCGTAATCCGGCGTATTCCTACGCGTAATCTCACTTGGCTAAAGTCTATCGTCGAGAATTACAGCAAGGAGTTCTTCGAAAAGTTCGCTATCTTCTGTGACGATTGGCATATTTGGGATCTGCATGAAGATAACATTGGGTTCTTGCGGACGCCCGAGGTCGAACTCCCTATTATCCTTGACTGGATGAGCGACTAAACAAAAGGAAGTGATACATTTGACTGAAAATTTTTGTTATAATCAAATTGGAATCAACCACATCTTAAAACAATTTGGGGATGCCATTAGCAATAAACAATATAAAAACCCAATTCCTTATAACACCTATCGAAAAATTAGGAATGGCTTTCAAAACACTTTTATCTCATTTGATTGTGGCGATATCCTCGTAAAAGCCGAGTCTGAAGCTCTTTTCCATACCTCATATAAAGATAATGGCTTCGGCCAGTTCTTTTACGATAATTATGTTTCTACTACCAAGGCGGTTGAAACTAAAACTAATATTAAGGAGAATGATACTATGAAAATGCCTACCATGAATTTCGATTTTGGTCCGTTCACTGAGCCTGGCGTTGTAGCTTTGAGTCCCTATGGCATCGCTGTCCGCAGTTCTAAGGGCGAATATCTCACTTACAACGCAGCCACCGATGCAACGGTTGATGTTACCGGCTTTACTTTTGATTTTCAGAAGATGATTTATAAGATGCCTGCGGCTATCAAAGACCTGCGGGCTGGCGATATGGTGCTGCATCGTGGCAAGCCTATGTATGTCCAGTCTGTTGAGGAAGATGGTATCCACTGCATCGACATTCTGAACTCTGAGGCTAAGGTTATCGTACCTGTGACCAATATGTTCGGCTTCAATTTCGTGACCAAGGTCGTCTCCCTCATGAACTTCAACGCTGCACAGCCTTCTGCGGAGAATCCCTTTGGCAACCTGATGCCGTTTATGATGATGTCCTCTATTATGGGTGACGATTCTGACAACGACTTCAGCAAGATGATGATGATGTCCATGATGATGGGCAGCTCCAACCCTTTCACTGCAATGTTCACTCCGCAGGATAAGTAAGGAGAGAAAATATGCTGTTCTTTATTTTTATCGCTCTATTCGCAATAAGCGTATTAGCCATTATATATACAGATGAAATGAGCGGTTGGCATCTTCTCGCGACTATCGCGGTTGCCTTTACCCTTATAGCATTACTCATAAGCACTATCGAATTAGCATCTGTCTACATTGGCGCGGATGCCTCTGTCGCTAAATGGGAAACCCAATATGAGTCATTAACCTATCAATTAGAGAATAATCTCTATGATAATGATAACGACATTGGTAAAAAAGAACTCATGGATGAAATCCGTGAGTGGAACGGAGATTTAGCATATTGCAAGGAAATTCAGCGTAACTTTTGGGTAGGTATTTATTACCCAAATATATACGACAACCTTGAGTTTATCCCTTTGTCTTAAGATTTTTAAAGCCTCTCTTTCGAGAGGCTTTATTTTTTTATATATTTATAGTATAATAAATATATAAAAAGATGAAAAAGGAGAAGTTATGGAGAATAGTCATATATATGTTTCAGATAATGACCGTCAATATATTCTTGCCAAGGATGATATTATCAAGATATCTAAATTATATGGTTCTCGTTTTATTATCATAGCAAGTAAGATAGCACCAGCTATAACTTTAGAATATAAAGATGCAAAAGCCGCAGAAGCTGCTTATGAAGATTTGATGCTTCAACTATGTAATCTACACACTTAAGGAGATAGAACTATGAAAACAGTATTCGCTTATGAAGTTGTTCTATATGATACCGATCAAGATAATCGCGGTCGCTTTTTCATTACCTCTGGTTTGAGTTTCGCTGATAATTTTGGAGAAGCTGCCGCGATCTTAGAGTCTACTTATGGAGAAATGCTCAAGAGTATCAAAAATCTTGAATTTATCCATGATGATCAAAACGTTATCACGCTTCCTCGCGATATCATTCGTGATTATATTGATGGAGAAAAATTTGTCAATGAAATCCCTTGTGATAACGAAGGTCAAGAATTAAAGAAAATGAATCAGGAAACAGGCCGGGCCAACGATAACTGGTAAGAAAGGATTGGTGTTATTCCATGAAAACTGCCGTCATTTCCGTATCTCTCCATTCCAAAACCTTCGAGGACCGCTTTCCTATTGACTCTGAAACAAAAGAGTATGAAATTGCGGACCGGGCATTTCAGCTGGCTTTAATGTTCGTCCAAACAAGAGCAATCGCTGAGCGTGGCCGCAAACCTTCGGGCTACGAATTTGGAAAACTGCTAGAAGAAACTGAATACAACTATAAAATTGAGGAGGTCAATGAGGATGAAGCTTGAAGACTACAAAGCTTGGTTGCTTGAACATGGCGAGATTAAAGAGGAGTACGAGCGCCCTTATAATCCTCAATGCGATCCACCTGAGTACAAAGATGGCAGTTACTTTTTAAGTTATGACTTGATGTATGCGGGACAGCCCTATGCTGGCTTTGCAGTTGGCGATGTAACTCCTTTGGCTTGTTATAAGTATGTTTATGACGAATCCAAAGCCTATCTGGAAGAGAAATTGAAGTATCTAATAAAAGAAGGATAAATGCACATAAGAGATTGGTAGACTGCCTCTACCAATCTCTTTGTATTTTTATAAAAAATATATTATAATATATATATAGAAAGTGAGGGAGATAATAAATGGAAGTAAAAATGATGCCTACAGTTAGTTCTTATGAACTTGAAGAAGCAATCAAATTGCAGTATGGTTTGGACATAGAGATTCCCACTCTGTTGTTCCCCGAAGATTTCATGAACGACTGCTTTAAGGAGTATGCTTACAAGGATACTCGTTGGGATGAGTTCTGTGAAAGTGACGAACTGTGCGTGCGGCAGTACCTGCGCGACGTGTTCCCGCAGTATGAGAGTATTCTCGTCAAGATTTCTTGGTAATTGAAAGGAGATAAGAGATATGGTAGCACCTAGCTTCAAGGATTTCCCCATTGTGAAAGAGCAATATGTCAAGGGCGGCAAGTATTATGTCGATGTGAAGAATCCTAAGACTGGTACTGTCCGCTCTGTGCGTTGGTATACTGATGCAGAGTTTGCCAAGAACTACGGCAAGAAATTTGAAGAGGGCGAGGACAGAGGTTGGGACGGTCTGAAGCACGCTCGTGGTTTCGATAATGGTCCTATTCTCGTTATTCGTGGTGCTCGTTCTACTGATGAAGAGTGGCTAAAGCACTCCTGCGCTCGTTATGCTGTCGGCATCGGCTGGCACATCGTGAGCACGGACACCTTCCCCGAGGATGCTCCTAAGCATCTCAAATATCTCATTCTTGGATGGGACGAGTTCAGAAATGGCGACGATCGCCATATGAAAAAGCCCGCTGAACTAGCTGCGATCCTCGACAAGAAAGCAAAAAATAAGGAGTGGATTAACATCAATGAGTAATTTTTCTATCGGCAGCTGTATCTTTTGCGCCATTTGTTGGGGCGCTATCTTTGGTATGAATATCAATAGACCTGGAGTCATTAAGTGGCTCGATGCTATCCTTACTATTAGTTATGCCCTTCTTGCTATTTCTGGCATCATGGCTAGATAAAATAGCATTTAACCCGCAAGAGAAAACTTGAAAAAATCTCAAAAATATTCTATAATATATATAGAAGTTAAGGGAAAGGAAAAACAAAGATACATTCCATTTCGCAAGAAAATGTTTGACGAACTCTTGACTTTTGAGAAATTTTTTCGTATAATAAATACATAAAATGATGAAAAGGAGAACCCTATTATGACTAACACTAAGAAGATTACCAAGCGCGAATGCTACAACACTCTGATGACCATGGTGGACCATGTTGAGTCCGAGGGCGTTACTTTCGAGAACGAGGATATGACCTGCGACGCTCTGCGTGAGTTTATTGCTCATGAGATCGAGCTTCTGGACAATAAGGCTGCGGCTGCTGCTAAGCGCGCTCAGGCTAAGCGTGATGAGGGCGATGCTCTCCGTGCTCGCATCCTTGAGGTTATGTCCACTGAGGACTTCATGACTATCCCTGAGATTGTCAAGGCTATCGGCGACGAAGATGTGTCTGCTCAGATGGTGACTGCTCGTCTGACCCAGTGTGTAAAGGCCGATCTGGCTGAAAAGGACAGCGTGTCTGTTGAGGTCGCTGGTAAGGCGAAGAAGCTCTCTGGCTATCGTAAGCTGGATTAATCGAATAACTCATATTAGAAAGCTCGGTCGAATGACCGAGCTTTCTTTTTAAGCAAAAGAAGAAGAAACAAGGCCCGCAAGGGAAGGTTACAATCGAGCAAATAATATAAATAATCATAAAAAGAATAATAGGAAACATAATTTGCAATCCTTTCTTTTAGTTTCTATATTTATTATAACAAAATTAAATGAAACTGTCAATCTAATTGGCAATTTCATAGCTTGACAATTAAAGATTATTATGCTACTATAAATATAGAAGAAATGGAGGCTTAAACATGATTTTTAGTGTTAATTACCATTCACAATATAAACAAGAGGCTCAAGAAATTAGATGTCCTATCAATCAGTTAGGAACTATCTTTACCTTTATTAAAGACAATCCTAATAAACGATATAACATCACAATGAAGAATAGTTCTTTCTCCGTAAAAGAACGAGAGCAGATTGATTTAATCAAAACTGTTACAGATAACTATACTATTAGTTGCGGTCGGATAGATCAACTGCGGATGTTGCTTACTAAAGGCTATCATGCCTATTTAACTTTCCCCGCAACAGATTGGGAGACATTTGCAGAACTTCAAGACCTAGGCGTGTCTGATATTTATATCGACGGTCCGCTCGGTTTTCAGATGGATAAAATTGCCGCAGGTAAGAAAGAAACTAAAATCCGCGTATCTCCCACTCTGTCTCCAAATAGCAGTCTAACAAGAGGAGATGCTAATGACTTCTTTATCCGCCCGGAAGACCTTAAACTGTATACCTCGATAGATGTAATTGATTTTAATGAGCCTGACAAAGATAAAGAAGATGTACTTTTTTCTATTTACAACAGAGGTACATTTAATTATAGCTTAAAAGATTTAATGGTCAACTTGCCTTATGATATTAACAATCTTCTATTCAAAGAAGATTTCGCAACTCATAGACTTAATTGCGGACAGCGCTGTAAAGAGCCCGGTAGAGCCTGTCATCTATGCTCTAATTATTTTACAGTAATTGAAGACTCTCTTAAACTAATTGAAAAATCTAATTGATTTTCTTTTTTAATTATAATATAATATTATTATAAGATAAAAGAAAAGGAGTGTTTCTAATGTCTAAGTGGTCTGAGATTCTCCCTTAGGACGCTCTATGCTTGGCAACTGAGCTTGAAGCTCATGCGCAAGAAGAGCGAGATAATGGCAAGATTTTGTATCCTCCGCAGGAACAAATCTTTAGAGCATTACAGTTGACAAAACCTGAAGATGTGCGGGTTTGCCTCGTAGGACAAGATCCATACCATACCCCTGGTCAGGCTAATGGATTAGCTTTCTCGATTGCTCCAGGTAATCCTCTCCAACCTTCACTGGTAAATATCTTTAAAGAATTGGAAGAAGATGTTGGTATTAAACGACCAGAAAGCGGTGACTTGACTAAGTGGGCAGAAAATGGAGTTTTACTTCTCAATACCTCACTTACAGTTTATGAGCATCAAGCTAATAGCTGTGTGCGATGGGGATGGGATAGATTCACTAAATCTGTCTTGCAGACAGCCACTAAACTTCCACAGCCCGTCGTATTCTTACTGTGGGGTTCTAATGCACAGGATTTATTGAAAGATTTGATTTCTTGTGCGGCAGTATATGAAGATGGCGGACATATTGTAAAAGAAAATTTAATTAAAAAAGCCTATGTGCTTTCCTCCCACCCAAGTCCTTTTAGTGCAACAAGACCATGTCGTGGGACGCCTGCTTTCCGAGGCAGCAAACCATTTTCAACAGCTAATAAGTTGCTAACGGACATGGGAGGGACACCGATTGACTGGAGCTTATAATCAAATTAAAGAGGAAGTCGAAGCAATTCTTGTCCATTCTCAAGACTTCCCATTCGATATAGATGCTACAAAAATGATGGAGCAATGGGAAAAGGCAAAAGCTCCATTTATTAAGCTATTTGGTGGTAAAACATATATCAGAAGCGCGAAACCAATCAAGGTTAATCTCTCCTCTGAGCAGCGTTCCCGCAGATTCAATGAGTTCATTTCTACTCTTGATGATAACGGTGTGTTAAGCGAGGATTTTGAGACTTTCCTTCGCGTAAACACCGATGGATTTTTCGAGAATAAAGTTGTTTTACCATATCCAACATACCATATCCCGCAAGGAGCGAAGATACTTAAGTCTTTCAAGAAGTTTCTTCCCAATCAAGAGGTAACGAGATGGGCGCAGGATACAGCATCACGATATATCCAAGAAAATAAGATTGAAGGATACCTCTATCTCTCTGTTGATCCGAGAGATTTTCTTACATTGTCGGAGAACGACTCTAACTGGTATTCTTGTCAGTCTCTTGATGGAGATTATCGTTCTGGAGATTTAAGCTATATGGTAGATGGTACTACTATTGTTGCCTACCTTGCCAATGAAAAGAAGCATTTTAACTGTTTGCCGCAAGATAGTGAATGGTTTGATAAGAAATGGAGAATGTTAATTCATACAAACCAATATACTTGCATCTACTATAATAGGCAGTATCCCTACGATTCTCCAGACTTATTGGAAGCTACTCATAGGATGGTTAGTAATCTATTTCCACGAATAGATTTTGCACCGCCTGCGGACTATGGATTTAAAGTAGCTATCGGAAGATTTGGAAATAGGATGATGACCTATAATCAGATTAACGCGGGTGGACGAACTTATGATATGCGAGATATTGTCGATACAAGCGATTATCTTGGATATTGTGACTTAGTTTCTTCGAGTACATATAGTCCTGTTGTTGCGGTAAACTTTTCTATGATAGATAATTACCTTAATGAGATTTATTCGTCTAATAATAAACAAAAGGAAGAAGAACTATTCAAAGAGATATTCGGCATTAAAGTTGGTGCAAAAGTAATCTGTCCAGTTTGCGGCGAGGAGTATTTGAATCGAGACGATAAGTTCTTATGTGACAAGTGCATTGCAGAGAAAGACGCGGATGTTGACTTTTTCTTGACTTGTCATAGTTGTTATCGTAGAATATATGATGAAGATGAAATTTATTTTGAAGGGACAGAGCCATTCTGCGGATGTTGCCATCGTGCAATGACCGAAGAGTTACTGCCCGCGGAAGAGGAAGAGGAGATTTAATATGGCACAAAGACGAGGAGATTTGGCGAAGCAGTCTGCTATCGCCACTATTCAGGCAGCTTTTGGTGAAGATTTTGTTGGTCTAATCGACAAGAAGCTCTATATAAATGTGAAAGATGGTCCGAATGGCGAAGTTGTTCAGCTTTCTATTGCACTTACAATGCCCAAGACCCCGGTGAGCGCATCTGCGGCTCCTATTACAGCATCCACAGGAGATAGTAATGCAGCAGCTTGGGAAAACAAGCCTGCAACTCCGACAGAACTGAGTGCAGAAGATAAGGCAAAAGTTGCAGATCTGTGCGCTCGATTGGGTATCTAAGCAAAAATTTTGGGCGGGGTAATTAAAGTAATTACCCCTCTCTTTCATTATTATTACCAAATACTTGGAGAGGTGATATATAGTATGCGGAAACCCCGTTCACAGGCCTATAATCGAGATGTAAGTGTACGGAAAGCTCTTCGTAAGCGTCGTATTGCTAGAGAAGTTTACTATGATGGAGATACGCATCCATATTATAATAATCTTCATCAGTATAGTAAAAATAAAATTCATTGTAGTTGTTCTATGTGTTCGGCTAAGACACGCAATAAAGGCAAGCGTAGGAATCTGCATGGAAACTACTCTCCCAGTCTCAATTACCGCATTAGCGAACTCCGCAAGCAGCGGAGTATGGATGCTGACGAACGGGATTATTTCTTCTCTTGATATATAATAAAAAATATTATATAATATATATAGAAAGTAAGGGAAGAACCTCTTTCAGAGAAAAAGATTTATTTGCAATAAATTAAAAATTATTGTATAATAAATATACAAGGTTGAGGTTTGCGCCAGTAACTCAGTCGGTAGAGTATCTGCCTTTTAAGCAGAGAGTCGTGGGTTCAAGTCCCGCCTGGCGCACCATTATGCAGGATTAGTGTTAGCGGCTAGCACGTCAGTCTTCCAAACTGAAAGGGCCGGTTCGAACCCGGTATCTTGCTCCATAATGCCAATCAACAATAGCGCAATCCTTTTATGACCTAGGCATAAAGGTGAGGCATGGCGCCGATAGCGAAAGTTGACTAAGCTATCTTTACAGACTTTCTTTACGGGGAATGAAGAGAGGCTGCTCGCCGTTTGTACAGCTCCGGCATTTAAGATTGAGCGCCCCTTGGAGATGAACCAAGGGTTATATAGGGGTGTCGGTTAATGGTTAAACCACCGGTCTCCAAAACCGGGACTAGAGGTTCGAGTCCTCTCACTCCTGCCAGCTTCAAACCTTATTTGAAAAACTATAAATATTATGTTATAATATTTATAGAAAGTTAAGGAAAGGAAGTTATGAATATGTTTTTTGAATCTCCTACGCAGGTTAAATTTTGGGATGCAGATGGCGGTCACTATACTGCTGGCATCGCGTATAAGAACGAAATCATTTGTGGTTGCTGCGGTGGCGTCTTTGAAATCGAGGAGATTATCGAAGACGCTAAGAATGATGGCGTAGTGCCTATTATTCCTTATGAACTTTGGGTAGATTTGGTTTCTGAGATCGCAGGAGATGACCTGTGAAGTTCTATATCTCTTATTTCTATGCAGTCCGGTTTATGAAACCGAATACGGTTGCCCTTTCTACTGCGATGTGGGACCCAAAGTGGTTCTATGACAAATATCAAGGTGATGTTTATTTAGATAAACGCGGAGTCCTCAATGGCTTGCGGGCCGAGCCTTTCGTGCCTAAAGACCATCAAGAGAGCGAGGGGTACTGCGGGAATTGCGATCATGACAACTCTAAATGTCGCTTTATGCAGCAGTATAGAGAGCAATTAGATGCTCTCGATTTTGATGACATCATGCGGCGCTTCGAAAGTATAGCGCAGAGAGTCGTGGCCAATGGTGATGAACCAGAGATTGTCCTGCTGGTGCATGAAGCACCAACCAATCCTTGCTCTGAAAGATGGGCGTTGTTTGATTGGTTTAAGAAGCATGGAATTGAGGTTGATGAATACCCGATTCCAGAAAAGAAGAAGCCAAAAAGGAAATTTGATTTCTAATAAAAAATATTGTATAATATTTATAGAAACTGAGAGAAATGGTTGCCCGACACTTAACTCTTAAAAATAAGGTACGCTGGGTGAGGTTAACGGAAGGTGTTGCAAGGTCTATTAAAGACTTAACCGAGAGAGAAAAACCCCTTTTGCTGAAGAACAAAACAAATATACTGAGTCTTGAATGTTGGCAACTTGAACGAGAGACTCGTAAATATTGTCCTGTAGCTCAGTTGGCAGAGCACGCGACTGTTAATCGTGGGGTCGAGGGTTCGAACCCCTCCGGGACAGCCACAAAATCTAAAGGTTATAATAATTATGTATCTGAGTAGCTAACAGATGAAATTATTATATCGCTTTAGTGGCGGGAAATAGCTATAAGTTTCTGACTTTGAAAACGAGGTAAGCAAGAACTCCTTAAAGTCTTTCAAAATGAAAGATAAAGCAAAATGAACTTGTGCCGGTTTTTGTAGTTTTGGCGGCAGAAAAGAAAAACACTCTAGAGCTGCTTGGGTTGGTAAACCTCCTATGGGGAAGCTTCCAAAATATGCGGGATTGGCGGAATGGTAGACGCGCTAGACTTAGGATCTAGTGTCTATGGCGTAAGGGTTCGAGTCCCTTATCCCGTACCAATGAGGCGTTAACATGGATTTTGATTGGTAAACTACCACCGGCATCCAATGCGCGGCAATGCCAAGCAGCGAAGATATGTGGCTTAGTGGACAACGCCTGTCTAAATATAAGAAAGCAAAGTAACCAATCGTGAATATGCGGCTATGTTGAAATCGGTAGACAAGCAAGCTTGAGGTGCTTGTGATCGAAAGGTCGTGTGAGTTCAAATCTCACTAGCCGCACCAATGAGTTTAATCCGCTCAAGTCATAAGGATTGGTGTCAACCGCTCACCTTACGCAGGTTGCCGATTGTGGGTGCAAGTTTGGAAACCCTCCCTGTGTCCACGGGATCTGGATAGTCTTTTGTTGTTTTATTACTTAAATAAAATTAACCGGTATAGCTTACCGTTAGAGGAGTGACTCTCCTTAAGTATTTGGTCTCGTAGTTCAGAAGAGTAGAACGCTAG